AAGGACGAAATAGCAGAGTACCTCTCTGAGAACTACGGTGCAGTCCACATGGAAGTAAAAGAGCTTCTATTCCAAGTGGCTGTCAGGGCGGCGGGGATCTCCCGCCCACTGTGGGACGCTCTTTATCAAAGGGATTACAAAGAAGTACCAACACCATACTTGATGATCAATGGCGTCACTGTTTCACCGCGCCAGTGGATGATCCATTGCTCTGAGAAAGTAATCAAACCACTGTTTGGCAAAAATGCCTTTGGTAAGGCAGCAGTACAAGAATTAATTAACAGAAAACTTCGTCCAAATTCAGTTGTTGTTTTCTCTGATGGTGGGTTCAGGGAGGAGATTGGTAGTATTTCTGATTTTGCTCATGCAACCGATGGAGGTTTCTACCTTGCTCGTGTTCATCGGGAAGGTTATGACTGGGGGTCTGATAGTCGAAATTGGCTTTACCTCGACAACCTGCAAGGAAAGGAGATTGATATCAAGAATGAGGAGGGGATGTTAGCTCAGTGTGCAGAAGATATCTGGGATTGGATACATAAAGGGGAAGAGGACGATGAGTAAGCCGCTACAGATCGGTATTGATGTCGATTTAACCTGGGTTGACTCCGGCACCGCTTGGATTGTTTGGATGGAGAAGATGTACAATGTGAAGGTAGATTGGACTCTACCGCCGGAGAACCCGCAGGGGTTGCTCTATTACAATGTGTCAAAATACTTCCCTACTCCGTCTGCCCACCAATTGGCACCGTATGACTTCTGGGAAGAACAACACCTCTATGATGGCCTTCATCCTCGTGCTGGCGCGATAGAGGCCCTGAGAGACCTGGTCGCGGCGGGACACTTTGCACACTTCATCTCTATGTGCAAAAAAGGTCACTTTAGTTCTAAAGTAAGACACATAAAGCGCTATACTGAGGACTTTATGAGCATTGAGCCTGGTAGTGGTCATGGTTTCTATGCTACCAAGAACAAAAGTATGCTGCGTGTGGATGTAATCATTGATGACCGGAACAGTTTCCTGAATCAGTTCCCTGATGACGTGATTAAGATTAAGTTCGCCACACCTTATGACCAGGATGAACCTCTCCGAAGCCCTCCGGCGCTGGAGACAGATAACTGGCTGGAAATAAGAGATTTCTTGCTCGGAATTGAGTAATATGCGAAAGTATTGTGATGGCAATTTCACAGTACGTTACGGGGACACCGTTGAGGTGTTCCTCGAAAACGGAAAGTTCTTTTATTCCTTTCGGGCCACAAGTGATATGTGTGAACAGACGTTGACGCGATACCTTGTGTTCCGTGCTGGGATGGAACCAAACACCAAATACACTTTCAAGAAAAGAGGAAAAAGATGAAAGACCAGATTACCGTCACGATAATTGCGGACAGCATCTCTAAAGCAGGAGGACGGATCACCACTTTCTGCCTGGAATACCCACGTTTAGTCCACAGTGAGTTTATGACTCACCGACTTTTCAGTCGTAACGCAATGAGTAGCCGTGCTATCCCTATTGCTACACTTATTCAGCAAGTTATCGACGATCCGGCTCACCCAGTCCGTTTTGGTGCGAATCAACCTGGTATGCAGGACAAGGGTGGTAACCATGACGCCCTGATTGGTGCAGGCTACACAGCTTTTGAATGGTGGAAATTGGCGGGACTCAGTGCAGCTAAGTTTGCAGAAGGTTTTGCGGATGCTGGATATCACAAACAAGTGGGTAACCGTCTGCTTGAGCCGTTCCAACGGATGAAAACTATTGTGACCGCGACGGACTGGCAAAATTTCTTCTGGCTGCGTGTAGATAAGGATGCTGATCCTACTATTTACCCATTAGCTCTGAAAATGAAGGCAGCTTGGGATCTCTCCGTGCCAGAGGTATTAAAACCAGGTGAGTGGCACACTCCTTATGTAGACCACTCGGAGTTAGATGATGGTTCAATCGGGTATTATGTGTTGGATGAAAAAGGGCAACCCGTAGATTTGACTCTTGAAGAGGCAAAATCGATATCCTCCTCTTGTTGTGCTCAAGTCAGCTACCGCCGACTAAACAGTAACAAGGATAAGGCGCTGGACATCTATGACAAACTGTTGAGTGGCAACAAAGTTCATGCATCTCCGTTTGAGCACCAAGCGACACCTCGCCGTGCGACAGTTGAAGACTCTTGGGGAGGTTTCTACATCAACTGTATTGACGACCCACGTAGTTGGGAAGAGGGGATTACCCACGTTGACCGCGCTGGTGATTTCTGGTCGGGTAATTTCAGAAACTGGATACAACATAGACAGTTAGTACCTAACCACACGTTTTCAGGTTGACAAAGGGTTTCTTTCCGAGTATCTTGAATCTATAAATTACGGGGCCTCTTTGCCCCGTGGCAAACGGAGAAAATATGAGCCAGATTGAAACCAAAAACACACCAAGAAAACGTGCTACTCAGCACATCTCCGTGACTATCGACTTACTTCGATCATTTCCAGATTTGGATATCTCGAAAGATGCAGATCTTCACGTAGCGTTATACCGAGTCGGATTCGATGCAGTGCGAGACGAAACCACAGGTCATGTCATAGCGCTAGCGCCGTTTACCATGCTGACCAATAAAAACGTCCGCTGTGTGGACAAGCCTTACATGTACCGAAAAACGCTCATCTTCTGTGGCAATATGCGCCCTGGTTTTGAGCATCCGCGAATTTACAATAATGTTGAAATCTTAGACGTTGGGACTTATAAGGGGACTGATGCTTTGCTGACTTCCGACCTGCCTTATGACATCCCTGTGGCGGAAAAGGTAAATACCCGTAAGTACACCAAGCGTGGTGACAGAGAGGAGTTTATCCGAATAGATTTCAATCAGGAAGACACCGACCGTCTTGACGACTTGTTCGGTCAGGGGGATTGATGGCAGCACAAACAACAAAATGGAAAGATAGAGGGTTCGACGACAAACAACATTATGCAGGGTGGCTTCACTTCAACGACCTGGTTGACGAGTGCAAGATGTATGATGATGTGTTCTACGATCCTTTCACAGGTCAGGTGGTCAACATAGTTGGCCCAGAACAACATGATGACTTAGATGGCGATGAAGCTGATAAGTATTTAAAACAACAGGAGCAGATTTGATTACTACAGTTGTTAAAAGTGACGGCACTCGTGTGCCGTTCAACCCAGAGCGGATGAACAAGGCGGCAATCTTCGGTGGAGATAACGAGGCCTGGTCTCATGTGGCACTTGATGCTTACAAACGTCTTTATGACGGCTGTACAACCAAAGAAGTGCAATGGGCGATGATTGATGCCTGCACTGATCGCCAAGATGAAGTTCACGCCCGTTTCGGAGGACGACTTCTGATTGGACAGATCTACAAAGAAGCGTATGGTGGCTTTACTCACATCCCTTCTCTGAGCAAGTTCTATCAGGATATGGTTCAGAAACAATACTGGGAAGAGATGAACTATACAGGTCTTGAGCTGGCAGAGCTGGACGTGACTATTGACCACTCCAAGGACTTGACCTACGGCTATGCGGTTCTGAAACAGTTCCGTGACAAGTACGGTATCAAGGACAACATCAAGGATGTCCTGTTTGAGTCACCACAGATGATGTTTATGGGTATTGCTATGGCTGTTATGAAGAAGATGCCTATCGAGCGCCGTCTTCGTGATGTCATCAAACTGTACACGTATCTGTCAGACTTGAAAATTAATGCCCCAACGCCGTACCTGAATGGTCTGCGTACCGGAGCGACTGGATATGCTTCTTGTTGCATCATCAAGGCGGATGACTCAGCGAAAAGTATTGGCGTGGCTAAAGAAGTTGCCTATACAATGACCACTAAGCAAGCTGGCATTGGTTACTTCTTGGGATCTCGCTCCTTGGGTGATGGTGTTCGTCGTAGCACTATTCGTCACCAGGGTAAATTGCCGTATTACCGTGGGATTGACACCTCTGTTAAAGAGAACCGTCAACAAAGCCGTGGCGGTTCTGCAACAGTGTCATTCTTGATGCTTGACCCAGAAGTTGAAGTCTTGATGCGTTTGAAAAACCCACAATCTGTGGCTACTCAGCGTATCAACACCATGGATTATTCTGTGGGGATCAACAAAGCCTTTGCTGGTCGTGCAGCTAAGAACCAAGACTGGGTTTTAGTGTCCTACCAGTATGCACCTCAGTTGCATGAAGGTATGTTCACGATGACTCGTGAAGAGTTTGACGTTGAAATGGATCGGGTGGCAGCAGACGAGAGTATTCCTAAACAGATTGTTAAGGCTCGTGACTTGGCCCTGGAGATTCCTAAGCAGCGAGCAGCTACTGGTCGGTTGTACGTGTACTGGACTGACGAAATGAACCGTCACACTCCGTTCAAAGAGGTGATTTATTCATCCAATCTGTGCCAAGAGATTGCTTTGCCGACGAAAGGTTACACCGACCTTCGTAACCTGTTCAAAGAGGTTGAAGATGGTGAGGTAGCCCTTTGTTTCTTAGCTTCCTTGGTTGCAGGGCGAATCACGGAAGATGAATATGAGGATGTGGCCTACTACACGGTTCTGATGATCGACAACGTAATGGAAATCATGGATTATCCTTACGAGCAGATGGACTTCACAGCGAAAGCTCGCCGTTCCATCGGTGTTGGCATTACTAACTTGGCTCATTACATTGCGAAGCATGAAGTGACCTACGGCTCACCGGAGAGTAAGCAGTTAGTTCACGACCTTGCAGAATTGCACAGTTACAGCCTGCACAAGGCGAGCTTGCGCTTGGCTAAAGAGCGTGGTGTGGCGGCTTGGATGCACAAAACGAAGTATCCGTCCGGCTGGCTACCGATCGACACCTACACCAAAGCGGTGGACAGTGTTGTGGCAGACCCATCACTGAAACAGGATTGGGAATCTCTCCGTAAAGAGATTATCGCCACAGGCGGTATCCGTAACAGTGTGTTGGAAGCGTTTATGCCAAATGAGAGTTCATCTCTGGCAACAAACACAACCAACGGTGTCTACCCGATCCGTGACCACATCCTGTTTAAGAAGTCACCGCAAGGTTCTGTGCTGTTTATTGTTCCAGACTACGAACGTCTGAAAGCATTCTACACGCCAGCGTGGGACACGGACACCAAAGACATGATCGACATCTACAGTCTGTTGCAGAAGTTTGCAGGACAAACTATCAGTGCAGATTTCTATCTAAACTACGATAGTCTTCCAGACGGTAAGATGTCCCTGAAAGACCAGTTGGGTTATTTGCTTTATGCCACCAAAATGGGGATGAAGTCTTGGTACTACCTGAACTCAAAAGTGGGGGCGGGATTATCTCTTACAGACCAATTGATGCAAGAGCAACAGGCGAAGCACAGAGCCGAGCAGGAAGTTAAGGAAAGTTATCCTATGATTGCAGGTGTTGAAGCACCGACCGATCCATACTGTGAGAGCTGTTCCTTGTAATAACGGGGGCTTCGGCCCCTTACCTAACGGAGGTGGTAGGCAAAATGGCAATTTTCAACACGGAGAACACGGCACATGCCACAGGGCATTATCCGGTTTTCCTCGGACAACCAATGGGGCTGTATGATTCAATAACCAAACAACACCCAGAATTGTTCGACCTGTATAAACTACAGAAAGCACAGGATTGGTCAGAAGACGAGGTGGACTTATCTCAGTCAATTACTGACTTCAAGATGTGCAGTAAATCGACTTATGACGTCATGGTTCAGACCCTGATGTGGCAGTGGGAAGCAGACTCCGTCGCGGCACAAGCGATTATCTGCCTGTTCTCACCTTTCATCTCGAACAGTGAATGCTTCGCTGCAATGATGAAGCAGTCTGAGATTGAAGTGCTCCATGCTTTAACCTATTCAGATATTGTTCGGCAGTGTCTCCCGAACTCTCGTGAGATTATCGCGGACATTATGAGCAACCAAAACATCTTGGAACGCTCAAGCGTTATTGTGGAACACATGCGGCACCTTGAGATACTTGGGGCTTACTACCGTATCGACCCAGACCAGGTAGATCGTGAAGAGCTTCGCAGAGCCATTCTCTGTGCGCTGTTTGCACTCATTGGGTTGGAAGGTATTGAGTTCATCTCAAGTTTTGCATGTACTTTCGCTTTAGTTCAGACTGGGATTTTCGTAGGCATTGGGCAGCTTGTCCAGAAAATAATGCTTGACGAGATGCTCCACACCAAGATGGACTTTGCTGTACTGGATGCATTACTCAAAGACCCTGAGTGGAGAGCGAGCTTTGAGGCCATTAAGCCGAAGATCAAAGCCATCCTGGATGAGGTACGCCACAAAGAATACCGTTGGGCGGATTACATTTTCAGTGAAGGTCGTGCGATTATCGGTCTTAACGTTCCGCTGCTTAATGCTTGGACAGACTGGAACTGTGCTCCGATCTATGATTACTTCGGTATTGAGCGTGACTTCGAGTCACCAGCGAAAGACCCATTACCGATGATGGATATTTGGATGAACCCCAAGAAGCAGCAGAATGCTAACCAGGAACAAACCAATACAGACTACAAACTGAATACCTCTGTAGACGATACAGGTGACATGCAGTTTGAATTTGATTTCTAACAAAGGAGCTTAACTTGGAAAACCACGCTACATTCATTATCTACGGCAAAGAGGGTTGCTCCCATTGTGTCCGTGCGAAAGAACATGCCAAAGCGAAGGGGCTAGACTATGAATATCTGACCCTAGACCGCAACTACACCAAAGAGGAACTTCTGCGTAAGTGCTCTCCGGTGATCCCAAACAGCCTGCCACGGGTGTTTGTGGAGGTTGATGGGGTAACCACGTATGTCGGGACTTGTGACGAATTTGTTGCCAGTACCAAAAATCTGTAACAGATAACTGTTGACATACCCCAGCCGAGGATGCTATCATTCGGGCTGGGAGATAAACCAAGGAGAAAACATGAGCAAGAAATCATTGAAGAAAGCCTACCAAAAAGAGCTGGCTATGGCACTGCGTCCCCGCCTCGCAAAAAAGAATCGTCAAGACAGCGATTCCTATCTAACACCTCAGGATCGTGATAGCTGGAGACACAATGGCTAAGAGATCCGCAGAAACCATCCAGGCGGCTAAGGTCGCCCTTGCTGAACAGTTTATGGGGATAGTGCTCCCAAGAGTGATGGAGCAATACTCTACAAACTTGGATACTCTTCTTGAACACCTTCGAGCTGTAAAAATGCTCGGGGTAAAAGATGAAGACACCATTGCAGCAGGAAAACTGCTGGAAGAAAACGAAGTCAAGATGGCCCGTTTACTCTCCGGCGAAACTACCGAAAAAATGCGAGAATTTTACGTTACCTCGCTTGTTGAGTCTGCTTCCGAAGAAGAGCTAAAACTGGCTGTTCTGCAAGAAGGGTTCACAGTGAAGTTTAACGGCATAACTGCCTTATCTGAGGCAGTGTTGATGGAGGCGATCAGAGAGGATTAATCAGGAGATTGACCTTGAAGATTACGCTTGAACAATTGAACAAGATATTCCCTGTGGGCGCGGCGGCGGGAAGAAACGCCAAATACCTCGCCCCTTTGAATGACCTGTTCGAGAAAGGCGGTCTAAACACCGTCAACCGGATTGCCGGATTCCTCTCCCAGATAGGGGTGGAGTCAGCGGAGTTCCGGTATGTCAGAGAGCTGGGTAACACCGCTTATTTTGACAAATACGACACAGGCCCTCTTGCCAAGAGACTGGGTAACACACCGGAGAAGGATGGTGATGGGGCCAAGTACAAAGGCAGGGGACTAATCCAGGTTACAGGTCTAGCCAATTACAAGGCATGTGGACTTTATCTTGGGTTGGATTTGGTCAAAAATCCAGAACTTCTGGAGCAACCGAAGTATGCAGTGGATAGCGCAGGTTGGTACTGGAAAGTTCGAAACATTAACGCCGCATGTGATGCCGACGATATTGTGAGAATAACCAAACTTGTGAACGGCGGGACTAACCACCTTGCTGAAAGAACTGCTTACTACAAGAAAGCAAAAAGTGTCCTAACCTCCTAAGGAGACCTTCATGGGAAGAAGCAAAGAGGCTCGTGCAAGTAAACTTAATGTCCGCCAGCAACAACGTGCTGAAAGACTTGAGAGAACCGCAAAGCACCACCCGAAATTCGATGAGGAACGTAGAAGCGCACCGCCGCTGAAACCTCTGAATGCAAAGCAGCAAGATTACCTTCATAAGTTGCAATCCTGCAACATTATTATCGCCAAGGGGATCTTCGGTACAGGGAAAACTTTTCTCTCGTCCGCTTACGCTGCCGACATGCTCCGCCGGAACGAGATTGAGAAGATCATTGTCGCTCGTCCCTACGTGCAAACGGGTAATACCTCAGGCTTCAAGCCTGGTACGACTTTAGAGAAACTTTTCCCTTATGTTCGTAACATGCTCGACACCATTCGTAAGAGAATGGGTGATGGGGCTTATTACAACGCCTTGAAAGACGGCCTGAATGGTCGTATTGAGGTTCAAGAGTTGGAAAGCATCCGTGGTCGTTCTTTTGATGAAAAGAGCTTCCTCTTAATTGACGAAGCACAGCAGAGTACACCGGAAGAAATGCTGAGTATCATTACTCGTGTTTCAGATGATTGTACCCTTGTGATCATGGGCGACCCAACGCAACGGGACATCCAAGGCACATCTGGGCTGGAGTGGGTTGAGTCGTTCCTGACTCGCCACGGCATTGCTGGCTTTGGCAGTGTGGTATTTGACAACCCTGACGAGGATATTGTCCGTGGTGGTGTTGTCAGAGACATTGCAAAAGGCCTGCTGAAAGACCGTGGGAATAACCTTTACACGCCGATGGCATCATAATAGGAGGAGCATGTATTACACGGGAATAGGATCGCGTGAAACCCCGTCCGAAGTGCTAGGCATCATGGAAGATGCCGCCCTCAGACTCGCCACTATAGGGTGGGTTCTCAGAAGCGGTAAAGCCGCTGGGGCGGATGCCGCATTCCAGTTGGGAGTTCAAGCGTATTGCCGTAAACACGGGATTGGTGAGAGTAGTGCTTTAGGTAAAGCCGAAATCTACACTCCGTGGAAATCATTCGGTACACCTGGACTATTGGATTGGTGGGACATTAATCTTGAGTACCTCAATAAACTGATGCCAAATCAGATTGAAGAGCGGAACAGATTGTTGTCTGAAATACACCCTAACTACGCAGCTCTGGAAAACAAAAGAGGGCCGTTTGCCCTGCACTCCAGAAACATGCACCAAGTGCTGGGGGCGAATATCTTAGACCCAAGGCCTTCCAAGTTCTGTCTCTACTTTGCTAAAGAAGACAAGGACGGAAACCCTAAAGGTGGAACAGCTACAGCGGTGAACTTGGCTAAACGCCACAGTGTAAGGACGTTGAATCTGAACACACCTGAGAGGCTGGAGGTATTGGAAAACTTCTTATCTTCAATGGAGAAAAAGCATGGTGTCAAAATTCAGGAAAAGGCTTAACCGATCCTTTTGCCTGGTGAGAGATAAGACGGGGTGGAAAGTGGCGAAGGTAAGCCAAAACCTCATCTTCACCACAGACAGTGACGGAGTTGTCAAGAACATCTGCGAGACAGATGACAACACGGGCCTGTTCAAACGTTTCACAGAGTCTTTGGAATACGAGCACTCTGGTGAAGAACTTTTTGACCTTGGTGACCAGATTGTGGTCGATGATGAATCCTATTATGTTGTGGATTCGGGCTTCCGTGGAGACGACGGAAAGGTCAAATACTTGATAGCGCGATAAGGGGGCGTATGACAGCAGGGATTTGGGGAGTTCTCTCCCATAAGAAACTGATGGAACTTAAAAATTGCGGGGTGGTTAAGCCAGAGGAGTTTGAAAAGAAAGCCCAAGGCCTCTTTAATTACTACCGAGTAATTGTTGCAGGAATTTTGCACAAACAAAACGACAAATTCCCCATAAATCTCTTTTACGGAGAAAAGGAAGCTGTCCGTGATGCTCGGTGGATGTTCCCCGACCGCCGAGACATGCTGGAGCACGTAATTTACCTTGAAGGGAAGTCTCGTTACATCCCTTTGAGTAAAGAAGCGATTGAGGAGTTCACCTTGATCCACCAAGCGGCTGTGGCATCAGCTATTGCGAGAGACACATTAGCCTGTTTCAAATACAGCGACCAAGTTGTTGTGGATGAAAACACAGGTTTCAATATCGATTGGCTCTTGAAGAATGCTTACATTCTAAAGACTCGTCTCAATGATAAAGGGGAAGATTAATGGACAAGAACGCTCAACAAGTGTATGGTAGAACCAATAACTTTGGACTATTTCCGAGCCTGATGGGGCAGTCGAATGTGTTTGTTTATCCCGTGCCTGCACACGACTATGTGATCTACATCGACGATCTGTCTTGGCTGGAAGACCACCAAGAGCGGTTGCAGATTATCCGTCAAGCCACACCTGACGACAGCATCCGTATTATCCTGAACACCCCAGGTGGGGTGGTTAACATTGCCATGGCCTACATCAATGCAATGGCAGAGAGTAGTGCTCACATTGTTACCCACGCTGAGGGTCAAGTCTGCTCCGCAGGCACTGTGTTGTGGTTGGCTGGGGAAGAAAGGACTGTCTCTCCGTTGACAATTTTCATGTTCCACAACTACCAAGGTGGCGCTGTTGGTGATGGTGCAAACATGCACTCCCAGATTATCTTTGAGAAAGAATACTTTGACAGAATGTATACCAGATTCTATAAGGGTATCCTTACAGAAGAAGAGCTGATGAAAATCAGTTGCGGTGGACAAGTGTGGATGGACGAGGTTCAGATTTTGGATCGTACTGAGGCCCTGCTACTCGACACCAAGAACATCCGCCGGATGCAGTCAGGTCGTCCGCCGCTGAAACAGAAAAAGAAAGGAGATGAAACCAAAACCGAGCCTGAAAAGGAAGGTGTTGTTACTCTCCGGCTGACGGCGGAGGGAAAGGAACTTCTCTTTGATGCAAACAACATCCAGGATAAGGATATGGAACCTTTCTCTGAGGAAGGACTATTCTCTGTTATCGAGCAGTTGGTTGAGCTTGTGGAAGGCGAAGGTGTTTCAGAGGTGACCGTTACGGAACTCTCTTCGAGAGAGGATCTTCTTGCGGCGTTGAAGGTTACTTCGGGAGAGGTGGCTAAGATTATCTTGGAGAGACAAGGACAACAATGAGCGCACCCCTAAAGAAGAAGGGAGAGCGTAAGGCTTTCGATACCTATGAAACGCCTGAGTGGGCCGTAGAGGCCCTCTTGGAGTTAATCCCTATAAACACCAGCCTTAAGTACACGGAGCCGTGTAGAGCGTCTGGACGCATCTACGGGCATCTCCCTCTCGGGAGTGCTTGGGGAGAAATACGTGAAGGTGTTGATTATCTCACAACGGAGTACAACCCAACGGACGTAATCATTACCAATCCGCCGTATTCCTTGGCCCAAGAGTTTGTCACAAAGGCATTGACAGAGTCAAAGGCCGTTGTCATGTTGTTAAGGCTTGGGTTCCTGGAGAGTATGAGGCGCTATGATTGGTGGCAGGAAAACCCTATCGACCATTTATTAACGCTCTCTAAGCGCCCATCGTTCACTGAGGATGGGAAAACAGACGGCGCAGGGTACGGCTGGTTTGTCTGGGATAAAGACAATATCCTCGGGCTGACAAAGCCGTTTTATTGGTTGGCTGAACCAATACAGGAGGAAAAGTGTCAGCAGCAGATGCAATGAGGGCGCTGGCGGTAGCTGCACCCAAAAACCTACCAGAAGGAATTGGGGATCTTTATGACGGGGTGGTGAAGTCTGTTCATGAGTGTGCCACTAAAGGTATGCGAGGAATGAATCTGACATTGGAAGTCCCCGTCCACCTGACGGATTTCCTACCTCATGTAGTTGGCGATATCCGCTCCGGCGGATTTTACGTTGACATCATAGCATACGAGCCATCAAACATGGGACGAGGCGAGATGATCACCCTTTTCGTAACTTGGTAAATAAAAATACACATCAACCCGCCTTTTGGCGGGTTTTTTGTTGACAGGATAAAAATAAACAGGTAGATTGGGTGTTCACAGCATAAGGCGGACATTATGAAATTCTACGTTTATCACAGACCCCTACTTTCCTTGAGAAGAAAAGAGTTCATGGGTACACTTATCCATGTCTCTCTTGAGGAAAAAGAGTTCTCACCTGACGGTGAAGTCTGGGTGTTTCGTAGATATGCCCGTACAGAGAGAGCATACAAGCGTTTAATCGCAATGCTCAAGGCCGGAGGGATGGAGAGTGATGAGATCTTCCCTCTTGATGGTGGAAGAACAATAAAAGATTTGACCGCCTACATAAATACTTGGGAGAAATGAGATGACTCAGCAAAAATTGACCAAACATCAAGCATTGGTAATCACAGGGTTCACTGGTAAAGTCGCTATTGCTTTTCCCATGTTCCACGAGGACGTTGAAAAACGGCTGGGTCACCCAGTCTTTACTAACGAGTTTCCTGAGTTGAAAGATAAGATAAAAGAAGCCTACCGTGAGGACTTCTTGGCTATGGTTTACAAAGGTGATGAGTGATGAAACAAACCGTCTGGCGGGGCTGAATAAATTTAACGTCCAGCCAGGCCCACACACCGTTGAATCGTACATCGCGTGGATTAAGCAGAATGCCTTATTCTTTGATGCACCATACCAGCGCCCCTATGTGTGGAAGAAGAAACAGCAGCAGGAGTTCTTGGAGACTCTGTTGGCTGGATTCCCTGTCGGGAGTATTGCTATAGCCAAGCACACAAACTGGTTGGCTGTGGACGGCCCTTGGCTGGAAGTTGTTGATGGCAAGCAACGGTTAATGACCTTGCAGAAGTTCATCCGCTCAGAAATACCTTTCATTCTGAATGGGAGGGAGTTATACTGGGATGAATTAAACAGGTCTGAGAGAGGGTCGTTCAATCGCCCCTATATGCCTCTCATCACACTGGTGGAATCTTCTCCAAAAGAGATCCTTGAATACTTCATTGCGGTCAACTTCAAAGGTGTACCGCAGAGCAACAAACACAAAGCAGCCGTTATGGCTATGAGGGGAAATCATGAAAGCTAAAGTTATCCGCGACATCGCGTCAGAATATCTGGAAGACCCAATAAGCTCCCTTGTTGGGGAGGAAGTCGAAATTGTTGCCACTATCCCAGCACGTACAAACATTCTAATGGGGACAGAAAACGGTTCTTGTACTTCAATGACAAACAAGGTGACTTATCTCACCAAGGGAGGCTCGTCAAGAACGCGCCTGAAAGCTGAAACAGGCCACCCAGTTGGTGAGCCTGTGACAGCGTTGTTTGTAGCGATTGTCGGTGGGATAGTGTATCAAGGGAGTGACCTTTACGCGGCAGAGGAATTGGAGATACTCCCATGCGAGTAACGGGGTTTGTAAAATATGATGTTTACCCCTACTACGTCGTAATCGAGGGGGAACTCCACGAAAACTTCGACCTTGCTACCAATATCGGGGTTTATAGCCATAAAAAGGTGATTAAAGTGGCCCCTTTCTCCGAATTTGAGTCTCATGTTCGTGACCGCGCTCTGATTATAGATAGTTATAAATGCAGAGAGACAGATTTAAAACTTGCAATCTTGCAAGAGTATGGTGTAGACTTCATAAAACTTAATTGACAAGGTAAAATAGATGACCCAGGAAAAGAAAACTTATTTGGTTGGCGGTGCAGTCCGAGATCAACTTTTACGCCGTCCGGTGCATGACCGTGACTTCGTTCGTGTAGGATACACACATGAAGACATGCTCGCTGAGGGCTTCACACCTGTAGGTGACACTTTTCCTGTGTATCTCCACCCTGTGACCCGTGAAGAATACGCATTGGCCCGAACAGAGATCCGAACTGGCGAAGGCCACACAGGTTTTGCGACATTCTTCTCCCCAGAGGTGACTTTGGAAGAGGACTTGTCACGACGTGACTTGACCATCAATGCTATGGCTCAGGACATCGAGACAGGTGAGATCATTGACCCGTATAACGGTCAGCTTGACATCGCCAGTCGCCGTCTGCGCCATACGACGAGTGCATTTATGGATGATCCATTGCGTATCCTTCGCCTGTATCGTTTCTTGGCTCAATTGGGGAGTAACTGGCGGGTAGACCCGTACACAGCAAAACTCTGTGCCGACAATTCCTTCCGCCTGGCGGAGATAACGCCCGAGCGTAAATGGAAAGAGATGGAGAAGGCCCTGAACTCCCGTAATTTCATGGAATATGCAGAAATGATGGGACTGTTTGGTGAGCTGGAAGAGCTTACAAACCTTCGTGGTGTTCTTCAACCAAAAGAACATCACCCAGAGGGTGACGCATACGTCCACACACTCCTTTGTCTGCGAAGAGCCGACCAGTTCGACATGTCTCCTAAAGTTAAGCTGGCTGTTCTCTGCCATGACTTTGGTAAAGCTACCACCTTCGCTGAGTTTGGTAACCTGATCGGTCATGAAGAGGCTGGTGTTCCCATCGTGAAGAATTTCTGTGAGCGTATGCGGGTTCCAAATGAGTTCCGTGATGTGGCTCTAATGGTTACTGAGCACCACACCCGAGTGCATTGCATTCTTGGTCGTGATGGTCAAAGTAATGCCCAGCCAAAGACGATAATGAAATTGTTGGAGCGATCAGGCATTCTTAAAAACCCGCATCGGGCGAATATGCTGGCAAATGCCTGCTCTATTGACCAAGCTGGTCGAGGATTCAAGAACGCGAGCAGTATGCCTTATCCGCAAGCGGACATCTTACTGGCCTCTGTCAGGGCTGTTCGTGAGTTGGACGTGAAACCTATCTCCAGAAAGATGGTGGAGGAAGGTAAGCAGGGTGTCTGGATTGGTGAGGCCATCCGTGTAGCTCGGATTGGTTCAATCCGCAAAGTAATGCGGGAGTACAAGGAGATGATTTGTGGCAAAGAAAGCTGAGAAGGAAGTTTACACCTACGAGCGCCACAGCTTCTACCAAAGTAAGACCTGCGGCAAGCAGGTCTGTGAGAACTGTGGCCTAATTGGGTTACGGAACAAGGCAACGGACTGGTGCATTGAGAAGGGGTGTAACTACAAAGTTCACCCTCAACACAAGGCAACCATGACACGTTTAACAAGAACATTTCTATTTTAGGGGATTCTATGGGGAGCTGGATGAGTATGTCGCTGCTGGCGGCACAGATGATGCTGAACAATTATTGGTGGTTTGCTGTAGGAGTTTACTTGGTCACACTGCTGTGGTTTGGCCTATTCTATACACCTATAAATAATGACTTTGAGAACAAGGTTGTGGGGCCTGTTGTTTTGCCTCTACTATTAGGGATCGTAGGGCCATTCTTCCTGATCCTTTTCCTCTTCCTATTCCCATTCCTTTTGATGGGTGCGGCGGCGGGGATTGTGACTTGGTTCTTATATAAAGGCATGGAAATGAGGAGAAATAAATAATGCTTACACGTTGTTACTGTGTTGTGAATCTGTACATAAACGGAGTTCAGGCGGGACTGCAAAGCGCCCACGCCATTGCCGAAGTGGCCTTGGCTTGCAAAGATAACACTAAAGCCCTGCAAAGCAACGCATGGTTTGACCAATGGCTACGCCATGACAAGACTATCATCATTCTGGATGGAGGCCACCAGCAAAACCTGGAGCGTTTGTACGAGCTGATGAGGGCTGTCCCGTCACTGCCGTCGGCTAAGTTCCACGAGGCCCAGACTTCCCTGAATGGGGCGCTGACGGCGCTGGCGATTGTGTTACCAGAGTACATGTATAATCCGCAATATACACATGAGCCTTTGGCAATGACTAACTCGATGACCCTGTCGTCTATGCTTCCGCCAACTAAGGTGGCGAATCAGTTTAAGGATTGGGAGACGGGGAATGTTCTGCATAATTACACCCTGCCAGAGCAAACCTTGATTGAGGCGATCAAACAGCTACGACTGAAAGGGCAGTGATATGAGAGAGAAGGTTTTTGTAGATAGCCGTGGGGAGCGGCTGGCTGTAGGTGACAATGTGATGATCTACTTCGGGTACAACCATCTACTGTCTGGGGTAATTCACGAGATCAGAGGCATGGGGGCCAAGGTTCTTGTAGATGCCTGGCCTACGGCACAAAACCCATCTCAGCGTTATTCCATGTCCAAATGGAAACGTGGGGATTGTATGGTGAAGGTGCCAGACCCTTATCGCCCTTACCCAGAAGAGGTGTACAAACTGATAGATAAACTCATCGCGGAGAAGAATAACGTCGATAGTTCGTTTGAGGTTCGTAAAGCGATAGGTGAAATCCATAAGTTCTGGGAGATGAACCGACCTCTAGTGTTGGTAACCTCCTAATAAAAGGAAATAAAAATGAATGAAAACAAAGAGATAATGCGTTGCTACTCTGGTAGCCTCGCTTATGGCACCAATCTTCCTTCGTCCGATACTGACATCCGTGGCCTCTTCGTGGCCCCGATGAAATTTATCCGAACACCCTTTTATGAGGTAAAGGAGATGGATCTGCCGGAGGAAGAAGACGGGAAAATGTACGAGCTGACAAACTTCTTCAAGCTGTTCGCAGAGATGAACCCTAACATCATCGAGCTGGCATTTGTTGATGAGGCTGACATCATCCAAACTTCTCCGGCTTATGACTTGATCCGTCACACGGCGGGAGACCTGCTTACCAAGAAAGTGGCCTTCTCGTTCTCTGGGTATGCTATGGCGCAGTTGAAACGGATTAAGGGCCATGATAAGTGGATCAGTAATCCTCAGCCGGAGGCTCTTCCAACACAGAAGGAGTTTCTTCGTCTAACTCACTCTTGGATGGACGAGAATCTGACTAAGCACCAGAACTTCCAATACGTGTTGGACAGACTGGACGCTTTGAGTGTGTTCTTGCCGATGGGTGATAACATCTATGGTGTCATTGCTTCCTACGACAGCCCTGGGTTGTTTAATGCTGACGGGTCAATCCGTAAGGTGCCATATTCGGAGTTTTCAGACCAAGATAAAAAGCGTCAGCCAAGCCTGATCGTGAAGTATCTTGCCGAAGAGCACAAAATGGCAAAGGAAAAGCATCGCAACTATTGGAAATGGAAAGCAGAGCGGAACGAAGTCCGACACCAGCTTGAAGTCAATTTTGGTTACGATACCAAACACGCGATGCACTTAGTCCGGCTCATGCGGATGGCAGAAGAGATTCTTACAGACCGCGCCGTGCTGGTCAAGCGCCCAGACGCGAAGGAATTGTTGGACATCCGTGGCGGAGCTTGGTCTCTCGACGACCTGCTCAAATGGGCAGATGAGAAAGACGCCTACATTCGTGGTGAACTCTATGAGAAGAGTAAACTACCTCACTCATTCGACAGAGAGAACGGGGCCAGGATCTTGATGGAGATTCAGGACATGGTGTGGCACTCATGATAGAGGAAATCTTGGTGAGTCTGGCGTTCTTGGCGTATGCCGTGATCGCCTTCCTCTACTCTGTGTGGATGGAGAACAATAAAGCCTTGCAGCAGGTGCATAAAATCCAATCCGACCATGTTTGGTCGGAGATGTGCTTCAAGTACGGGATTATCTGGCCTGCGGCTCCAATCATTAACTTCATAATCAGGAGGAAGAATGAGTTTCGGTAATGATATGACCATTGAGCAGTTAGAACTGCTCCGGCAGCGTTATTCCCTGGTGAACCCAAAGGACACCTCTGCCAAATGCCTGCACAAGGCTTGTCGGGAGTGTGGAGGCACAGGGACTAAGAAGAATGGTAGTGGAATGTGCTTCCATGCTATATCCTGCCCCTGTTCAAACTGTAGTTTTACCTGCTAAAAGGGTGAAATTAGGACGATGATTGTACAAATTATATATCTTCCATGATAAAATGGAGGTTAACTTACAGGAGGCGGATATGTTCCAGAAATTAATACAGGAAAGGCCTGCTCTGATAGAGTATTGGGAGGATCTCCTTAAGAATGGTGCCATCAACACCTCTAAAGGTAGTATCTCCCTGTTAAAACGTCCCTGCGGGGACAAAACACTTATCGTCCGTGATACCGTCAATGATATCCTCTTTCATACAATCACTGGAAGACTGGATGTCACCAGAGCGGCATCAACGGTGCCGAATAAGTACAGCTTTCGCGTAAGCAAGATGAATGACTTAGACCCTACAGACTTAGACCCAGCGTTTGACAAGTACGAGGGCTTTGAGAACGCACTCCGCGACCTGTATCGGTCTGTTGATGCAATCATTGAGACTTACGAACAGGAAAGCGCCAAGCAAAACCGAGTCCGTAAGTGGATGAGGAATAGAAGCAACAGGATGTTCCTGTACGGTTCTGTGCTGTACGTGGCACTGACTGCGGTGATTTTATTCCTCCACTGATAAAGAGAACCCGCCTTTTGGCGGGTTTTTTATTGGGCGGCGTATGAGGAGATAGTCATGTAGTCGTCTATGTCCAGGAGCATGAGGAACCGCCGTGGGACGAAGATTTTCCCAAAGGCACTGTCATCCAAGATACAAATAAGCATCTCTGGGTTGTAATTCCCCTCGATAAATACCGCCTGCCCGTTCAGGTGAGCGTCCCGCCCCTCTAAGCCATAGATAACTGCCATCTCTCCTGTCACTACGCGGTAGTCTGGAAGGTTTTTGTCTGCACGATCTTGTTGGTTTTGCATTGTGTTCTCCTTGTGTGTGAACGACCAGTATACTCATTATTTTTATTTGGTCAATAGTTGACCCCGAACAAAAGACAGTGTATCCTGTCTGAAATAACTAACAGAAAGGTTGACTAAATGAAACAAGTTAAGCTCTCCATCACGGAATCCTATGTGAGCCACTGGGGCTACTGGCAGGGAGTCCGTGAGTTGCTCCAAAACGCGGTGGACACTAAGGACTACGATGTGATTTTTGATACTGACACCATTAAAATCATTTCCCGTGGTGGAAAAATCCCTGTGAATGCACTTTTACTGGGGAAAACAACCAAAAAAGACGATGACTCCACTATCGGTAAGTTCGGTGAGGGTATGAAGCTCGGATTTCTGGTTCTCAAGCGCCTTGGTGCCAAGATTGTCATGAATAACGAAGGGGATCTGTGGTCTCCTGAGATGGTCATGGATGAAACCTTTGGTGAGAACGTCCTGGCGGTGAATATCGAAGAAGCTGTACTTCCAAAAGTGGAAGGGACAGTCGAGATGACCATTTCCGGCCTGCCGAAAGAAGCCATCACCGAGGTGAGGTCTAAATTCGCGCCGTGCCAAGACCGTGAGGTGGTCATTGAGAACTCCCGAGGGAAGGTCTACAAGAAAAAAGGTAACCACGAGGTGTGCCACCTGTTTGTTAAGGGTATTTTCGTCACAGAGGTGAAAGGCCGATTCAAGTTTGACTACGACTTCATGCCTGCGGCTTTTGTTCTTGATCGTGACCGTGATACTGCCAGCAATTGGGAAGTAAAACACGAAGCGGCTCGTCTGATAAAGGACTCACCTGACATTTTGCTACTGGCAGAGCTGGCGGCGCAGAATTTTGACGACTTGTCTGAGTTCCGTGGGGAGTTTTCGGACTACAGCCGTGCCAACCGTGGCAGTAACTACGAAAGCGACGACCCAGACGGACTGAGTCCATTTGAGGACAGGGCCGGACAACTCTTCCGTGAGAAATACGGACACGAGTCCTTCCCGATCAACTCAACATGGGACGCAGCAAAGAAACGTGTTGCAGTTCTTGAGATCACAAAAGCGGGATGGGTTCCGGTGGAAGTAAAACCAGCCCTGTTTGTGATCTTGGAAAATGAATACCATGTTGACGAGAACATCGAGGCCATGGTAAATTTCAAACCTCTTCCTTTCTTGGAAAAGTTCTTAAGCAAACACCGCCGAAAGATGTACAGCAAGGCTATTCGTGAGCTAGAGTCCACGATCACTCTGTTGAAGGCCGTGCAGGGATGAAGAAATACAGAGGCCCTAAACCATTGGTTCCGGCAACCCGTCAAGTAGGTATGCACATTACTTGGGCGTGGCACCAGCAAGCCTATGGAAAGGATAGGCGTGAGGCCATCGTGAGATGGTTGGAAGAGGATAGTGACAGGTACATCCCTATTAATAAGAAGTATTGCCCTGTGTTAAGGAAAGACCCAGACCTGAAACGAATGCTGAAAGGAGGGGTGTTGAAAATGCATAAAATACCATGGGGTGGAAGATGCACACTGAGTGTGCTAAGGCTTATGCAACAATGACGGTGTATTCAATCAAGGGGCGGATGTCTATGGACTCCGGCTCCCGTATGGGAGAGTGGTATCTCCTAAAGAGTGGTGTGCTGGAGGAGGAAGTGAAAGATAAATTCTGGCACTACCGTAAATTCTGGCGTTTTGTCGAAGTCACTGAGGAGAAAAGCGGTGTAAAACTCCCAGACGACCATTTTTCGAATTAAGAGGAAACCATGAGCAGAAAACAACCAAATCCATGTCCCGACATTGCCAAAAAGGTAAGACCCGCACCCCCGCCAGCCCCTCCGGCGGGGGCTAAGTGTACTTGCGAGGTGAATTGCAAGGGTGTGTTTCGGGATTGTCCGGCGGCAACTTCTTTGGAGGGCGGTTACTTTTCTTGGGCGGGAGAATACTACCAAGAGGCCAAAGTTGACGACATCACTGTTACGATAGGCTTGTGCGACGGTGTTGATATTCAACAACCTGGGGACAACCCAGAGGAACCCGACCTGATTCTCTGCCTTGGGATAGAGAGCCTTAAGAAGCTAAGGATAGTCTTGCAACAAGCAGAGAAGATAATCGCAAAACGGGAGCTAGTTACATGAAACACTGCAATAATTGCTCAAAATGTTGTGAGTTGATCATGCTTGACGGGGTATCACCTGCGGACGTGGAGGATAAACACAGGCGCGGTGCCATTGACAAGATTTATGTTGAGATACTGGCCCCTATTTCCAGAGCCGAGGCGTTACAGAAGAACGAGGCCGCTGTGTTGGAGAGAGAGAAACACAATCTGAGTATGACCTCTGCCCGTGGGCTACCACCACGGGAAGTCTTCTTCTACTCTTGCCCGAAGCTGGTGAACGGGCGTTGCTCTGAATACGACCGACGACCAAGCATGTGCTCAACATACCCTTTCAGGCCGAACGAGGCGTCCCTTTCTGAGGACTACAACTCACATGCTTGGCTATCTAAGCGGCAGTATGTTATAAATGAGCCAAGGTACTCGAATAATTGCTCCTATTTACCTGGGATGATTCCAGTGGTGAATCTATGATTGAATATGACGTGCTGGATGGCTCCAGCAAGGGAACGAAGAAGCGGATATTCCAACTTATCTGCAAGTACCACAGTTTGCTAAGTCACTACCAAGACACTTGGTGCTCATTGTTCAAATCTGACGGGTACAAAAAGGCAGAAAAAGTCAGGACGCAGGTGTCGAAACATCTGGTAAGATTTATCCGCAAGGCCTACCCTGGGGTAACTCTCTGGGACGTGGATTTTATGGGGAGTAAGCGACTGACTGATGTACAGCAATGTCGCAGGCAGAAATTCTTGTTGAAAATAACCAAAAAGGATGTATGATGGGCCGACCGACATCGCCTACAGACTGCATAAGCAGGTTCCCAGAGTCAAATGTTAGAATGAGGGCCGCTTGGGGGTTAAATCCTAAGTCACAACAGGAGGTTGTGATCCTAAGGGCTGGCAAAGATAAAAGTGAGAAGTGGCTATTCAGTTGGTTTACTCTGTGTGGTGCAAGACTCTATTGCCGAGAAGAAGGGCGACATCACTCAACCCTTATCAACTGGGATAAAGGTGACCAACTTTTCCTGAACAACAAAGAGGCAAACATCCAGATTGTTTACAACGCAATCTGTGAAAAGGCGAGGCTGGATACCAGATCCGAAGAACTACAAAAACTCATAGAAGAAAAACTTGAGGAAATTAAGAATGAAAACTAAAACACCAGAAGCCATAGCTCGGGCAGAAGAACGAAAGAAAGCAAGGGCCGAAGAGCGGAGACTTGAAAAGCTGGCCCAGCAAAGGCTTTTCAATTTTGCGAAAGGCAGTGGCAACTACTACGACCCACATGTTTACTTACAAACAACGAGAGGATAACCATGAAACTGTATAAATCTACCCGCACTGGACGCTACTACACCGTGAAGGACAACGCTGATATGTCCTCTATTTTCCTACAAGGTATTGATATCTCCTCGGGTCGTCGCGGGAACATCGCAGCCGCCGCCGGGGCAGGTCAGCTTGTACTGATCGGCATCAACTATGAAGCCTACGGGAAGTAGACGGATATGGACTCAGGGGTCAATCTTTATCGGAACAGTCAAACAGGATTCTTCTACCTGATCCGGTCTGATTTTAAAATGACTGACAGGGAAGTCCACGGCCTGAACTTGGACTCATTGCTTCCTCAGGATGTGGCCGACGCGGCGAATATGGGCCTTCTTACCCTGGTGGCTAAGAACTGGAGGATGGTGTGAAAAAGAAAAAGGGCTTTCATAATTCGCCGGAAGATTTTGACTATCACCTTTGGGGGTGGAAGGATTACCTTTGGCAGTGGATGAACATCTTGGGGTGGGTGGTAGTCGGATTCGGTATCTTTGTGATAATCGTGTCATTATTAGAAAGAAACCTGTTGACACCATAAACTGACTCCCGTATCATCCACACATCAACCAAATAATCTCACAAGGAGACAGTATGGACTTATTTACCGGATTGCTTTTACTATTGGCTAACATTTTCTGCGGGGTGAGCATGGTAACCAGTCCTGAACCCCACCGTAAAATCTTGGGGATGTTCAACTTCTTTGCTTGCGGTCTAATTGTTGCCGCTATGGTGATTACATCGTGATTATTTTAATGGCATTCTTGTGGGGTTTGATGGCTGTGGTCTCTATGGCCTCTTCGGTACTGTCTTTCAATTTGTGGAAAGACTATGGTGGTAGAGGCAATGTTTGCCAGGGGGTTGTGATGGCTGGGGTGAGTGTGGCATCACTAGTGATAATGGTTGCCGTGATTGTCAAGGCGGTGGCATGAGGGCCTTCTGGTTTTCTGTAGCCGTACTGTCATTCAGCATCGCCTCCGGCGGGGCCATGAGAGAATACGTCAAGAACGGAGATAGCTGGCAGCTCATATGGTCTTTGTGCAACTTCGGCGGAGCCGCCTTTGCGATGTTCTTACTGATCCACACTTTGGATGAGAAAAAAGATGTGTAGCTGCCCCCGTTGTGGAAACGGGTCTGCAACAGCCAGTGTAACAGAAAAATACGACTGGACAGTCGATTTCTCAGGAGTTCCGTTTGGAACATCCAACAACAGGGTCATCGCTGGAGGTCGAAAATTTCTTTGCGATACCTGCGGGGAGAACGTGTCTACTCTCATTAGAAAAAAAAAACACCGACAAAATACTGAAAATAGGAAGCAGCCATGAATCCCTATAAGACTCTGGGTAAGGAGAGACTCTTGGAGTTTCATAACGATTGTCTTGAGGCCGCAAACAAATGCCCTCAGCACAACTATGACCCATTTGAGGATGTAGACATTCTCCGTGGAGAGGTCAAGAAATCTGCGGTTGTAAAGTTATGGTCAGAGGATAGCACACTCTGGAGCTTTGGATACTCCGAAGAGCTGAGTGAGGAATCGGTAGCCATCATTATGGCCTTCCGTGTGAAACAAGCGAAGAAACAAATGAAGAAGCTCGGGAGAGATGATGAAGACGAATGAACCAAGCAATCTTGTCCTTATTATCGTGATGCTCACCGTCCTTGTTGTCGGGGTAATCGGCGTGAACATATCCAGAGAAATGCTTGATACGATAATGTCAGGCTTGGCCGCTTGGTGTGTGGTCATCCTGTGCATCGCCTCTTGGCTAATCTGCTTCTGCTGTCGGATAGACATCTTCTATCGCCTACTCGCAGCTTTGGTGGCCTGCTCATTAGGTGGAGTGGCGGGGGTTCTCATCATAGGCACCTACAGACTGTGGTCAGCACTTTAACAAAACTCATGGCTCATGGAGCCGCCTAACGGGCGGCTTTGTTGTATCCAAACACACAAAGGGAATATGCACTATGGTGGCCCATGCCTGGAACGTACCAAAACAGTATAAAAGACCACAACAAAACATGGGTGTTCAACGGCTCAACGATCTGGAGTGCGTAGGAATCCAAGCTCAATTAATAGCCCTCAGTTGCAGTAAAGGTGTACAGTGGTACGGCATATACGATAGGCATGACGTATGCGACGTCTTGGACAGCTACCAAAAACTCAGGTTAAGTGTGAAGGCTCTTGGCGAGCTTCTTCCTTGGGAAGATGTATACCTGAGGTCTCTTTTCCGAGGGGTTGTGTCCCTGAGGGACAGCCACCTTCCGTCGTGTCGATAAAACACCAAAATGTGTACATGTCTTCGTAACGTGTACACGCCATAAGCATATCCCAAAAACTATCTCATCGACATGCGTAATGTCCCATCTGTCCCTCCATCTGCTGGCCCCGCCAGCATCTGAACACCCTGCGTAATGGCTCGTCTCTTCACCATCTTCTTTGTTGACAAGGCCCATCTTTTGAGTGTACATTCTTTATAATAACCAACAAACACACGGAGAAAACATGACACCAACACACGATGTTCTCATCCACAGGATTGCCCAAAGTCCCGTCAGTGGAGACGAAGACCCCAAGAAAATACTGGTCGTCTATCCTGAGCACATGGATACAGACCTGCCACCTGGCGGTCTTCGCTTCGCCTACCGACTGAACACTTTCAAGTTCCTCAATGAGAACTGTCGTTTCGTCAGGGCCATAGGTGGGATGAGACTGCACGGTCTTATCATTGAAGAAGGTGTGACGATGACTGCCCACACAGATATGGAGTATTTCCTGACCAGGCTCTATACTGACACTCCCGACATCATGTTGATGAGTGTGGAACAGGCGAAGATGTTCAGGCGTGTTGTTGAGAGTAAACTCTATTCACTGGAATCTTCTGGTCGATACACAGCTTACTTGGAAACATACATGCGTAATGTCCTCAGTCGGATAACCACACATCCGGCTTAACGCCCGTCTAATGTCCCGTCCTCCAGGCGCGACACCCCGCCCCCGCCTCTGAGCGGGGCCTCCTCAGTGACCCTCTCTTTCCTTATCCAAAACAACTTCCTTATCTGAACAGCTAAGGTAATGATTCAAGGTATCCAAAAAACACAAAAAGGAAAACCGCCAAATGGCGGTCTACGACTTCATTCCAACAAGCCCTCTGCCGAGGTACAGGAGTCAACTATCTTCTGATAATCCTCAACTGTAAATGTTTCTGTGTGACCGTCTGGTAACCACTCAGGTAAGCAGATGCTTCTCTGGAATGTATCCTTTATTTTCTTTTCTGCCAGGGCCGCTTCAACCCTTGTTTTGAATTTAAACACACGTAAAACCTTATGCTTGAACATCCCCATCTTCTGTTGTTGTTTCAATCTTGTTTTTGTGTCGTTAGATATCCCAACTTTCAGACACTTGAAGAAAGGGGCGTACAACTCTTGAATGTAGAGTTCACAAGATGATGTCTCAGGTTTCAGGTTTATCGTTTCCTTTTTCGGGGTGGTTGGTTTATTTTTCCTTTGTTTTTCATTGGTGTATTTGGGAGTGCAGACAACATCCCAGTTATGGAGGCGGTCAAGAGGGGTGTTCTTTAAACACAGAACATTCACCGCCTTGTCTACACTGTCGACAATTAGATCCTTGCCGCAGGCAGGGCATTTTCCCACCATTCGGGTGAATGTAGGATGTGGCCCACCGAATATCCCCAAGCTAAGAGCGAGGGGTATGTCAGCCTCCTCCCAAAACCTTTTCTTCATCTCTACCACAGCGTATTCAAACCCCTCCTTTAATGACCGCATACCTAAAGTGATTTGATGATAGGTGGTGTGGAAAAGGTTGACTTGTTGGTGAGACTGGGATGTCCTACTGTGTATATGGTAAGGTATGTTCACCAAAGTAAGGTCACCAAAACGATCAACAACTGCGTATTCCCAACCATTTGATGATAGGTAGGGTATTGGTTCCCCAACAAAAGAGAATATCCCCAAGTCTCTGGCAAGACTAGCCCTCTCCTCTTTTGTTGCTTCGGACAAGATTTCTCTTATAGCCAACCTTGAGACTTCTGTGAAGTACCAGTTACCTCTATCTTCATCATACTCCTTATCCAGCTTCTCTATCCTATCTGACAGTATGGACATCATTACCCCCTTCTTATTTTCTGATAGAATGAAGTATAATCCTTTTTGTGTGAAGTGGCAACCCTCCCTAGTGGCCCTTATCCGTACCTACATATTCTGTACCCATATGTCCCTACCCACATAACCGTACCCCCACCTTGTACCCCAGGCATACCCCACCCTAATTTCCAAGCAATGATACCCACCCCCGCCCCGTGGGCAGACGCTATACAGGCCCCTATCTCTTTATTTTGTGGGAAGAAAATATCTATTAGTGAGCGGAGCGAGCTGGCCTCTGGCTGGCGGAGACCTTACTTGCTTCGCTAACTTGTGTAAGGACTCGTGTAATGGGCTGGCTCCCTTGAACTTTGGGGCGAGTAGAGTCTTGAGTGTTTTAGTGTCCTTCGGACTCTCCGAGGTGCTAGACGTGTTACCACAGCCCATCCGGCCTGTCAAGGATTATTTTAAAATATCTTTGTGCCTAAGTTATTGTTATCGTTACCCTTTCCTTTCCTCACCGTTTGGAATCGGGTGGCCTTTTGCTATGCAAAATGAGCTTGACAAATACCGACATCACACATTTCTTGCATCTAGTTCTTGACATCTTGATCGTTCTCTGAGTCTGGCAATTTAACATAATACACCTTATACGCACTGAGTTACCCACACATTCAACGGCTCAACACTTAATCATTCTTTGACGCAACGATAAGGCGCGGAGCGTTGCCAGGCTGGCAAGATTGCAGGGTTTTAGGGTGTTGAGTGACGCGGAGCGGCACGGGGTGATCAGCCATTTCTACACGTATTTTGCTTGACTCTATTCATGATATGTGCCTACACTCATAGGCTGGTAACGGTGATGATTCTCACCTGAAACCACGTACAAAAATAAAAATAAAAAATAACTTGACATGAAGAGATAAACTTGTCTAGCACAAAGGCCACTCCGTGGCCTCCTCTGCCTCCTCAGTCACTCCATTACCTGAGCCATTAAACCTTTGTTCTCGCTAGCAATTATTCTTTTTTGGTGTGGATCTGTAAGCCCTGACGATCATTGTATTGTCTTGTATTGTCTTATGTCTTTACAAGGGATTGGCAGGGAATTAGCGGGGATTTAAACAGTGGTTAAACCCTATTTGTCAAGATTTAATTTGCGTATTTAGCGGATTATTTAGCGGGTTATTTTTTATGTCTTTTTGCTATCTTTTACCACTTCCCGCCATAGTCAGTTATGGAGGAAAAAACATCGTTTTTTCTTGACGTTTGGCGGAAAGAATGATTTGTGATTTGGTGTTCTGTAGAATGATGATCTTTTGTGTTTTGTGGTGTTTTGGTTATTTGATCTTTTGGGTGTTGGTCTTTTGCCTTGTCGTTTCACGCCAAACGGCAATAAACAAAATCACGGTAGTGATTTGGGTTACTCCATAACTGACTATGGCGGCGCTCCGCGCCGCCTCTCTGCATCGCGTGAAAAGTTGATTTGTGATAGTGCCGTGATCAGGGGATCACGGCAAGGGAGGGAAAAGAAAAGGATTTAACGGATATCTAAAGCGGTTGTTTGTTGTTTGTTTGAACTAGCGTTGATTAGCATACTAATTAGCATACTAAAGAGGTAGCGCCAACCAGCAATAACGGTGCATCATAGCGAGTCAAGCTACCGCAAGCCGCCAGGCGGGTAAACGTATAACCTACAATCTGTAAGACGTCGATCAGGTTGTTTACGTTGTTTACTGAGCTAGCATTAAAAAAGATTGCTCCGGTAGTGTTGAAAGCGTTGTTTGTGATGATTCCGAAAAGACACGCCACGGCGCAAGCTGCTACAAGGTTGATTTTTGACAGGTTGATGATGATTGCTTTCATTTGGTGTTACCTTACATTAACGCCGCCAGACTTGACGACAAAAACATAATAGCAAAAAGCGCCGCCTGATGGCAAGCGCTTTGGCACCTTTTTAGCGATTTATTTTACTGCCTTTTTCGCTTTCTTAAACGCTCCACGTTCTGGCATAATCCATCAATGCACGGATGTAGCCACGATAACCGCCGTATGTCGTGTGGCGCTTTAATTTAGCGTTACGATACCATGCGACAATGACCGATCCGCCTTTAGTAATACCGCCAAAAATACCGCGATCTCCGTGCTCGCCAGCCTTGACCCATTGCCCACGCTGCAAACTGGTTAGGTCTATGCTTTCATCCCATATGTTAACTGTTTTTGTGAATTTTGCCATGATGTTGACCTCTTTGTTTTTGGCTGAAACTTCAATATGGATAAGATAGCAAAAGCGCCGCCTGATGGCAAGCGCTTTAACTTTTGGTTTTAGATGTTGTCTGCGTGAAAGTAAAAAAGTTCTTGCGCTCTTTGGGCGGGGTAATCGGTCTCTGTAGTGTTTACAGTCTGGTCTACTCTTTTCCCTTCTATAAGCCCGTGGACGTGAAAGAAAGTCTCACCGTCAAGCTGTACGGCATCCATGATAATAATATTACTTTCGTTATTGCTCTTTTCCTGAATGCGGATCGTTGTCATGCTGTAACCCCTTTGATTAGTTTTTAGCGCTTTGTTTTGACAGAGAGAGGATAGCAAAAGCGCCCACACAATGCAAGCGCTTTGTTTATTCATCCTTTCCCTTTAGTCTTGGAATAGTTGATTCATCAATTCAACCAGGCCCAGATCACACGGTGGCGGCGTGGGTATGACGTAATAGCCAACTTTACGAATAGAGACGCTCATCACGTCGAACTCTTCACGGCTTATGATAAACCGACCGTTTCCCAAGTGCGCCCAGTATTCACAGCTTACACGCTCAAAAGACACGGCGATAACATGCACGGGGATTATTTCTGCTTTAAAAGCGTTGTCCATCGGGTTACGGGTAGGTTGTAAGGTGATATTGTCCATTCTCTGATCCTTAATAAAAGTCTAAGTTTTCGGGATTTAAAAATTCAAAATTACGATGTATCGGTGTACCCGTTTCACCGCTACCCCATTGATTAAGATTATAGATCGCCGTGCGGCGGATTGCTAGCCCTTTTTCTATCTTTTCCTCTGCCTCTTTTTGCTTTCCATCTAAAAAGGTGTGAAACGTGGGGCGCGGTGCGTTGTTCTCTTTTTCCCACGCGGTTAAATCATCCCTTTCAGATAGTGCAAACATCAGATCACTAAAGCCTTCATTTGCCATAGCTTGCCCAGTGCCAAACATTGAATGATGATAGCTGAAAGTAACATGAAAGGGTTTTACTTTTGGTAGTTTGGAATCTTTCGGCAATGGCTTGCAAGTGGCGATATGTTTATTTTCATCAATAGCGGAATTGATTATAAGCGCCTCAGTGTGGGCGGTTTGGATGCTAAACCATTCATTTAGCCATTTGTTGTATTTGGTGAAAGTGGTGATCATGGTTGTTTCAGAACGGTGAGAAGAAAGATAGGTGTTCGGTGCGCCGTTCTGGCAGATAATCAATGTATTGTCTATAGCTTTAATGTGGGCGGTAACTCCTATTTTATTGTTTGCATCGATCAGGATTGCGAAAAATTGTGACTTGTTCATATCGTAACCTCGCATTGATTATCTGGCGGTTGCCTTGCGGTATGAAAAGAGTATACACATAAGGCTAACCGCAATCAATAGGCCTGGCACTCAATTTACATGATTATTCTTCTACTAAAGCGTAGTAATCATCCTTTCCCGATACCCTGCTGATCACATCCTTTACACTGGCGACTAATTGACACATCTTTTTAAGCACATAACGTAAATGATAAAAATGATGTACATATGCTTGCATTGTTTCCAACTTGCTAGCGCCTGGCACGATGGTAAACAAGTCTAAGGCGTAATAGTGATTATACCAGTTAACGACTGCCGGATTATCTAGCGGATCATCCGTTTCGCTGTACTCATTCAAGCCGTATGAGTGAAACACCTTTAGATAGTCGATCAGTGTTTGATATGCCGTTTCCTTGTCACTTGCCCAGAACTCTATCGATTCCGTCAACCATTCCCGATCATCTTGGGTTACATCATCACGATCAGCGTAGGGAAGAAATGACAAGCTGAAAAGCGTCAATCCTGGTTGACGTGACAGAGTGTAGTTTTCAGACCTGAGTGATCGGCCTTTTGCGTCCTCAGTCTCTATAATATGTTTCATAACTCACCCCTTAAAGTAATCCGACGGTAAAAAATCTTATCCTAGATGGATAAATTCATCATCACCAATCACGGGACTTTGTTCGCCATAGGTTTTTGATAGTTCTGTCAGGCGGTCGCCCAAATCGCCCAGGCCACGATCCCAGAATCCAACGCCGTGACCGTTGCGAGTTAACCAAAAATCATGGCCTATCAATTCCCACACGTTATAATTTCCACGCTGATAGTGGTCTGGTAATTCTGAGATAAGAACGCCACCAGCAAACAAAAAAGAATCACAATCACTACGGATCAGGCGCTTTGCTTCTATTGATAATTCATTTGGCAAGCCGTCCAACGGTTCGCCGTTGTCGTCGGTACTACTCCACAATAGCGCCTCAGTGTAGCCCTGGATGATTAAATCTAACGGTTGTCTAGTGTTTTGATTGCTCATCTTCTTTTATCCTTCCAGCGGGAAAACATCATTAACAATTGCAACGATAACACCGCAAGCCGCCGTCGATGACGGTAGCGGATCGCTTTCGGCTTGTTGAATAGCGCCCATACTGTAGGACACATTGAAAGACTGTTTTACCGCGTCTTTGTCGATAAGGCGATCAGATTGAACTGTAACGATTAACGGGTCTGCCTGGGCCTTGTCGTCAACATGACAAAAGGTAAATACTGTTTTCTTTCCAACCTGCTGATAATCACACATTACAGAATCTGAAACACCTGAAAGAATAAATAACTGATTTGCCTTGAACATGTAACCGCCTTAACTTGATGTTGTTTGCTCGAATGGAATGATAACAGAGTGACATATTATGTCAACTCTGATCACGTCTTTTTATTCGTTTTCTTCCCCTGGGTACTCAATACAGACCGGATCGACATAGCGAGGATCACGGCGAACATCAGCGGCGGCAATCTCACAGGTTAGCGGATCATCATACGTTGCCAGGGAATAATCATCGCACTGGGTAACGCCTAACGTGGTAAACATGCAAATACTAGCGAAAATTTCGAACATGATAGACCTCTATTTTTTAATCACAACGGCCTGAATGGTATCACCCTGTTTAACGCCGTCTTTCAATTCGTCACACATTGCGATGTGTTCACCTTTCAATAGCGTGTAGCTATTTTCATGTGCGGTGCATTCTGCAACTGTTTTAAACGTCTTTCTCACTTCCCAATCACATTGCAATGATACGTTAGTGAATGAGATATGACAAGCCAGAACAAGGAAACCGATCATACAGTAGCCCCCGCCAGATGGTTGTTTTCGATCACATCCTGCAATGCACAATTAACCTGGTATTCATCAATAATGAAGGGTTCTTGAGAGTAACTATTTTGTAACCCATCACAGACTAACATAAAAAACTCGCCTTTGTAATGCTTTGATACTAAGGCCTCTATCTTTTCACGGGTCATAATAACCGCCTTAATTGTCTTTGTGTTGAGAGTATGCGCCCCAGGTGGGGCGCTTGTCAATATCTCATTTGTTTATTTTATTTGTGGTGTTGTATTCACCGTAACGATTAACAGAGATAGTGACAGATTGCGGGAGTAGACAACGGACACGGGCGGCGCGGTCTTCATAATTTTTTATATGTGACGGGGTATTGTTGCGGGTAAATTTGACACGTAAACGCAATTCTTTTGGGTTGCGATCATCAATACCAGTTACCACACCAAAAGCAATTTGGCCATAATTATGATAAACCATTTTACCTAAGTATTTTAATTCTAATTGCTCTTTAGTGAACATATTGTAACCTCTTTTTAAGTTATAGCGGGTTGCTATGTGGACATATTATCATGTTGGTTCGTTGTGTCAATACCTGAAAACGAAAAAAACCACGGCTTTTTATACCGTGGCTTGTTCTCTCTCTGTGAGCCTCTCTATCAGGCTTTAATAATCAGGCATGTATAACGCCGATTGATGATGTAAAGCGCGGCGGCGCTCTGCTGCCTGCTTTAAATTGCGGGGGGTGTATCCGTCTGGTTCCATCCCTACAATAACCCGCCGTGGCTTGTTCAGTTTATCATTACGTTGGCGTCTTTCGTCAACCTCACCATATCCCAAACGTACACGGGTACGGTTTGATTTTATTTTTTCAGTTATGCCGTTTGTTTGTTGCATCTTTCGCCCTCATTATCCTGGTCTTTGTGTTTCGTGGTCAATACATACACCGTCACGATCTGCGATCTCATCGTTTCGTGTATCGATGTACTCATTAACAAAATCTTTTGTTCCGCTTATGTGTCTGAGTATCACACCGTTTCGGCGTTTTACTTCCATTACTAGACCAACGCCTTCCAGATCATTTAATGCACCTGATCGCCGTGTATGATACTTGTAACCTTGGAACGAATATTCTACATAATGGAACATATATCTGACCCTATATTGATACCAGAAAAATAAAACCAGTCTTTTTACTATGACGTGAACCTTAAAAACATAGGCTCCGACACAAATAATAATTATGGTTGACAATTCCATTTTAATAGTCTTCCAAGATAGTCTCTATTTCTTGCAACTCTTTACCAGAAAATACTTTTCTCAACTCTTCGCCAACCTTCTGACAGGATAAATATAATTCTAGACCTTTCCGGCTGTCAACATCATAACCCAGATTAGCGCAAAAATCAGAATGGGAATCTTGAGATAATGACATATCACTTAATAAACCATAAAGAACGCTTGCCGCTGATGGGGTGGGTACGAAAACTTTAAAACCAAAAGACATGGCTTTATTATTGTTGCGTTTATGATCTTCACGCGACCAGTTAGCTTGACTCACGATTGAAACCGTCGCTACCACTTTGTCAAGTTCTTTTTTGTCCGTACCTGTTAGGCCAGTGGCGCGGCCTACACGGTGGCCCGTGCCTGTCTTAAACTCGGTGCGGTAGACCTTCCCAGCCTTTTCAAACGACACGAAAAACAGATCCGCTTCCCATTCAGGATCAGGATTAACGCCGCCGTTAACCGCTTTAAATGTAATACCTTTTTCGTTCAGGAAGTTAAAAACAGCAACATCTTGATCGTTGAAACTGATTTGATTATTCATGGTGTAACCTCTTTTGTTTGTAATTAAGGGCGTTTCCCTTACTTGATAGGGCTTATCTTAAAGCCCCATCTATTAAGAGTCAACAAATTAAATTAGATTATCAAAAAAATCTTGCGGCTTGATTATTGCATTTTTGCCGCCATTGCCTAACCACTTATTAATATGGCGTGTTGTCGTGGCGCTGTACTTGCGATCCGTTTTATAACTGATCCCGTCTGTGATCGCCGCTACTGGTGTGCTATAGCTTACAAAAACTTGATCACCGTTTGACTTTGTGATCTCTGTTTGGTTTGCTGAAATGCTGTTAATTTTCATGATTAAAGCCCTTTCAAATAATTATTGGTTACCCGGTAAACATAGCGATAAGCGCGTTTTGTGGCGTGGGTTACCGTGAATGATTCATAGGCCAGATCATAACCGATTTTTTCAAGCCAGTAAAGCGCCATTTCTTGCCCGTCGTTTCCGGTTTGTTCACGGCGACGCGGCGACGTTAGGATCTCCAGGGAAAAAGCCCCGGTGTAATTGTTTTGAACGGTGACCAGGTCGCCCCGGTGCAAGGTGGCGCGGTACTTATTGATCACGTTGCCGTTAACGTCCCGGCCAAAATCAAAGGCATCGACAACCACGAAAAAATCACCCTTAGAATTTACAGACGGGTTAGCAGTAAGGCGGCGGACTGCATCAGCCAGATTGATGGATGTTTTAAACTTTGCCATGATGTAAACCTCTTAATAATTACGTTTCACTTGAACATAAAGAGAATATAATCTCTTTATGCGCCAGTGTCAACTATATTAAATCAATGAAAGCATTTCTTTATAGGTTGATTCTGTTATTTCAGTGATAGACTTAACCCGGACAAGGTGCGCCCCGCAATCAGACCAATAACCGCTTTCATCTTTTTCTTGAATGGAATCAAAGGAGTAGTGACCATCGCCGCAACGGCTTTCCGCTTCAAACGCCGCCGCTTCAATGTCCGATTCTGCGATCAGGTCTACAGTGGGAAACTCTTTTCCATCATACATGACATAAATTTTAACGAGAAAGAATTTTTCATTTTGTGATTTGCTATTTACTGTAGACATTTTAAAACCTCTTTTCTTTGTTATGCGGGGATGTTTCCCCGCTATGAATATAAATATAAACCATCTAATTTTTTATTTCAATTACTTAATGAAGTTTTTTAAATCTTTTCTTCTCATATCCGTTCTTTGGGTAACGTTTATTTTTATTCCTTTTTCTTTTGCCCAGTTATCCAGATATCCCCTGGTTGGTGTTTCCCCGATAATAAGTAGTAAGTCTTTTAATGCAACATCTAAAGCGTGGGAACCGTACCCATATTTAAGATCACGGCTTTTATTTAAAGTCAACCATTCATTTGTTTCAGGACAAGTAAATGATAATTCATACACAAAATAAGTATTAGCATAAGAATCAGTCCAATCTAAGGAAACAAAATCCAGCACCGCTGTTTTATCAGTAAGTGCTTTTTTAAACAGCTCAACAATATTAATATTTTCCATCATATCCAGCCTCTTAATCTTATTCAAACAAACATCATTAAATAACTTTCATAACTACCGGATCGACGGGTTATTTTTAAGTTGATTCCAGGATTGACAAGTTTATCAGCCTGAAAGTTATTTAATGATGATATTATGCGCCCCAGCAGGGGCGCTTGTCAATCACTATCTCACAGATATATGTTCACCTTTAACAATAACATAGCAGCAACCTGAATTACTAAAAATGTCAATGTAAACACGACGTAAGCGCCCCGCAAAATTAATTTTGTTTTCCGTCGGTAATTTCTTGCCATAACCTGATAATGTTTTTCTTAAACCTTTAACCTGCCACCACAAAGGATCATGAATCAGCACGGTTTCAACATCATCAGCCTTGAAATTCCCCACTAATACCGTTGTCATTTTGTAACCTCATTAATTAGTTTGTGAGAGTATTATATATTATACACTACACATGTAAAGCTATTTGATTATTATTTTTGCGCCAATCAACTGGAATTTTTCGCCCGTTGTGGCCTTGAGCTTGTGTTGTTCGTGCTGCAAACGGGTAACCGCTACGTGTAAATAATCGTTGTTTACGTTCACCTAAAAGATGTTGAGGAATAGATAACACCGGGTTACTAACAGGCGCTTTAATTTCTTTCCCTGGCAATGATACACTGACTTTAACGGCGTTATCATTCTTCCATTGTGCATGTTGTGCGGCTGTCTCAGTCATAGCCTGGTGTAACTGGTCTGGCATCTCAATAGACCAGCGTTTACCTTTTGGCGCGTCACTTCCATTATCAATAGGTTTTAAACCAGCCAGGCGAGCGGCATCACGGCAAGCGGTGCGGGTAGGAAAGAAAATGTTTTTCATGATATGATTCTCAATGTAAATTAAAATTGCTGGATAATGTGGCGGGTTGCCCCGCCGATGTAGCTATTATTGATCGGATTGTTTTTCGCTGTCAATGTTTATTTTCGATAAAACTTCCACTTTCGATAAAATTTCTTTTACTGCCTCTTTTGCCTGGGTAACGGCGTCATCAATGGCGCTTTCGTTGAAGACCGTTTGTGCAATGTCTAAGAGTGTTCCCTCATCATCATAAGAATAATCAAATGAGCAACCTATACATTCATCATTGAATAAGTCTACCCCTTCCACGCTGGCTGATACCCTAAACCCATAATCTGAGGCGTTTAAATCCCTTTCAAGCGCTTTTGTTGCCGCCTCATAAGCTGAGGCGCAAGGGTTCGGATCGCCGTTGTCTCTCAGATATCCGGCACGTTCTGCCAAACTAAACTCAGGAATGGCATATTTATAGCCGCCTCTATGATGGGATGGATTTTTAATTGTTACCCCGCCTTGATGTTTATCCGTCATGGTGTACATTTCAGAGAATAAAGCGAACTCATTATAACAAACAACACTTACAGAAAAATCAATACCATCTTTTGAAAAAGAAAAACTCTCAATAACGTCTGACATAGTAACCTCACATTGTTTGATTAATAAGGCTGTTTCGCCTTGATGTGGTACATAGTAAACATCATGCTATGAGGAGTCAATACCCCAAAAGAAAAATAATTAAATTCTTTTTCTCTCTGTTATCGCTTGCGCCTGGTGTTGGTTAGTGTATTATAGACGGACAAACAAAGGGGAGTTAATAGCATGACAATTAAAAAGCCGTACAAATCAGGCGGGGCTTTGGTGACGGACGGTAACGGAAACATTTTGCGATTCACTAAAGCGCAAGTAATGAAAAGAGTGAAGGCAGTTCAAAAGAGATTAGGCCTACAATCACATATCAATTTTTACAATGTGAGTGATTGCGGGGAGTATTGGACGGCGCAAGCTGGCGTAATAAGTAAACCATTTAATTAATAGGTGCATCATGACTAATACAGAATTATTAATGAAGGCGCTAGGTTGGCAAGGTGGGACGGTTCACCAGGTGGCCCAGGCTACGGGGTTAACAGTCACTGAGATTTTAGATCTTGATACATTTCAAAATCTATGCCACAACACGCCGCGCCGACAAGGCCGCATTGATGCGGATGAAAAATGTGTTAAGGCTGTCTACCTGGTGAGAAAAGAACAGTTTGCAGAAAAAGCAACATTGATATCATACTGGTTCGGCGTTGTGGATTATCTGAGAGAATTAGAATAAAAATATTGACGCCCCGTGTAATGCGGGGCTATACTATTCAGACAAAGACAGACAAGCCCACCAGCGGCGATAAACCTGGCTAGCATAGCGAAAGCATGTAAGGTGGATCGCCGGTAGTTCGCCTTGAATTTGTTTTGTAAAGATTGAAAATAACTATTGACCTGGCAGACAGGATCACCGATAATAACCACATGGCGCAGGGTAACGGGAGTAAACAGTGGGAAATAAAAAAGATGTCCGCCGGAAATGGCAGACTAAAAAGGACGATGCAAAGAAAAGAGGTATTCCATGTTCTCTCACACTTGAGGAATATAAAAAATTGATGCAAGATGCAGGGATAACCCTTGATCAGATAGGGAGTAAGAAAGGCCAGTTTGGTCTGGCAAGGTTCGGGGATATTGGCGGGTATTCTCTCAACAATTGCAGGTTTATAACAACCTCAGAGAATCAGAGAGAAGCATCAAAGACAAAACCAAAAAACGGTTTACCGTTAGGTGGTGGATCTTATGAGTCTGTCAAAGGCTGCAATCATTACAAAGATAGAGGGTTGATTGTTACCCCGTGGGGGATTTTCGACACCATTAGATTGGCGGCGCTTGCCCCTGGTTGTACATGTAGCGCCGCAACAATACATAGAAGAATAAAAAATAATATACCTGGATTTTTCTACTCCTCCTATTGACAGGAGGGATGGGATAAGGGATAATGTCATTCAGCGGGAACATTGAAACCGGAGTACAAGACACCGCCCCTGCCTGCTATTCTTGGGATGAAAAAATAAATTTTGGAAAATCATTTTGCATGGATTGAGGTTCACCCTTTCTCAAAAAATTTTTCTGTATAGAAAATTCGGGGCCGGATTTGAAAAACCTATCGAGACCCTCAGGCTTTTGAAAAAGCTATCGAGACCTGACCTGAGACAAAATGAAAAAGCTATCGAGACCCAGGTTTTCTGTATCGAGATCATTTTCTACTGCTGGTGGTTTGTTTCCATCTTAATTGAAAAAGCTATCGAGACCCAACAACATTTCTTTACTGGTGCTTTTTGAGATAAGGCTTCATTACCTTTTGAGATAAGAGTCGGACACAGGTAAGGATATGCTGGCTTGAATCAGCGAGTTAAACAGTTTGTTTTGAGATAACAAGTAAGGGAGTTTGATTTATCATTACGTCATGAAATAGAAATCCCTCTGAGTCCTGAGGGATATCCTGTTTAAAATGTGGATTAGGATTTGAGTTATAACCTATCGAGAAATATCTGCACAAATATCTGTATAAATATCATAGACTTAGCTCTTCATTGAAAGTATCTCACTCCTGACCTGAGAAATATCCCATACCTTCTCTGTCGCCATAGTGTATACTGCCTGCTCTTTAGGTGTTGGGTTGAGCCAGTCATTAAAATATGTCCCGAAGTCTCTCCAGTCATGCATCTGTCCCACACCGTTGACAAATATGGTGAAGTGTTCTTTACTTGCCACAAGAGTACGACCACCCAACCAGAATGTGATCCCCTGGTTGTCATACTTCAACCAATCCCCTCTGCCAAAGACAAGCCGATGGGCTGCGGACTTATCCTCCAACACATCCATAAAAACTGAACGTCCATCAAGGAACTGTTTTACTCTCTCAATAACAACACTAGGCCACAGGTGATTGGTCATCATGGTGTAGAGAGATGTGGATTGGTTAGTAAAGACCCCGTCCAGTTCTGACTTGATGTCAATAATCTTGTCAAGTAGGCTGTTAGTGATACTTTTATCAAGACTCGATGTGGAGATTAGTTCCTCAAGTTTATTGACCTGGGCAAACGCAGCCAGGCCAGAGTTCCCCATGTCCTCGACCATTCCTCGGATAGCCGCGCTCTGTTTGGTGTAGTCCTCTATGTCCTTCGGGATATCCGTGCTGAAATGATCCAAGCTGCGGGTCGCATCGTTCACCTTACTCTCAATCTCTTCCCGAGTATCGTCTGCAAAATCAATCCTGCGGAGGTCGTAGCAAACATCTTTAACTTTCTCTTTTATAATCCCTTCAAGGTCAGGTTCGTCCTCAATAAACTGCGCCTTGGTAACCGACCACTGAACAATGCCGTGAGTATGGAATATGTCCATATTTTGTACATCCCTCTAAAACGAGCTGTATCGCTCTATGCTGCGTTTTGTACATAAGTAATACATTCGCCTAGGTACACCCCAGAAATGCCAACAGAGGCCGTTTTAGAGGCCTCTTATTTGATTGTGGATTACTTAGTTCGGTCAGGCATGGTGTATCTCATGTATGCCATGTTCCGTTTGTGTTTCAAGTCCCAAGTGAAAGGCAGGTCGCCCAGCACATACCAGGACGCTACGTGGGCATATTCCCACATCTTCCACAGCGCTTTATCTTTCTTTCGTTGCCAAGACATTTCTTCTCCTAATGCACCTGCTCTGTTGTTATGACGACCGCGTCGTCAACCCCGACATCAAGGTCATGAACTATCCTCACCACCTTGAAAAGCCGATGCTGGCAACGTATGTGCTCACCCATGCGGGGGAGTTGATACGTTGCAGATGTTGACCAAGCCTTCAATACACCATGGTATCGGTCTTCGATTTTTACAAACATGACCCCTCCTATGGGACTCTGGTTGTCATTCCCGCAGGAAGGTCAATAACCATACCTGGGGAAATGATATTTGGATTATGAATAACTGAGCGGTTCAGGTCGGCTACCTTGGGCCACAAGTCGCCATCACCAAGGAATCTTTTTGCAATTGAATACAAGGTATCACCTGAGCGTACCTCATACTGCAACTTGAAGTCAAACTTTATCTCCGATGGTTTGGTTATGTCATCCAAGATCTGAGCCTTAATGTCTTCTTGGGAGGAACCAAGGTAAGTCCTTCCCTTGTATGTTGCCTTGATGAGAGGGGACTTACTCATAGTTCTTCCTCTGGGATGTTACCACTTAAACAGTGATAGCATTGGTCATAAAGATCGTTGAGGAACTCCTCACAGTGTGTGGAAGTTATGTCAACACCATATTCATTTGCCTGAGAGATAAAGCTCTCCTTGAGTATTCCATAAACCTCATCAGGATGCAATCTCTTTTTGGCATGAACTGCTGCGATCCGTTCAGCTCGGCTACGGGGTTCTTCCAGCTCCGCGACCAAATCGACATGAGGGACACCTTGCTTCCATTGGCTGTTAACAAAGATACCCGACCCTTCTTGTTTCTCGGCTACCTCTAAGTGATATCCTAGCATTGCGGATCGAGCAACAACGTACAAGCCTGGTTTTGTTTTTTCATCGTTATCTTGCCACTTTATCATTACGATTCTCCTTTCATAGCCTCGTCAATCTGACTGCGAAGCGTTGTGTGATAAGGCTCATGGTCATCACTATCGCACTGTGCATGAAACTTATAATGACTACCGTAAACCATCGGGTCACGGACTTCAACTGCTTTGGAGCACAACCAATCCAACCGCTCTTTATCACCGTTAACCAGCGACTCCAGAGCAATCCGAGCCACCTCTCGAACATTAGCACTGTACTCTGAGGTGTCTTTCCGGTCAATCATGTGACGGGCAGTTTTGATCAGGATGTCTTTCTTATCTTCTGTCATGAATCCTCCTCATCTTCCAAATCCACAGGCTGGTCACAGTGAGGGCAATAGCCATCAGCCTCTTGCAACGACCCAGTAGTAAACATCTTACGACATGACCAACAGCGAACATTCTGTTGTGAATCAACTATCTTATTCATAGCGTCACCTTTGCACGTTTTCGTGCCTCTGTTACCATAGCCTTGACCTCTTCTTGGCGATCAGACCGTTTAATCCCCAGAATCATGCCTTCCAACTGCTCTTTCATTGGGATCAGTACAGGCATATCATCAATCCAGATGTCGGGTATCCATCCATAAAGGGCTGTTACTTGGGCTTTCTGGAAATAATTACAGAAAATGATTTCAATACCCAACTCTTCGGCTGCGGCCTGAATGTCCTCGTTGTTGCCACTCTTCTCATAACGATAGGTGACAAATTTAACCTCAGACTGTTCAGACTTCATGACTTCGACAATCTTTTTCCACATCTCAGGGTGTGCGGTGTAAGTCTCATCGTAGTCAAGGGCAATCTTTAGTCCGCTCCATGGTTTCATTGGTACGTTTCCTTCAAGCCATCCCATTTGTCGCACTTGTGATCAACATATTTTTCTATTTGTCTTTTAAGCATAGCCAAGTTAATCGCGCCTTTATTAATTCCCTGTCGGTCAAGTGCCTCCACCTCCATCATGTAAACCAAATCCACGGCGCTGTTGAGAACATCAGCTATCTCTGCAATTGGAGGTTCAGTGCAGCGGTGCGGTCTATTCAAAGACCTCGCTAGTTCACCAACCTCTTCCACCAAGATTTTGAAGACTGAATCTACAGTACGGGGCGGGGCCTGAACACTTGACTGTAAAACGCGGTCGATTATTTCCATTAGTTCTCCTGGGTTTTTGTTTCTTTTTCGGTAGCTGGTGCCGCAGCGGCGTCCAACTCTGTACTATACTTCTTGATAGCCTTGTTTAAGAAGTCGATTGAGTTACCTGCCAGCTCACGCACTTCGGGGGTCTCCGAGACCGTCTGCCCAACATAAGCAGCTAACATTTTGTACGCTGTGTCTTTGGTGGGCATAAAGTTTGCATATCCAATCCCCAGAGCGGAAACCAAGCAGACCCAAAAAACAAGCCTGCGGAAAGGTTTTAGGATATCCCCTTTCCCTGGATCTGGCGCAACTACTTGGCTGATAGCTGAGAATTTTAACCAAGTGGAATCTGCCCCGTTGGGATAAGTGACTTTCATGGTTGCATCACTGTTATCAACGTTCAGGATAACCAGATTATCCCCCGTCTTAAACGTTTTGAAGTCTTTGGTCAGAGTCATTACTTTGCCAACATAAAAGTTATGTACCCCAATACCAAAGGAAATCTTAGCTACAGCAAGAGCGATGTAGCCACACATACCGAAGAATAAGAAGAAACCCCAACCACCATAGCGCCCATCGGTGCTAAGAACATCAATTGCGTAAATTAAAAAGGCCCAAGACATAGTTATCTCCTCGTGAGATTGTTTTTGTTAAAATGGTAAGGATAAGAAATCGAAGTCTGATTGGAAAAGGACAACATCCTTCCCGTCAACCTTCAAATCCGTGATGTACATACGGTTAAACCGTTTTGGGCCAGGCCCTCTGTAGATACCTTCATCCACAATATTAAAGCTCTCAGCGTTGTTCAGAGCCTCAGCAGCGGCTATACCCCTGTCACCTAGCGCTGTGCCTGCGGCTAACATGGCGGCTTTATCTTCCACAAAGAATTTAGGCATCCGCTACTCCTTTAGAGGCTTTTCGTGCTGATTCTTCTTTCCGGTATTGTCTTGCGTAAGCCTGTCTCATTTTCCAAATCTCCATTGGTTGTGTTTCATACTCCCAGTACCGCTTCCGCTTACGCCACCATTTGTAGACAAGGTGGGTCTCTCCGTTGTCGTGGAATTGAGTCACGAAGTGGAGCAAACGACCGAACGGGCCATTCTCTTTGAATTTTTTGTTAATCATCGTCGCGGCCTCCTCAGCCTCTGTCATCGACTTCGTCAGTTTGGCACATTTTTCTACCGCGCTGTCGCTTGCTTTCCACACATTGAAAATCTGATATCCTGATACTACGCTCCGCTGGCTGACCTGTCAACCAGAAAACTAACAAAAAGAAAAATCAAACACCCTATAAGATCTTTTAAAGATCTTTAGTGTTTAAGGTTTTAGATCTTTATTATCTTTCTTTATTATATCGTAGGTCACCCATGACCTGGGTAGTCCGGTCACCCATGACCTGGGTTGGTTAGTTTTTAATCGCTTCGTCCTTCGGAATATACAGGCTTGTTTTGCCTGGGCGATTGACGATCTCAAGGTAGCCTAAGGACGCAAGTTTATCCAACGCCCGACGTACAGTCTTCTCAGAGACAGCCACTTCTTTTGAAATGGTTGTGGTGGATTCGCAGAACTCATCTCCCCGACTCTGAAAGAATTGCCACCTGAATTTTATATACAGATAAACCCTAAGGTCTGTTGGGGATACCTCTTTGTTGGAGAGTATCCCGTAAGAACATAAGACACTGAAAGACTTATCAATCCTCACCTTTAAGTGCCTCTTGGATTTGACGGTTGAGCCAATTACGGGCATGATCCTCAGAGGCATCATTGTTGAACAGGACGGCAAGCCCACACCCTATGTCGTAGAGATGACGGTCGAAGCCGTCAAGATCCCCCGCCATGGCTATGACAGACCTCTCTGCGTTTGTTGGGTTCAACGGATCACCGATATCATTCTCATCGATGATAGTCTCTCCTCCCCTCTGCACCCTCACTGTACGTCTCCCAGCTTGGATAGAATAGGATGTGTATGTCTCAGGTTCAGACCTTATGTGGAAAGAGGCAGACACGCCTCTCCTGTTCATTTCTACAATTGCATGGGATTTACTTTTCATCACTCCTCCCGTGATTTTTGTGGTATCCATAAACCCTATTAGCGACCATCCTTGCCTCCACTGCCTCCTCAAAAGAGGAAAACCTACCAACAGTTTTCTTTTTTCCTCCCCCAGTTCGGATATGGACTGCCCATTTTTCTCTGGATTTGTCCCAACAAACACCTGTTGCACCTGATTTATTCAATGGATTAAGTTTCAAATTGGTTCCATTACCACGGTTTGTGGTCACGCGCAGGTTGTCCAGTTTGTTGTTGCCCCGATCATGATCAATATGGTCTATGACCATCCCTGTAGGTATTTCACCATAAACCATAATCCAAATTGCCCTGTGGCAGTCTATCCGCCCCTCTGGTATTCTTAACCTTCTGTATTTACTCCTTTTATCTACAGACCCAGCCACGTCACCAGCTTTTATGGTTGTCCATTTTCTTGATGTTTTCCAGTACATATTGCCCGTCTTTGGGCAATAAGTGAAGAGGGTATCTAAAACGTCCTTTGTTATCATTTTTCATCCATATTAACTGCCCTGCCGAAAGGGGCAACCCAGTTACGACGCCCGCCGCAGATGACCCACAGAGTGTCCCACTTCCTACCCCAATCCTTCCTGTTGTTTAAATCCTCAATGTACCCATCCGTGAAGATGATTACATCTTTGGCCTCTGGAATGTTGTCTTCAATATACTTAAACGCACATGAAGCAGACGTCCCCCCCGTACTGGTGACTTTATAGTTTGCTAGGTCACGAATATTATCCTCAGTATAGACACAAACATTACCAACCTTGGTACTCCAGCAAAATAAGGTTACACGAAAAACCTTGTACAGTATACAAATACCGATGATCTCACTATAGATCCGACGAAGAGTCTCTGGAGAAATAGATCCTGACACATCAAACCCGATTACAATGTCAATCTTTTCTTTAGGCAACCGACCAGGTAATATCATACTGGCCTTTTTGGATAACCCTCCGTATTTCCTCATGGCAAAGGTAAGACCCCCACCCCGCTTAGACAAGCGTCGGAAAGAGCGATTAGACTTCACCCGAGAGACCATACGTTGTTTAATCATTTTAAGGTAGTCAACCTTCGGATTCTTCCATTCAGCTATCATAGCCCGAGCCTCCTCAGGGCCTTCGCCACCTGCCGATTTCAAGGCAGTGTCTATCATGTGGCGAGACCAATCGGTAATGTCGTCAAGTTCCTCTTTTGTCAATTGAGGACGTTCTTTACGATAACCAAGAATGTTCAGTTCATCGTCTTTCTCATCTCGGTGCATGTGGTTACCCACGGGGCGACCCTTCGGTGCGTTGGTCAACATGTCAATGTAGATCTGCTCCGATGTCATCCCTAAGTATTTGAAATTACAGTATGCAAAATGGAGAAAACCGAACTCCTTGTCAGGATCGAAAACAGAGGCCCTACCATTGGGGAACCAGCACATAGGTTTTGATCGGTTAGAGTGTTCCATCACGATTGTTGTGTTGATGTATTCATCGGTAGCGGCATTGTGCAGCTTGGGATCAAAACTTTTACCACGCCATATGTGGTTATTTGTGACGTGACGCACCTCATGTTTACAGACGAAGGTCAATTCCGGCATCGTCTTTCCGCGATAGAAAGTACGAATAAATCTCTCCTCCTCCGCCTTCTCTGCTGGAAGCATGGTTGGGTGGTTTCTTAGCCTCTCCATCACTAACTTTTCCCGTTCCTTAGGCATCCCACAAACGAACTCAGGATTGAAGAAAAGGTTCTTCCCATCGGTGGCGGCAGTGGTACACCAATCCCAATTAGCTATCAAAGGCATAGAGCTTAGTAGTGTCCCATAAAAAGGATTGACAGAAAGAAGAGCGATCCTCGCAGCTTGGATTCTTCTACGAGCCTCTGGCTCTAGTGCCTCAATCATTTTGTATTCATCAGGGTACATCTATCCCTCCTCTTTCAAATTTTTTATATTTTGCAACAACCCATCAAACAGGTCTGGGTGAATGGTGTTACAAAGTCTTTTGTATCCAATGGCGCGTCTCATCTTCTCTTCATACCACGCCAAGTGGGCTTGTTGTGGGGAAAGAAAACTACCTAAATGCTTTTGTTTCCCATTCTTACCGTCTGAAATTTGGGCAGTGTATTTTCCATCACGGTAACGAACCCCTAGTGGTTGATCGCCTCTTGAAATCATCCGGCAAGCCACAAAAGCGTTCAACTCAGAGGGGACATAGACACAACCCTTCGGGGAGTACACCCTATTTCCAGGTATTAGTATGTCCTTGTCCAGAACCCACCCTTCCCTGTAATTTTCATCATGCCACGTATTGAATTTGGAGAATGTGTGCCAGACCTCGGCTACAGAACATCCCTCATACGTTGGTCGAAATGGTTTATGATCATAAGCTCTAAAAAGCATGGTTTTCCAATTATCATACGATTTTAAACGGACTGTTTTTCCGTTCTCGGTATGTGAAGTGGAACCCCGCATGTCATTAAAACCTACACCCATGACAAGTTTCATTTCTTCTCCAATAAAAAAGGCCATCTGTTATGATGGCCTAGTATACACGTTTCAGATTACTTTTCAACCTTTTTGACGATTGTTGAAGGAAAATAATCCTTGTCACCCTTCATGCGGTAGCCCCAAGCATATCCGTTTTGGATGGCGAAGAGGACAATGGCATCCACCTCTCCTACCCGCTTGGTTTGCTGGTTGTTAACTACATCCCCAAGTTTGTACTCAGGGATAAAGTTATCGGACAAGGCCTTGGCCTCAATCTCGGCAGGGGGTCTGCCCAAAATCTCTTCGTATGGAGTTACTGCCGAACTCATTTCACCGCCTTATTGAACATTGCTGCAATCTTAGGGACACTCATTCCCGTAGCAATCATCATGGATGTCACAGCATCACTGATCTTCTTATCCACAACCAAGAAGTTATCCTTGGCAAAACCCGCCTGCAAATCCAGGATAAGGACATGCTTTGGCTCTTTGTCCAGAGGCGCTCCAGTCAGGGAGCACACCTTGCGGATGTATTTAGCCTTGAATTGTGCAAAAGAAACAGAGACTTTCATACCAACCTGCGAGAAATCAGTGCAGTATTTTGAGTAAGCCAGTGCAACAGCTACATCCTCAGGGACTGCCTCTGGTGTCGGGATCAGACACTCTTCTGGTTGAACTTCCTGGCATAGGTCACCCTGTGCCACAGAGATGTTGTTGCCTGCTTGCATAGTCTCTTCCACTTGTTCTTCCTCCGGTTGGTTAGCATTGGGGATGTATTTAGTTTTCAAGCTCTCCATGTGGGCTTGAGACATATAGAGCATCATGCTCTTGACAATCTCACGATCTAAAGGCTCCACGATAGTGGTGGCAATCTTCTTGTCCAAGAGATTGTCTTTCAACTGATTAGCACGTTGCATAACGACACAGATATTACCACGAACATAACCTTTGGTGTCGTCAATACGCTCAATGGTAGGGTAGCGTGGGTGAGATGAGTCCCCGTTAGCCCCAGCAATGAGGGTACTGAATGTCAGATTGGTGTAGTCACAAGCCCCGTGACCGAGTAGTTTAAACCCAATCATGAACATATCTTCCATAGTTAGATTACACTCAAGACCTCGATCTGCTGCATTTTTCTGTTTAGCCACCAGGCGGCGACCAAGACGTGCCTGTTCGTCTGTCGTAAATTTACTGCTTAAGTCTTTGATAGAAACGCTATTCATTCTCTTCTCCTACAACTACTGATGTTGGGTTATTCCCGTTTTGTTGAGGCTATTCTGACACGGGATATAATTATGTCAACCCCTTGAAGGTATAATTTTTTATCTGTATACTTAGGAAATCAAACTAAGGAGAATATCATGGCTAACATCAGTGGAGGATGGGATGAACCTTGGAAATCCCTCCTAGAAGAAAAGAGAAATGGATTCAAGAACCCTCATGAGGCTCTATATTATGAGAAGTACCTTACCAACAACCATTTCTGGGACGAAACTAACCGACAAAGTGCGAAGAACGCTGTGGATGAAATGCAGGCTGTTGAAAGAGCTGCTAACACATTTTCTATTCCTTGGCTTTTGGTTGCGTTGTCCCAGATGGGTGAAGGATACTTTCTCTTGGATAGATATGGCCCCGACTTGGCATGTGCTCTTGAAGGGGAGAATGTAAAAGATAAGGGTTACTTTAAGGGTATCACTGTAGAAAGAGTGAGATCCAACCCAAGAACCAACAGGTTCTTATTTGATGACGATGTTAGGCGGCTTGAGGCATACATAACCATGCCAGATGGTGAAGGATCTGTCTTCAAAGATTTCTGTGGTTTTCTACAAAGGGGTTATCATTCTGGTAACAGGTTGGCGGGGATACTTGCTGACGGTGATAACGGATTTTTTGGTACGACCAAAAGAGACATTCTTATCCAAGTAGATATAAAATATACCCGCCATCGTCCTGGTTCTGACGAAGAGAAAAATTTCTTTACCCGTATGGCGAGTAGCAATGACCAATACACTGTTGTTGCTGCCTCTATGCATGTTGGTAAGTGGAACTTTAAGCAGTACCTATTTCCAAACTCTCAAAGAATGGAGAGGTTGAAGTATCTCGGGTACTTAGACCAAGTAGGATTAACAGTGGAAGGGACGAAAGGCTTAGAGGAGTTGGTAATTTATACTCAACCATCGCTGGACTCTCCCCCACTGTACGAAATAATCCACCATGGAGAGCTTCAAGGGATGAGAGAGGGAGAATCCTGGACAGAAAAAGAGTTATCTCTTTTAGAGATGATGGAGTTAAAGGGTGAAATCTTTATTGACACAAACAATCCCCCACGTATAATGAAGATCCTAAGAGAAGCCACAGGTGGCTTTCTCGAAAATAAATACAACTTTACTTCAACCAGGAAAATGATGCTATGACCGATAAACTGAGAATCCAAGAGTTGACCCCTACCCAGGAATTATCTCTTGCTATCAAACTGGCGGCAGAGGGACATCTTGATCAGAAGGATAAGGGTGGAAACCCATACATTCTTCATCCTCTTAAGGTGATGCACTACCTGAAAACGGACGACTTTCAGTTGATGGCTATCGGTGTCATGCATGATTTACTGGAAGATACAGATTTGATTGCAGCGGATCTGGTGTTGATGGGGTTCTCTCAGCGCGTCATTGGTGGGACAGTCCTCTTAACCAAGAAGGAAACCCAGACACCGGAGGAATACTTGACAGGTATTCTCAGTAACTATGACGCAATCCGCGTCAAACTGTGCGACTTACGCCATAATACCGATGTTCGTCGTCTGAAAGGTGTGGGACATAAAGATTTGCTTCGGATTCAGAAGTATCATGATATGTACGTTCGTCTGAAAACAGCAAAAGAACTCCACGAATCACTTAACGCCTTGAGTGTGGGAGCAGTATCATGAATATCTGTTACGGAGAGATCGCTTTTGGTTTTACCAACAATGAGTTCATTCTCCTTTGTTGTCTTCTTGGAGGCATCACAGGCCTCCTCATCTCTTATTTTTGTAACAGAGGGTAATTATCATGGGTGGAGCGGAGACGTTAGGTGCAGGCATGGCCTTTATTGTCGTTGGTCTTGTTGTGTATGTGGTATGGAAGATCCTCAAATTCATTTTTTGGGGGTAGCATGAACCTATTAACTCTGCTTCGTACAAACCTATACACCCAAAAACAGATGGGGTTTTTATTAGGAATAAAACCGTACAGGGTTAGTGAGCTGGTCTGTTTGTTGGAGCGGCGGGGATACATCGAGGTTAACCGGAGCTTTGTACAAGGTAATCGAGGTGGAAGGAATATTGTAATTAACGGCATGAATCTTTATAAAACAAAACTATATAGGAGACAAACGTGGGATCTCGAAAAGAGTTTACTCATCGCGGTCAAATTAGAAAACCATCGCTTGGATGGGGCTGGTCTGAACAACTGCGAGAAACAGACAGACATTGGATCTCCAGTGTGCAAACAACAAACGGAGAGATCGTCAAGTACCGGAAGAAGGACGGTAAGCGTGTGGGTGGCGAAGATGTTCTCGATTTAACCTCGATAAAGGAGTGCAAATAATGGCAAAACTTAGCAAACACACAAATAAGTGGGAGATGGTTCGCATCCTCCTGTCGTTCCAAGGGACAGAAGAATCCTTCGTGTCTCAGAATAAGGCTGACATTGACCAGATTCTCGTCTCATTGGCCTCTGTCCCTCCCGAAGAGAAGCAACGTTTCCATGTGGCTTCACGGGCGATCCTATTAAAATACTGGAACGTTGACCGCAAGGCTTGTACAGAATATCTCGCTGGCAAGAAACCTGCTCTGGACAAAATGTTTCTGCGTCGTGCCACTCATGGTGGGAACTCAAACTACACAGGTATGTTTGATGATGCAGAGAAAAACATATCTATATGGAAAAGCTGATATGAGTAAAAATGTAACTGCTAAGGTATACATGCGCCTGTCTGTGGAGGTTCATGTTGGTAATTGGTGCGGGGGTCAGGACTTTAACTCATTGTATAATCAAGCACTGAGAGAAGCCCGTAATTCTGTTGCCCACATCTGCAAGAACACAAACGTCAAGCTAATAGACGCCCATAAAGGTGAAATGAACGTCCACATACAGGAGGGACATTAATATGGATGCTCATTTATCAATCGTCAGACCCGGTTCTTGCGATGACACTGAGATCCGTGTCATTATTAGAATTGAGATGGGTAAAACAATAACTGCGGTACTTAGTCCTGAGGATCTCGCTTTAACTTTAACCGGAAAATCAGATGTACCTGTGGTTTTGAAATTGCGTAATGTCTCCCTCGACCTGGATAAAGGAATAAAGAATGTCTCGTAATATTTTTAAAGAGAATCAGATTAATTTACGGGAGATGAATGATATTGTGGCCTGTTGTGCTCGCAATAAAATCTCCTTGCTAATTTATGGTGGCCCAGGCTTGGGAAAGAGCCAGAAAATCCAGCAGTTGGCAGATGAAATGTTCGGTGTTCGCCACATAGGCCAAGAACGAAACGTAGTGGACTTCCGCCTGGCGGATAAAGAACCATCGGACGTCGCCGGACACCAAATACCTGTAGAGGTTGAGGGTAAGTTCAAAACTGTTTATGCGGTTCCTGACTTCTGGCCTACCGACCCCGCCTGGGAAGGATTCATTTTCATGGATGAGTTGCTCAATGCAGAGCCTTATCTCCAGAATGTGGCCTTTCAAATCATGCTTGATCGCCGTATTGGGACGTATGAGTTCCCGAAAGGTGCAGTCATGGTGGGTGCGGGCAACCGTGACGGAGATGGTGGGGCGACCCATGCCATTGTTCCTGCACTGGCTAACCGTATGATGATCGTGGAACTGGAATATGATGCCACAGTCTTTATTGAAGACTATGCGATTCCCTACAATGTTCACACAAACATTATTGGTTTGTTAAAAACTCGTGGTGATTTCATCGAGAACTATGAGAAGCAGTGTGTGGAACAGGGGTCTCCTTCTTACACAACACCTCGTTCTCTAGCTCAGGCGAGCAAGATCCTCTATGAACGTGACGCTGGCCTGATCACTGATCGCCAGATGGGGGTTATGTTGCAAGGCCTTGTGGGGAAAATGACCTCTGATGCTCTGATTCTTCACCGTCGTAACAGCAAATTACCTCAGATACGGAAAATTTTATCTGGAGAGGTGACTGTGGCTGGTTCAGATATCACGGATGACATGCAGTTTATCTTAGGTTTGGAGGGGACAAGAATCCTACGTGAAGAAATCATGAAGGACTCTCGCTCTGATGAAGAAATTTTGCTGTCAGCAAAGAACTTCTTAACATATCTGCATACCAATTTCGCAGAACGCAACGCCGACTTCGTGATGTCCGTGTTCTTGAAGTTCCTCAACAAATCCCCTGAGGGAGAGGCGTTGCTGAAAGCCAACCCACTGCGTGAAAAACTGATACCGAAAATGGCTAATAACTACGAGGTGGTCATGGAGATCATCAACAAATACCATGATGAGTTTTCTAAATCTGTTGCTGAGGCAAAGAAAAGTTCTTAATGGTATTGACAGCCCAGGGACGGGCTGGTATTGTGGTGTCAACAAAACAAAATAGGTTACATTATGAAATCTAAAGCTGAAAACATAGACAGGTTTGGTATTATCTACCTGACAGGAATGGATGGTAATTCCAGAAGTGTTTCTCTGAAAAGTATAAACACAGCCGAGTTAAAGTATCTTCTGCATTGCCGTCCGTTAGCAAGTGAAACTCGACTGACGGAAAGAAAGTTCGGTGCTGAAATTTCCTTTTGTGTAGAAGAGAAACCGAAAGAGATATTGGATATCATCGAGTACCACGATGAGTATTTTTCCAGCGATGTTCGCGGTTTCCTTGAACGGAACGGCCTTGTGGCAATTAAAGGGGAGAAGTTCTAATGCAATGTCGTGAACTACAATGGCGTGAAGATGAAATCCGCTTAGATACAGAAGCGTTTAACTTATGGCCCCACAGCGATCTTAGTGAGGCCGAGAGGGAAGCACTCAATAAGCTAAACATTGAAATAGTTGACCTCATGAAAAAACACAATATTAAGGTTGTATTTCCTACGGGATTGGAGCCTTTAAAGTCCCAGTTGGAAGCTGACTTCACGGGTATCGAAGAGTCTGCCAGAAAGTTTATGGAAGATGCCCAACTCTGGGATGACCGTATTTATGGGGCAGATGAAGAGTTTGTGGAAACGGCTGATGTCAAGTTGCCAAGAAACTTATTCGCCCGTGAAGAGACTGACGGAGGAAAGAAGATTGTTGTCCTCGGTGCCGGACATGGGAAGATTTGCTCCACTCTAACGGCTGCACTTCTGGCAGGAGTTACGACACTCTACAACGACACTTGGTCTCCGAATCATGTCGAGAGAGCTTTGTTCTCTGATTATAACCAGACCAGACTCCGCAAGGGTAAAGGCCACAATCGCTACAAGAAGGGTAAGAAGAAGTGACTTTGACCCTTTTTAATGTGAGTGTTGTTGCTGGGATTGTTGGGCTTATTGGGCTTTTTCTTGTTGGTTTTGTTATGTATCAATCACATGGTGGAAGAAATGACTGATCGTGAACTTATTAAATTGTGTCATAATTTGATTGCTCGGCACGGTACGTTGCGGTTTTGTTGTGGTGGCCCGTGTGCCTGTATGGGGTGTGTGAATAGAGACCTGTCAAAAGAGCAGTATGAATATGCCTTGACATTACCGCAAATCCAGGAGATGTTGGAGAACCCTCCCCACCTCTGGCGGGATCGTCCTGATGGGTCTCTTGCACAGCGCCTTGAGGCTTACAAACGGTCTAAGTTGCCAGCGGAGTCTGCTTTTGATGAAGGTGTGCGTTTAGCGAAAGAAGGTGTTCTTCTCTCAGATACTTGGGCCAAGACATCCCATGAAAACTTCGATAAGTTGGATGACGTACTCGAAGGATGGATGTCCATAAACGGGAGTGATGATGGCAAAAAAGATCAAACTAATCCCATCTCTCCTGAATGAGTTTTGGGAAGTTGAACGGGTTGACTGCTATCTTGGCGGTTTTACCTACCGGAGACAGAGGGTTTTCTGTTGTTGTGCAAGAACCAAACAACAAGTGAAGGACTCTATGGCTGAATATAAAAAACGGATGTGTGAATAACTATGGCTAATCAATACTTCTTTACCTTCGGTGCCAACCATGTATGCCGCGAAGGGAAATCATTGGGTGCCCGTTTCGTCAAGGTAACGGCGGAGAGCATGGAAGAAGCCCGAGAGATTATGTGGCGAGCAAGAGGTGACAAGTGGGCATTCTGCTACACGGCTGAGGATTTTAGACCGCAGGTTGGCTTCTATCAGCTTGCGGAGATTGACATTTATGATGCCGCCTTTATGCGGATTTAGAGGAGTGATTTTATGGTAGAGTTAAAACTTGACACGATGGCGCTTAACGCACTGTTCCCAGAGGGGACAGAGGCCCGTGTGGCACTACAACAAGCTGTAATCAACAACATAACCACAAACATTTTGGATAAGCGTATTAACAAGGATATTACGCAACAGATCCAATTGGCGGCGGAAGCCTTTGGGGTTAATACCAGTATGCAGGAACAGATACAGACGCAACTGAAAACGTATCTCACTGCACGTAGTTGGAATAAGCCTGTTAAGATTCAGGATTCACGTTCTTCCGAGGTGAAGAGCCTTGTAGAGAGTGAGGTGAGAACATACACCCATGAACTTTTTGAGAATATCATCAAGACCTGCACCGAAGAAGCGAAAAAACAGTTTGAAGTTGGCATGGAGCGCAAGATCAAATATGCCCTCAGTCAGGCTGAGTCTCATTTCGCCAGCCGTCTGAACGAAAACTTCAAGGGGGTCTTGGATGCTGCCTTGGCGCAACGTCTTGGACTACAGGTGAAAGAATGAGTCTGAAATATAAACTTGGTGATCTGATAGCAGCGGCTAATAGTGGGGAAGTAAATGTTATAGCCCACGGCTGTAATTGCTTCACAACAATGGGGAGCGGCATAGCCCCGCTGGTTAAGGCTGCTTTTCCTGAGGCTTGGAAGGCTGACTTACAAACATCAAAAGGAGACAAGAGCAAGCTAGGCTCTTACTCTGTTGGGGGTACGTCCTCTGGGTTACTGGTCTATAATTTGTATTCCCAATACGGGTACTCAGGTCGTAATAAAGGCATCAGGGATTTAGACTACAACGCTCTGTATGATTCTTTAACAGCGATGAAAAAGAATCTTACGGTCAGAGGGTTGGGGTCAGAGGGTTTTCGTGTTGGATTGCCGAAAATTGGTGCGGGGCTGGCTGGCGGCGACTGGAATGTCATTGAAGCCATGATTATGTCTGTGTTCGAGTCATACGATGTGACCATCTATGTCTTAAAGTCGGACGAGATTCCACGTAAGGCTTTCAAAGATCCTGAGTTATGGCTTGACCATGCACTATGGCCTTTGGAGGTAATGTGATTCCTGAACCGCAGCCAGGGACAGTCGTCCATGCAAAGAGTGTTGAACTCTTTGACTCAAGAGGAAACTCTTACACATATTCTGCCCCTCGTGGGCAGAGATTTGCCATGATTTTGATGAATGTTGTTCCGACACCAAAAGATGCAGAAGGGATCATCCACGCAGACAATTGGCTCAAAGAACAAGGTTGGGACTTAGTCCCAGACAATAAATAAGTCGAGGAGACAAAAGGTATGACAACCAAATACGTTTTAACGCAGGACTACACCACAAGCGATGACGCGAAGAAAGGCACAGTGGTTTACCGCCTTGCAGGCAGCGATTATGGCCTGGCCCGTGATGACACCGTCGCCACAGGTGTTGAGCATGTCTCGGTAACACTGAAACCGGATGGTGATTACCCCTCGTTCACTTACCCTACACATCTGTTGCAGAAGGTGGTTTCGGCACCACATACGATTACCATGATCGGTGGTAAGCAATTTGCAGGCCGTGTTGCGAATGCTCGTCCTTTTACAGAGCAATGGCCCCGTTGCATTTGTGGTTTACTGGTAGGTAAAGACCTGAAAGGTCGTGGTTTTGATAACCATCCGATCCGTACCTCCATGGTTGAGCGACTACTACTGGAAGGTGGTAATTTGTACGCTATCACCATGAACAGCGCTTATCTGTTGGTGAATGTGGAGCTTGAAAAGTTCCTCTTGTGTCCTGAGTGGGCCGACGACCTTGATGACCTCATCACTCAAGGTACGCGCCCAGCGGTAGCAAAATCTAAATCAGCCGTTTAATACAAGGAAAAACAAATGACTGCACAAAAAGTTATGAAATATCCGAGCACATCTCAGCTCCGCCAGGTTGTTCGTACAGTGAAAGAGTGCCTCACCTTTGATGGTGTGGACACTGACGGAAACATCAAACGTAAGACGCCAGAGTCTTGGGTTGTGCCATACGTTGGCACCGTTAAGATTCATGGAACCAATGGCTCTATCGTTTTCCACAGCGAAGACGAGATTGTCTATCAATCCAAAGAGCGTATTCTCGCTATTGGTGAGGACAACCAAGGCTTTATGGCCCGAATGATGCACATCGACCATACCCGTCTGCTCGACCAGGTGAAGTACATCTGTGAGACAAACAAAATTCCATTTGCATATCCGGTAGAGGTTGCAGGTGAGTGGGCAGGTCGCGGCATTCAGAAAGGTGTTGCGGTAACCGATGTTGATCCATTCTTCACCATTTTCCGCGTGGCTGTTGGTAAGGACGAGAGCGGTTTGAACTGGCTGTCACCAATGCTACTACTTGGTTTGACCATGGCAGACGAAGACCGTGTGTTCAATGCTCTGGACTTCGGATTCTGGATCGCAGACCTAGATTTCTCTGAGCCAGAAGGCTTTACGAATTATCTGGTTGACATTACGGACAATGTTGAGGCAGAATGTCCTGTAGGTAAGAAGTTCGGTGTCTCTGGTGTTGGTGAAGGTGTTGTGTGGACTCCGCAAAATCCATCCCTCGCCAAGAACTCCGGCCTGTGGTTCAAAGTTAAGGGGGAGAAACACTCCGTGTCTAAAGTGAAGACGCTGGCGGCGGTTGACCCAGAGCACCTGAACTCTATCCGTGAGTTTGTGGATTACGCAGTGACTGAGAACCGTCTCCGCCAGGGCGTTGAAGAAGTTTGCAAAGAAACAGGCTTCGACTTGGCCCTTATTGGAGACTTCTTGGGTTGGGTTAGCCGTGACATCATCAAGGAAGAAGGTGATGTTCTGGCACACAACAACTTGGTCATGAAGGACGTGGGTAAGTACATTTCCAACAAGGCTCGTGCTTGGTATCTTGAGCAATTAAACAAAGGATTCTAAGATGGCACTGATTGTCTCTACATCTAAGGCTGTGATTAAGGGCGGAAAACTCCGCTCTACAAGTGAAACACTGGTCTTTGAAAATGAAGACGAGGGCAGAAAGTATGTGGAACAAAATAAAACGTGGGTTATCCACTCTCAAAAAGCGAGGCTTATCAATGAATAACGTAACAGTCAACGGGCAGGTTGTTTCAGGTGACCTCATCATAGGCAAAGTGGTTAACATCTCCTCGAATGGTGACCGTGTCATCATTAATGGTCGAACTGTCTTGACTACAGAAGAGAAAGAGATTACAGTCATCATTAACGGAAACGTAGATGGTGGCGTGGAGACAGCATCTGGTAATGTAACGGTGCATGGGGATGTCTTCGATTTTGTCAAAACCATGTCTGGGAGCGTCCAGGTGGACGGCGGGGTTGACGGCGGTGTTAAGACAATGTCGGGCAACGTTACTGCCTCTGACATTACGGGCAAGGTGAGCACCATGTCTGGAGATATCCGCACCCGATAAGCAAGTGTTTTACAATGGCCCCTTTTCCTGAGGGGCTTCGTCAATAAGAGGTTAATTTGAAAAAACTCATCCTATCCATTCTCTGTGCTCTTTCCATAACTACCGCCCAGCCTGCACTAGCTATTGAAAAAGCAAAGAAGCCCAAGGTTCAACACATCTGCAAAAAGAATGATGTAGCAGTGAACATTCTTGCTTGCAATATCTACCGTGAGGCACGGGGCGAGAGTGACTACGGCATGTTGGCAGTTGGTTTCGTCACAATAAACCGGAAAGACCATGATAAGTTTCCGACATCGATCAAAAAGATTGTCTACCAAAATGGACAATTCTCTTGGACAGCATTCGGAAGTGGTTTCAAGGTGTACGAGATAGACCAGTGGCACAAGGCAAAATCTTTTGCTGAAACACTGATAAAACTTCACAAGTCAAACAAAGTTGTGTATGATACTTTAGATGTGACTAAAGGTGCCACCTATTTCACACATAAACGTATAAAACCAACATGGGCTAAATCAATGGTGAAAACAACTACCATTGATAACCACTCGTTTTACAAAGAAAAATAACCACACGAAGAGGGAAAGACGCAATGAAAGGTACATTTCTGAATATTTTTGTTTTTATCATAATGTGGGTAAGCGGCTGCGCCGTTTGTTTAAGAATATTGGGGCCTGACGCTGCGACCTCCACAGCTATTTTTGTAGGAGGAATAAACTATGTTGTCGCAGACACTGTGGCAAATCTCGTCGCTGTTATCACCTCTAAGAGAGAAGGCAAATGATTGTAACAAGAGAGTACACCGAAGCGAAGGTGTCAGATAAAGTTGAATCATACGACGGAGGTATCGCCTTTAATGCGGAGACATTCCGTATTATTATCTCCGGCATCTACAAAGATAAGCGCCTGGCGGCGGTACGTGAGCCGCTGTTCAACGCCCTGGACAGCCACATTGAGGCTGGAAAGCATAGCACACCGATCCTCATCCACAGCCCGACGAACTTGGAGCCGTGGTACTCTGTTCAAGACTTCGGTCTTGGTATGGATAAGGACATGATAACCAAGACGTTCATGGTTCTTGGTGAATCTACCAAGCGAAACAGTAACAAGGTTGTTGGCTCGAAAGGTATCGGGTCTAAAGCTCCTTGGGCCTACACCGATATGTTCACTATCACTTCTGTTTATAACGGTGTGCAGACGGTTTATTCCGCCTACCTGAGCCGTGGTTTACCGAAGGTTTCTGTGTTGGGGTCTCAGCCATCAGCGGATTGTAACGGGATTGAGATCAAATTCCCAGTCAACCCTAATGATGTTGACGCATTCCGTCGTGCTATAAAAGATTGCTTGACGTATGTCAAGAAACCATACGAGATCAATGACCCCTACGTTAAGGAGATCATCGATACCCACGCACCAAGCTGTTGGCACCGCCGCGAGCATGAAGGTTGGACGGTGGAGTTCTATCGGGAAAGAAAGGGCCACACCAATGTGGTCATTATGGGTGAGCAGCCTTATGTATCTAAAACCTTGAAAGACTACCCGCCCTGCTCTGTCACTATCCCTATCGGGGATTGTGATGTGTCGCCAGGCCGTGAGTACACAGAAGAGGGTGATGACGACGGTGGATTTGGTGAGCGACTAGCTGGCTTCATGAAGAAAGTCTCCGATGAGATCGGGAAGGAAATCACCGATGCTTTGGAGAAGACAACCAACATCCTGGAGGCTCGTGAGTGCTTCAAGAATAAAGAGACATCTTTCTTCGTTAAGCGATACGGCTATGAGTGGGTGTTTAAGAAGATAACCAATCTTGTAGGTAGTATTGAACTCTCTCGTAGCTCTTATTCAAAAACAGGCACACGGGCCGGATGGGTTCTTTCGGACAGCAAACCCCTTAGCCCTTTGCACTTGTTAAGCACACCTGTTGTTCTGTATGCGGATAAGAAGTCAGCATTGAAGAGAAAGGCTGTTCATCTTGGCACAACGCACGATATTGATCGTGTACACATCGTGCATATAGGTGATAAAGGCGAGGAGCTGGCTAAAAATGAATACTTTAAGCCGATGTTCATCTATGCCACATCATTCAATGCACCGAAGCTACCAACAGTTAAGGTGGCTCGGTCAGGAAACATCCGTGTCTGTGTGATTCGCAGAGAGGAAGAGGCCTATGACCAGTGGGTAAATAAAGCGGCCCTTGCTGATGTAGAATACTATATGATCAAAAGGGCTAAAAACCAAGATGATGCAACTTGGATGGGTTCTTTCCGAGAGGCCAAACACTATGCCAAGTTGCAATTCGACCAATTAGGTGTGGATGGGGATGAGATCTGGTTGGTAACGGAGTCCATCGAGAGACATCTTCCTAAGGGGGCTGTAAAAGTAACAAAAGAAACTTGGTTAGAGAACACAAAAGCCAGTTACCGGAAGTGGCACATACGAAGAAATCTCCACAAGGTGGAGAAGGTTAAGAAGGCTCTGCTGGAATTTTTCGAGGTGAAAACATTGGGGCTTTCACCTACAAACGAAGAATTTCCTTACGGTTTTGGTTACTTTCGCTCAGGTGGACACTTTCACGAGACATACGGGGCGGAGGAGCAGGCGGAAAAAATCTTAAGTCGATACTCAAGACGCTTGGATGCACTTAAGGAATCTGCTCGCCAGAAGTATCCTTTGGTTTCCAAGGTTGGGTTTGACCACTGGAGCAGCCCAGAGTTCTTACATTACCGTAAACTTATTGATAAAGAAGGAGAGGAGTGTGGCAAAACATCTATTTGATTCACGCAAGAAGGCCCGTGAGTATGCAGCCCTGCACGGTGGGAGAATAAAAGATCGCGGTGCCTTTTTTGCAGAGAAGCGCTGGGCAGTTATTGGGGCGAGTGAGGATTCGCCTTCTGTTGTCACCACAAGGGTTTTCCTCAAGAGCCGAGGCAAGGCGCGTAAATTTTGTGAGGAAGTCAATGGTGTATTAACAGACCACGCCAAAGGGAAGGGCGAATACATCAAGAAAGACTTAGAGGAGAAGTGCCTCCGATGGTCGGTGGAATATCGTGACCCTGCGGCAGCTACGGAAGCGGATATGGCGATTTACCGTGGGATCGCAGAAGGCCACCCGAGTCACCAAAAGCGTGACCCAGAGAAGTGCTACCCAGGGGAGAACGGTGTTCAGGGAAAAGAACCCATCGTTGTCATGACGTTGAACAACATTTGCGTCACGACTGAGGACGGTCAGCAGTTGGTCATGACACGGTCACATGAAGACTTTAAGGTTGTGGTTCAACTTTTTATGGACGGTGACCTGAAAGCTATGATTGATGTTATGTCTGTGGAGAAAAAGCCCCGTGAGTGGACATTTGGCAAGGACATTTGCGTCATGGGTGGGAAGCTGTACCACTATGGTATGGAAGTCCCACAGACTGTTTTGGCACGACGTATCATAAGTGATTGTGAGTCAGGCCAAGACCCAGAGAAGTTTGTGAACTTTTTCCGTAAGATGATGCTTAACCCGTCTTACAGAGCCATCAGGCATATCTATGAGTTTGTGGAGCACCACGACCTTGAGATCTTGGATGATGGAAACATCCGAGCTTGGAAGATGATCACATCAGCGGGATATGCTTATCGCGGAGTTCCTAACTTCAAAGGTATGACTATCCAGATGCCACGGAACCAGGTGGAGGATAATCCCGAGGTCACCTGTTCTTATGGGCTTCATGTTGCGGCTAAGGAATACTTCAAACACCACTTCAACGGGTATATGTTGGTAGAGGTTTCTGTGAGTCCACAAGACATTGTTTCTGTCCCAACGGACTACAAAAGAAGTAAATGCAGATCCTGTAAGTACACCATCCTTACGGGTCTACCACGTCCGGCTGACGTACCTGAGTTTTTGCAGATTGATAAAAATGGTAATCGACTAAAGGAGATCCCAGAATATGACAAATAAGTTTGGTGTTGGGACTGATGATGCACTCAAGGCGGTGATGGGTGGGGACAATGTCTTCATCACTGGCCCTGGTGGAAGCGGAAAGACCCACACAATCAAACGTATCCAGTCACTTTTTCCTGAGTCTACTCTGACGGTGGCCCCCACGGGGGTTGCCGCCTTGAATGTGGATGGCATGACGGCACACAGGGCCTTCGGGCTGAGTATGGGTATCTCTACAGATGAGGATGTGATGGCTATCAAGCCTCGTCACAAGAAACTCATGAAGAGCCGTGACTTGGAGCGTATCATCATTGATGAAATCTCCATGGTGCGAGCAGATAAGCTGTGGGAAATCAGTGAGAAGCTGAAATTAGTCAGGAAAAATCCGAAGCCGTTCGGAGGTGTTCAGATGATCTTCTTTGGTGATTTTTACCAAAACTTGCCAGTTCTCACCTCAGCGGAGGAGGATTTGTATCGGGATCGCTTTGACACAGAGCTGAGTTGTTGGTCGGATACTTGGAGAGATGCCAATCTATACCCTGTGCTCTTGGAGAAAATCTACCGTCAGAAGAGTGAGAATTTTGCTAACGTGTTGAATTGCGTCAGAAAAGGGGAGAGATTGGATGAGGTTGTTGATTACATCAACACCAATTGCTACCGCAAAGAGGTTAATCCTCAAGCGGTTACTCTTACCAGCACAAACAACCAAGCAGAGAGAATCAACAAAAAATTCTTTGACGAGATTGACAGCCCAATCAAAGAATACAAGGCAAAAGTGATTGGTGATTTCAGCTCACTGCCAGGGCCGGAAGTTCTCCAGTTGAAAGAGGGGTTGAAGGTGATGATTACTGCCAACCAAGTTGTTGAAGGAGACCAGACCCCTGCCTATGTCAATGGGTCTATCGGTGTCATCAAGAAACTGTTCAATACTTTTGTTGTGGTTGAGCTGTCGGATGGCAAAGTGGTTGAGATCAACAACAATGTATGGGAAAATGTGGAGTACGCGCCGGAGAAATACATTGACCCTGTGACGGGTAAGCAGAAGTCTAAGATCAACAAAAAAGTGATTGGTGAATTTTCTGCTTTACCTCTCCGTGCTGCCTATGCTATAACTATTCACAAGGCTCAAGGGCTTACCCTGCCAGCAGTGAACATTGACTTCGGCTATGGCGCTTTCTCCGCTGGGATGGCATACGTGGCGTTGAGTCGGGCAACACATTCAGGTGGACTGAGAATGATTAAACCGTTGAAAAAGAAAGACATAATGGTTGACCCACGAGTCATTCAGTTCTACAATCAAACATTCGAAGGTAGATAGGAGTAAATTATGGCATCAGCATCTCGTCAAGAATTAGTGGCTAAGTTCCGAAAGGAACTTGCAGACTACAACGCTTTCAGTGCATTACGCTCTGAGGAGAGTAAAGATACCACCCATATCCAGATGGCGTCTGTTGACGAGATGATGTCTGCTTATGGTTATGTTCCACGTCGGGTGGCACGTTACCCACATATTACCGATGGTCGTTTTGGCTATCAGTTGGTTAAGGCGGACAAGGGCTACGACAGCCGTATGATCTTCATGTCGCTGGAAGCGGCGGTGCGGATGCACAACGGAACCACAGGAGGTTTCAGAACTCTTTCCTCCGCTAATCGAGGCAAGAGCCGGAGTGCCTTCGCCCGTAGCAACCGGATTGTTGAGACCGTGTCCCTCCAGCGTAACAAGCGCTGGGGTAATGACGCCTCCGGCCTGAAATCTCAGACACGTTGGGTTAAGTTTTTGGAGCAAGAGAATGGAAGTTGAGGCCTGCGTCTTCTGTAACAATCCACTGGCGGATGTAAAGGCAAAGAGAACCCAAACCAGCCGCTTGGTGTTTCATTCGGTAGAATGCCCCAAATGCGGGGCAACAGGCCCCAGGGCATTGACGCCAAAGACAGCCGTATCACTATGGAACAAGGGGAGTAAAAAAGAAGATGGAGACTGTTGAGGACTTCACAGACTTGGCTCAACTCAGCAATGAGAAGCTGTTGAAACTCCGTGACGTTGCAAACAGCAACGCGAGAAAACTTAACAAAGAAGCCGCAGATGCCATGCAACGCTTGCGGGATATTCTTGACGAATTGGAGAAAAGAAAAAATGTTTGACAAAATCCTTAATTGGCTATTCCCTGGGCGCGTCGAAGAGGATGTCCCTGTTATCATCCATGACTTCACAGAGCGCTGTGTAGGCCACGACATCGCTTTGCATTACAACCCTGCCGATGACACAGGGTCTGCCCTTATCTCCTCACTGGAGCGCATACAGGTGGGAGAATTTATCGATACACCCGAGGTTGGTTCGCTGTTCATCGTTACCGAGGTGAAAGAAGAGGCCCCGATGCTGTATCGTGTTGAACTTAACTTGGTGGATCAAGAATGAGTGATAACAGAATAACGATAGAGTTCCCCTATGATCATCCAGATCGTGGCTCGGTCAATGTGGAGGCTTCTTTTACAATTCAGCCGAAGGATATCCACGGGGAGAGTGACTGGGACTATAACGGGTTCCAAGAACTGGATTACCTAGCTGTTTTCCAGAAGGGCCAGCAGATCTTCGTTGACATTCCAGACGATGTTCTGTACCATCATCTAAGAGACAAGCTCCGAGATCTGGAAATCTCGGGCTGTTATTCCAAAGAGAACGGGGAGATTTGAAGAAAATGAGCCATAAAGTTAAAATCTTAGACTTTGAACGTAAGGCTATCAGAGTAGGGGATGCTCAACAAATTCTGGAAAAGTATCTTGATGAAGGGTACACCATAGCGGGGGTTTGTGAGGCAAATGGTTTTGTCACTTATACTCTCGTAAAAGTTATCATTGAGGCCCGTTGTATACCAGAGATGATCCACGTCAGAGAACGTCGCAAAGCGATAACAGCTCATGGCGAGGCGGGATTGCACTGATGACCACTGATTACCCTATCCAGGAGGGTGTGTCGTTAGACACACTCCCGAGCATATGCATAAAAAGCTGGGTCGATAATGATGGGAATACAACCCGAGTGCAGAGAAAAATTGTCTGTGCAGCAAATCGGTTTGAACTTACATCAGGGGGTAGTCTTGTTATCCCTGCCTCGCGGCACTACAGCCCGATAATGCGGGGCTTGTCGAAGAGACTAGCTCAAGCAAAAATGATCAAGACAATGATGGTCTGCGGTGATGATCAAGGGTTTATTGACCAGTTCGATGATTACCATACCCGAGAGGATGCTTTGGTGATTGTCAAACACTCAGGGCAGACCTTCCATCCAGATCGGAATGGTACAGGGAAAGAACTATTCAGCGAGGGACTTTACTAATGGTATTCTTGCTATCGATGATAATCATCCTGCTGTTCTTAGCGGGGAGTTGAGGAAGATATGGGACAAAACACACTGATAGAGGTGAACGGTGAACTCTTGATTAGAGCCGCTGAACACTTGACTAAGTGTCAGAAAATAGGGGAGTTAGCCATTGAACGGCTGAAAGAAAAAAAGGTAAAGGTTCGACATTGGCTCTTCTTCAAGAAAGAGGTCAGCCTTTGGAGTCACTTCCTTCGCACTGGCACCAACTCTTGGAGTCCTACGGGATACTTGGCACACCGTTTCGGTTTGGTGACTGAGGAAGAGGGTCAGTGTATTGACCTGGTTCGTTGTAACTACGACTTCCGCAGCTACACAAAGCACGGGCGTGGTTTTTACTTGGATGCCAGTGAGTATATGCTCATAGACCGTATTCTGAGCATAAAGGTTTAATTTATCAAGTTGGAGGAAGGTTGGTAAAAAAGGTGATCATTCTTTATGACTACACCTCGGTAATGGCACAGCCTTGGCTAAAGGCTGGCTATGAGGTGTGGACATTTGACGGGCAACACTTACCAGGAATAACCAGAGAAGGGAATCTTGTTAAGGTTGGGATGTGGTTCTTCCACGACAAGACACAAGAGCAAGCCTTTGAGATCAAGGAGATGGTTGGTGAGGGTGTGAGTCTTGTTTTTGGGTTTCCAGAGTGTACCCATTTAACCAACGCTGGTTCTCGTCACTGGGCCAAGAAACGCGCCGCAAATCCCGACTTTCAAAAAGAAGCTATGGATCTGTGCCTCTTGGTTGAAAAGTTGGGAAACGAATATGCAGTTCCTTGGGCGTTCGAGAACCCCGTGGGAGTTCTTTCTTCCATGTATCGGACACCAGACTATTACTTCGACCCCAAGGATTATGGTCAGTATCTCCCAGAGGATGATATACACCCCCTATATCCGAGCATATACCCCGCCAGAGACGCTTACAACAAGAAGACATGCATTTGGATGGGGAACGGGGCAAAACAGCCCACAAAGCGTCCTGTGAAGGAACTGAGCAAGGACAATCCTGGTTGGAAACTCTGCGGAGGTAAGTCTACCAGAACAAAGAACATTCGAAGCTGTACTCCTCGCGGGTTTGCTGAGGCGTTCTTCCAAGATAACCATTGATGGGAGGGGCATGAAAGACGGATTATTTGGCGGCTATACAAAAGGGGGGTCAAACCCCAAAGCGTTCAAGAAAGGTGGAGGCGGATTGACATTTAAGATTGAAGAGACCATTGATGATATTGCAAGCTACCCGTGTTTAGCAATACCAGAACGGGGCATTACCCGAGAGACGGCTGACCACTTTGGGATCAGGGTTAAACTTGACCCGCAGACAGGGATGAAGCATGAGGCTCACTACTTCCCTTATTACTACGACGGCAAGCTGGCTGGGTACAAAAAGCGTGACTTGACAAAGCCCAAGGCAGACAAGGGCCACTTTACAGTTGTAGGTTTCCAATCTGTGGCGTGTGAGCTGTTTGGTATGCAGGCCGCTAATAGTACAGGCGGCAAGAAGGTATTCATTACGGAAGGTGAATACGATGCGGCTGTGCTGTACCAAGTCATGAAAGAGAAATACCCACGAGGAAATCCTAGTGTGGTGTCAATCTCTAACGGGACAGGAAACGCTGTACAAAACATCGGGCAAAAGGTGAACATGAAGTTCATCAAACGCCATGGGGAGATTGTTCTTTGTTTCGATGCAGATAAGGCCAATGAAGCAGAGAAGCAGAAGAAGATCATGAAGGGGCGCGATGCCACAGCAGCGGTCTACTCGTTAATCCCAGAAATAAAAGTGGCTGACTTCCCTGACGACTTTGACCCTTGCGACATGGTTGCACAGGGGATGGCGGAGCAGCTCTACTGGTCAGCAATGAAACCTGTGGAGTATGTGCCTGAGGGTTTCCGTACTTACGACCAGATCCGAGCTAAAGCCCAAGAGCTACCACGCTTGGGTCGCCCATGGCCTTGGCCTACAATGACCAAGATGACCTTGGGTCGCCGTGAAGGTGAAGGGTATTTCATTGGCGCTGGCGTTAAGATGGGTAAATCCGAGTGGCTTAACCAACTTGCGGAGCATATCTTCAAGGTTGAGCGCACCAAGGTGGCACTGTTTAAGTTTGAGGAAGAGAACGCCATCACCTGTAAGAAGATTGCAGGTAAGCTCTATCACAAAGATTTCACCAACGCAGAGAAGGTGTGCTTACCAGACGGCCTCGGTGGGTGGATTGATGTGTGGGGTAATCCGGTAACACCGGACATGCGTGGCTACTTTGTGCAGGAAGAGTTAGTGTCGGCAACTGACGAAGTCGGTGACAACATTATCTACTACTCAAACTATGGTCGTGCTGTTTGGGACGAAGTAAAAGGTGCTATCCGACATGCTGTACTGGTAGAAGGTGCTAAGGACGTCTTCATTGACCCTATCACCCGTCTGACCCAGGGGATGACCGCCAGTGAGGCTAACACCGAGCTGGAGAGATTTTCGGATGAGATCTCGAAGATGGCGAAGGAGCTTGGTTTCACTTATTACTGCTTCTGTCACCTGAACAAGCCTGAAAACGGTAAGCCTCACGAGTTTGGGGGTCAGGTTCAATCGGCACAATTCGCAGGTAGCCGTGCAATGATGAGGAACACGTACTACATGGTGGGGATCGAGCGTAACAAAGACCCTGAGCTGACGCCGAAAGAGCGTAATACCTCCTACTTCGTCATCTTGGATGACCGTAAGCATGGTCGTGCTGGTAAATTTGCTGTGTTCTATGATGTTGACACAGGGGATTATCTTGAACCACCAGAAGGATTCTTGGACTCGGAGTGCCAAACACTACGGGAGTGGTACAACATTCATCCTGAGAGCAAAGACGCAGTGATATTGGGGTCGGTGAGGGAGTTGTCTCCTGATAACCAGGCAAACCAACACTACACGGATTTGACCGAGGAGAACATTCCGTCGGATGGTGACGACAAAGCACACATCCAAGAGTTCAAGCAAGTGTTAGGCGAGGCTATTGGCGTCCCAACGGATGTTCAACCTCCTCAGCCTTCAACACCAATACCTGACATAGGCCAGGTGTTCACGGGAATGGATGACGAAGCGCCTCCTTTTGCACCGCCAGGGTTACAGTATGCAAGACATGCAATCAGTGCGTTGTACCCGTAAATCGTGTTTCAAGTGCGGGGTTGACAAGCCCCTCACTGATTTCTACAAGCATCCAACAATGCCGGATGGTCACGTCAACAAATGTAAGGAGTGCAACAAAAAAGATAACCACCGGAACCGAGAAGCCAGATTGGAGTATTACCGAGAATTTGACCTTAACCGAGCAAGGAAAGATCGGCACAAAGCCCCTGGGGAATATGACAAGAGGAATCCAGAGAAAAAGAAAGCGCACAATGCAGTGAACAACGCTCTCAGAGACGGGAGATTAACAAAAGCTGTTGCTTGTGAACACTGTGGAGAGGAACGACGACTGTCAGGGCATCATCACTCTTATGCGGAAGAGTTTCGTTTAGATGTGGAATGGCTATGCAGCCCCTGTCACTCGAAAGAACACAAGCGACTTTTATCGTTGGGAGTTGATCCTGACTAAATCCAAGGACGGGCGGCAGTACAGCCCAGCCCGTTCCACCGGAGGAATACTTGAAAGGTCTGTTTATACACGATACCGAAGCCGACGGACTGTTGGAAGAGGTAACTAAATACCACTGTACTTTGCTGAAAGAGTATGGTGTAAATAACTGGAACTTGTTCCTTGATCCTACCCACGAGGAGTACGAAAGTGCTGTCAACTTCGCAAACAACCAGGGGGTCAACTTAACAATCCGCTCATACGATGAACTTGAGGCATTCTTAAAGACCTGTAAGGGCCTTGCTTGCCACAATTCCTTCGGCTACGACCACAGATTATGGTTGAAACTGTCGGGGATTGAGTACAACATGTTCAAAGATAAAGGTTGCCGTGGAACCATCGGGGATACCCAGGTGGATCTGTACGATACCTTATCCATGAGCCGAGTTTTGTTCCCAGACCGCCCATTACCAGCGGGATGCCCTGATAGTGTGCAGAACCCTGTTACAGGGAAAAGCCAGAAGGTGGGGCCACATGGATTACTTGCTTGGGGCTATCGAGTCGCTAACAAGAAAGTCCAGATTGATGATTGGCGTAATCAGCCGCTATGGGAATATGTCCACCGTGTGTGGGAAGACGTCCTGATAAACGAAGCGGTCTGGTCTGAGTTGATGAAGGAAATCTCAGGCAAAAGATGGCCTGATGATGCAGCCTTTATGTACAAAGATAAGCCAGAGGGTATGCACCAGATCAACTGGAAGAACTCCCTTCGTCGCAGAATGCTTACTGATTACCTGATGATCGAACAAGAAATCCAAGGTGTGGCGTTTGATGCAGCCGCTGCTAGGGCCTTGTGCGCTCACATCGACATTGAGATGCACAAGATTGAGGACGAAGTAGAACCTCAATTGCCAATGAAGGAGCTTTCAAAGTCACAGCAGCCTAAGTTCCCTGCCGCGCCGTTCGATGGGTCGGGTGCCATTTCTCACCACGGGTGGAATTGGTTGGAGAACCGCTTGGGATATCCGGTAAATCGTGAGGCCTTAGACCACAAAGCTCCCCCGAAGACTGCCTTTAAGGCGGATGGGTCGGTTAGTGTTGCAGGTGAGAACTATTGCAAAAAGAATGGTGTTGAAGATCCCGCAATGTTTGCTGATTACATTAGGACACAAAGGGTAGCCGAGCAGACGCTGACGCCGTTACCTCCTGATCTGATGGAAAAAGCAGTTGCTGATCTGAGAGCACAGACCATGCCTGACATAATGGTTCCGATGAAAATTGCTAACCAGGACGACATTAAAAAGTACCTGATTCGTGATGCAAACTGGAAGCCCACTATCTGGCGCACAAAAGATGTGACAAGAGACCAGTTCAAGAAGAGCAGATCCGAAGCAGAGATCCGAGAACTGGTGACAAAATACATGGATGCCTTGGGTGAGTCCGAGTATAAAAACCTTATCTTTGAATACCTTAACCAGACGGATGGTAAGTTCAAAGTCACTGTGAGGAAGTTTGATTCCCGCAAGGATAACTTTAAGGTTGAAGAGGAGATCTTCAAGAAGTTCCTGAGAAAGGCACGGCAGCTACCAACATCGCCGCAGTTGAAGGATAACTTCGGTAAGCTCTGCCCAAACTTAGAAAAGATTGATGGTCACTTGGCAAAACTGATTGTTAAATGGTTGTCATACCGGAACCGACGGTCTGTGCTTGACCCTATCGACGAGGAAAAGACGGATACAGGATTACTGAATCACCCACGATTGTTGGTGGACGGTAAACTTCCGGCCCGATATTCTGGGATAACGAATACAGGGCGCTGTAAGCACACCGTTTGTGCCAACATGCCCAAGCCAGACCCTAAGGTTCTCCTCGGGAAAGAGATGAGGGGGTTGTGGGGTGTTGATACAGATGAGTATTACCAGGTTGGTATCGATGGGTCAAACCTGGAGGGTATGGTGGCGGCGTGGGGGGCATTCCAGTTTGATAATGGAGAATACCTCCGTATCATGGAGAGTGGTGATGCCCACGCAAGAAACGCCGAAGCGTACACCAAAGCGGCAGGCAAGGAAGTAACACGTAATGGTGGCAAAGGGGTGACCTACGGCATCATGTACGGCGCTCAGGCTGCGAAGATAGCTTCTATGTTGGACATTTCTCTTGAGGCCGCACAGCGAGTTATAGACGCATTCTGGGATAGCAACTTCGGGTTGAAGGGTCGTAAGGAATGGTTGGAGAATTTCTACGAAGCCTCAGGCAAGAGATTTATCCCTGGGATCGATGGTCGTAAGATTTGGTGTCGCTCTAAGCACTCTTTGCTGAATGCTTACCAACAAAATGGTGGTGCCTCACTGTTCGATTTGGTTGGGATTCTCCTCCACTGGGAACTGGTAAAGCGTGGATGGTATGACGACGGCGTTCGTAGAATAATTTATTACCATAAATAACATTGTGGCTTTGTGAGGTAACTCACATCGAAAAACTTCTTTAATTGCTGGGAGTCCTAAAGGCACAAATACTACAAAGTGATCCGTGAGGATGGACTTGACAGTTTGAAAGATTTGTGTATGATTCCTCTTTTTGGGAGGAAGAAATGGATAATCAGCAGGAAAGACAACTTACACGTATCCCAGATTTTAAGGGTTACTATTTTTGCGAAGAAGGGCACATTTATTCAGACAAGAGGGGGGAACTTAAGCGTCTGAAAGAGCACAAGCACGGAGGTAAGACAAAGAAAACTTACTACCGAGTAAAGCTCTGGAATAAATGTTACCTAGTTCACCGTTTGATTGGAGCATACCTTGAAGGAAGAGAACTGCTACCTGATGAGCATGTCAACCATATAGACGGGAATACAGAGAACAACAGACCACCAAACTTGGAGATAGTTTCTCACAAGGGGAATGTTGAACATGCTGTCAAGAACAACCTGTATTGCTCTGGGGACGCTTGGTATGCCGCAAGAGGTAAGTTGTAATCTTCAGAGACTATCGAAAGGCAACGGGAGTTGAACCGAGTAGAGTAGGTGACCAAGTGGCATCGAAATGGGAAGCATCCTACCTGAAAAGAGGATGGTGATATAGTCCGATCCTACGTGAAAACGTATTGGCAACGCAAAGGTGATTACTTGCACTGTGGCGTGGGCGAGCGTAACGACCTCGTTAAACGAATGGATGAGTACCAACTACAAGTACCGAAGAAATACCGCAAGACTTGGGAGTTCGACACCATGGCAGAGGCTGACGCTTTCGCCAAGCAATGTGAAGAACAGGGTCGTGTTCTCGACGGGCATCCGTACAAGGAAGCTCTGAAAGATATGGAAGGCAATAAGGTCAAAGGGCAATACGTCCCGATCCTGAATGAGAATGGGAAACTTCAAATTCAGTATTGCCCTGTTGGTGAAATGGTGGTAAGGTGTGTTGAGAAGGCAGCTCAGATGATGGGGTCACCTGTCATGATCACAGGCGCATACCTCACTGGAAACAACTGGGCGGAATGCCACTAAGCAAGGCATTGATAAATAAGGGGAAATGATGATTGACCTTTTCGACGTATCTTATGACGGGAAGGTCGTCACTAGGACGAAGACAGGGAACACACTCAAGCAAACCGTTATGAAAAACGGCTATGTTAAAGTCCACACCATGATCGAAAAGAGAATGGTGAATGTTTTGGTTCATCGTCTGGTGGCGACAAAATACTTACCGAAACCGAAGGGTAAAGACTTTGTAAACCACAAAGACGGTGATAAAACCAACAACCATGCAGGTAACCTTGAGTGGGTCACCGAGTTGGAAAACATGCATCATGCAAAGGTGCATGGACTCCTTAATCCAGTGCTGAATGAAAAGCATCCTGGACATAAGCTGACTAACTTAGAGGTTGAAGAGATTCGCAGTCTGTACATCCCACGCTGTAGGACAAACGGAACACGGGGATTAGCTCGAAGATTCAGGGTAAACCAATCGGTTGTCTCGGAGATTGTGAACAATAAGGCGAGGAAAAATAATGGCAATGAACAAAAAAGAACGTGAGCAGTTAGATGCCACGATTCGTGAAGCACAAGTGAACAAGGCGCTTCGCTGGTCAGATTATGAAGTGGAGCCTGATTTGTCCCCACCGCCGTACTCTTATGCCCCCGAAGAGAAGATAACCAACGGGTGGAGCTTCAACGCCCATAATGGTCGAGTGTACCAGACATGGTCTGAATCCTCTTCTCATGGGGATGGTTGGAGAGTGGTGGGGGAGAAGAACACTTACGGCTCCCAGAGAGGCATCTCTCAATACAGCACAAAAGAGAAAGCCTTGAAGGCCCTTCGTGTTAAGCTGGAAAACAACTTTGCCAAGGCTTTGGCTGATGTGGATATTCTGATCAAATTGGAGAAAGATAAGAATGAAGGTCAGAAATAACGTTGAGTGCGACACCCTTGATGAAATCATAACTGTATTGGGTGACCCCAATCGTATTGGTAAAGACATCACTTGGGTGGCAAAGAACTATTCAGCAAAACAGCTCATTCTTGACTTGCGTAAAGTACAGGAGTCCCTGAATCAGGGGCTTCCTTCTGAGTTTGTAGATGACTCTCGTGAAGCAATGATCGAGATGATTTTCAACGGCGGGAGTCCTTATGTCAGTGCCAAAACAAAAAAAATGAGCCTTACGAGGGGAGCTGGCTCCTCTATGGGATAATTGCACAGGCCTTTTTCATTGGGCTTCTCGTAGGTATGATAATTAGCTAGGAGGAATGATGAGTGTAGCCACACCAAATGTAAATAGTATCAAAGAACGCACAGGTACCGACCTGAAAGACGACGCAACCCGCCGGAGAGCGCTGTACTTCTGGGGGCTATGTTATCTTGATGAGGTTGGTGCAGAGTCAGGCGACTGTCACCAGGCTTTTGCTAACTTGTTAGAGTGCTCTCGTCAGGATGCAAAGGAAATCTGTTATGTTATCCATTACGTCTCTAACTGCCATGCATCAAAATTCCTTATAGAGAAATACAAGGACTATAAAGAATTTCAAGAAACTCGAAAAAATGTGTTGACGACAGAAACTGAGTAAAGCATAATAGCCACATCAAGACAAAACGTCTTAACAAACAACTCTCATAAGGAGAATGCAATGACTGCAACAGCTCAATACCCAAACAACCCATCTTTCACAGAGTTTCGTGATGCAATTCGTGCTCAGTTCGCACTGATGCAGACCTTAGGTGAAGTCTACACAGTAGACCTGGAGAAGAACGCTCTGTTCGAGTTCTACTTGGATTCTTACCCAGAAGGCACCAACGTATTGTACCGTGAGCGCCGTGAGTATGATGGCAATTACGATAAGAGCTTCATCCGCACTATCGGTCGCACAGTTGTGTTGCATAACAACAAGCCTGTTTCAGTCTGGGATATTCAGATTGGTGGTTACTACCAAGTTGTTGTTGACGCGATGAGGGAAATGGTTGAAGGCGCACCGATCAAAGACCGATTCTTCCACTTGGAACCAAGTGTCGGCGTAGAGAAGAATGTTGAGCTGAACGAGGCAACAGGCAAAACCAAAACCTGGACTCACTTCTACACCCGACTGCCAAGCAGCCTCGTTAAGCGTGGTGACCAGATTGGGCCTTTGAAAGGTGAATTGCGTGACAACTTCTCGGTTCTGGAGCGTTCCCTCCGCGACATCACCATGGAATCGGCGGAGATTGTCCGCGACCTGATTGACCAGAAGTCTCTTTATAAAGGTGATGAGAAGAAACACCTCGTCGAGGCCTTTATCAAAGCGAAGAAGGCATATGATAAAGTTCCACCACACCGTCGTGTTAATTTCTGCTGAAAGAGAGTGAAACTCTTGGCAAGGTTGGACGATTCCGTAACGATGTGATCGGCACTCTATTGAGCGACCTGTCCGAGGGTGTTGACCTTGAAGCTGCTGTTAAGAAGTTTGAAGATAAGGTGTCCGGCACCAACTACAAACGTCCAACGGCGCTGGTAACGACCGCGATGGTTAAAAAAGCACAGCAGAAAGTTGAAGAGTTGGGATTACAGGATGCTCTGGCTCGTCGCTTCGCGGTTGCTCCAGACCTGACGATCAACAACGTCTTGTTTGCTGACCGCACTGCCAAGGTTCAGATGAACGCCTTTGACGTGCTGGCTAAAGAATCAAAAGGTAGTCCTAAGAACTTGGACAAAGTTGAAGAAATCAGCATTGAAGATTTCATCTCTAATGTTCTGCCGAAGGCTGGAAGCATTGAAGTGCTGGTTGAGAACCGCTTAACACCGAACTTGGTCAGCCTGCTTGCTCCGGCAAATGAGGGCGCACCGAACCTGTTCCAGTGGAACAACGGTTTCTCTTGGTCTTACAATGGTGAAGTTACTGACTCCATCAAAGAGAAAGTAAAAGCAGCGGGTGGTCGTGTTGACGGCGCTCTGCGTGTATCCTTGTCTTGGACAAACTCAGATGACTTGGATCTCCACATGCATGGGCCAAAAGGTAGCCATGTCTACTACAGCCGCTCCCATCGCCGTGCCAATGGTGCTTTCTTAGACCTTGACATGAACGGCATGGATAAGCATGATGACATCAGCCCTGTTGAGAATATCATCTGGGAAGATGAGAATCGGATCGATGAGGGTGTGTACCGTATTGTTGTGAATCAATACAACAAACGCATGAATGACCGTGAAGGGTTCATTGTTGAGCTTGATTTCAAGGGCCAGGTGTACACCTTCAACTATCCAAAGGCACACCGCAGCGGTAACATTGAAGTGTTGACCTTCAAGTACAGCAAAAAAGGCGGCGTGGAGATCATTGACAGTATTGGTCACACCAAGCAAAGCAAAGAAGTGTGGGGAATGAATACTGAATCCTTCCAAAAGGTCAGCTTGGTGATGAACTCACCTAACTTCTGGGATGGTCAGACTAACGGTAACAAGCACTACTTCTTCATGTTGGAAGGTTGTGTTAACCCGTCAGCAACACGCGGTTTCTACAATGAGTATTTACGTGGTGAACTGCATGAACACCGTAAAGTGTTTGAGCTGCTGAGTGGAAAACTCAAAGCAGAGTTCACCGAAGAGCAGTTGAGCGGCTTAGGCTTCTCTTCCACTCAACGTAACGACTTAATTGTCAAGGTTGGCGGTTCCTTTAACCGCACATTAAAAGTTAAATTTTAATGATGAAGGGGTTGAAACCAACCCCGATAACTGATAGAGTGTTTGCATGTCTGGAGGGAGTTGTTCCTCCAGAAAACCCCTTCAAGAGAGTTCGAGAAGAATTTGGTTGCACCTACATGACTGCCAAGAAACTCGCATTCTGCTTGGGTTATCGGGCTACAGAAGAACAATTGGCTGCGATTCTTGAAGAACGTGGCATCTTAAAAAACTAAAGAGGAGATTTACCATGTCAGATACTAACAACTTATTCGCCACTGCTACTCGTTTGAAACTGCGTTTCCAATCACCACGCGGGATCAACTCCCTTGCTGTTGAAGACCTTTGGGATCTGCCGTTGAAAGGTTCTGTATCCCTGGACACCGTGTCACAACTAGCAAACCGTGACGTAAAAGCCTCTGAGGAAGAGAGTTTTGTTGAGCCAACAACAAAAGCTAACGCGACCGCAGTGTTGAAGCTCGATGTCCTGAAATACATCATAGCGATCCGTAAGGCAGAAAAAGAGGCCCGTGAGAAAGAAGGTGAGAAGGCCGAACGTAGACGTCAGATCCTTGACCTGTTGGCACAGAAAGACAGCGAAGCTGATGCCGTTAAGACCAAAGAAGAGTTGCTGGCTGAACTCGACGCCCTTTAATCGAACACCTTTAATTAAGCCCCGCATGGGGCTTTTCTTGTATGGAGGACGAAGTGGAGAAAAGAGAAATAGGCTATCATCTAAAGGACATCCCAAAACGCAACTATGGGTCTTTTGGCAAGATACAGGAAGAGCTGGAAGAGCTTGATGACGCTCATCGGCAAGGCAGTAAGGTAATGATGCTGGTCGAACTCAGCGACATGTACGGTGCGATAGAGGGCTATCTGGAGGAGAACTTCCCTGGCATGAAGATGCACGACTTGGCTAAGTTCTCCGACATCACAAAACGTGCATTTAAAAATGGATACCGCCAATGAACATTAACCTTGACTTAGTTATGGAGGCTGTTGCTTTTTATGGCAATTGGTGCCATCCGGCAACTGTACCTTACCTTGTTGACCCCGACATTATGGCGTTCACCTGTCCCCCAGGGGTTGTTGACCGCCGTCTAACGCACTTCGACGGAAAGCAGTATGTTGCCAGCGCGGAGCAATCTTTCTTGCAAATAGAAAAAGAAGGTAAGCTAGGCCCCACCTGCCCACCGCTGATGGCCTTAACCCCTTGTTATCGGGATGAGAGTGTTCTTGACGATGTCCATCTGAACATCTTTCTTAAACTGGAGATTTTTGATTACAACCCACCAAGCAAAAAAGACACCCCTTTGTGGTGGGCTGAAAGGATGGTTGAGTTCTTCGACGGGAGAGGTGTTTGGACTCACATTGTGAAGACGGACATTGGCTATGACGTACTGACAAAGTCAGACTTAGAGTTGGGTTCCTTCGGCTACAGAACCTCACCACAAGGCGTTCGGTACGTCTATGCGACTGGGCTAGCAGAGCCACGGGCTTCCATCGCTATCGAGGAGGAAAATGGCTAAGATCTTAAACTTTTACCACATCGGTAAGGTTATCCCTCCCAACGCTGAGTACATGGGGCGAGCAATGCCCCACCTCGGCCTTAAGCAATCCAAGTTTGCAAATCCTTTTAAACTGTCCAAGGGTGAACCTCGTGGTGCCACGATTGAGCGCTATCGCGTCTGGTTGTGGCAGCAGATCCGCTCCGGTAAAATAACTATACAAGATTTGCTTGACTTGGATGGCAAAGACCTTGTATGCTTCTGTAAACAGCCAAACAAAGAGGTGGAGTGTCATTGTGATGTCATAATGGCAGCTATCGAATGGGCCAAAAAACAGAGGAAACCACCATGAAAAAATTAATTATTGCTCTTGCTTTATTTTGTTCTGCGGCGAGTGCCAACTCTTTAGACCACGTATTTTATGACGAGAACGGAGTCCGTGTCTTAAGCGCAGAACAAAAGGCAGAACTCTCCAAACAAGTAGGCCCTGAAATTGTGGAGATGTTGCAATATCAACAGACCCGAGCAGCTTACAATGTCCTGATTGCCAAAATGGAACTCAAGTTGGCAGAAGCCGAGCGAGACAAGGCGCTACTTGAACAAGAGCTTTCTATTCACCGTAAGAGACTTGGAAAAGCCAATGAGAAATAAAAAACAAGGGTTGCTCAGAAAGGCACTTTGGGTTATCATCGGCTTAGTGGTTATCTTGTTTGTCTGGAGAGTAGCCGACGAAGAGATTGATACCTACAAAAGGAAATGTATCCCCAACGGGCAGCAGCGCATGGTCAACACCTTTGATGGGATACGAGTCGAAGACCAGTTGATCTGCAAAGATGGTCGCACCAAGTGGGTCATGCAGTACAATTAGTTGGAGTACAAATAAATAATCTCACAAGGAGATGAAGATGAAATTCAAACAACTAGCCTGGTCTCAGGATAGTGACGGACACAATACTCTCATGTATGACTCACAGATGGGTTGGTTTACAGGCTTGGCTTTTTTCAAAGGTGGTTTGTGGCGGTTAAACTCTGAGAATAAAGACCCATCAGAGCAGCTTGCAACGGCATCCTCTCTGGAGGAAATCAAATCCATAGCCCAAGAGCTGCACAACACAAGTGTTAAAACCGATTTCTTTTAGGAGAGAATAGATGGTTTCAGTTGTTTCACCACAAAAAGTTATGCAAGCGACCTGCTACAAATGCAAGGCCGGACTTGAATATGTCTTCACTGAGATAAAAGAGAAGACCACCACTGACTACACAGATGGACGGGATGTAGTAAAATACATCGTCTGCCCTGTGTGTAACAACCATGTAACTGTAGGGTTTTTATAATGCAAACTGTAAACGGCCTGATTTTTGGTAAATTTGCCCCATTGACGCTGGGTCACATTGAACTGATCAACCAAGCACTCCGACAGTGCGACCATTTATATTTGTTCTTGTCCTTCGACCAGAAGTTCTTGAACAGTCAGCCTGAGTGGCTCCAGGCGAAGCTGGGCCTTGTTGATCGTCTACGTGACTTAAAGGATGTTGTGAGTAACGCCCCCGAACACGTAAGAAGCTCTATTACTGTCTCTTATGTGGATGAGTCCAACATACCTGACTACCCAGAAGGGGCGAAGGCTTATGAAGGCTTAATCCGTGCAGGTTTGCCAGAGGGAGTGGTTCTTCATAAGGCCTTCTCTTCTGAACGAGAGTACACGGCTTATTTCTCGGAGCACTTCCCTGAATGCGAGCACGTAGTGATTGACCCAGACCGATCTGAGGTGCCTATCTCTGCGACGAAGATCCGTGGCAATGTGTACAGCAACTTCAATATGCTGGCACCTCCGGCGAAGAAGCGTTTTGTCAAAAAGGTGGCTATTGTTGGGGTGGAAAGCACGGGTAAAACCACGCTCTCACAACTCTTATCGGAACACTTCTCGGCCCGTTATACATCGGAAATAGGTCGGACAATTTGTGAGGAAGACTTCTACGGGTCGGAGTTCCTGATGCATCGTGAGGACTACCTCGCCATTGCGATGGATCACCGCCAAGTGGAGAACTATCATGCTAAACTCTCGGATGTTGGAGTGACGTTCTCTGATACGACAAATCTAATCACCCACTTCTCGGCTGTGTGCTCGTTGAAGACAGATTTGCTCGACCCGTTATTCTTGGCCCTTGATAAAGAAGAAGGTGACAATTTCTATGACTTGGTGCTGTACTTACAGCCCGATGTGCCTTGGGTAGCAGACCCACTGCGCCTCCAGGATACACCGGAGAAGCGAAAAGAAACAAACGAATTGCTTGACTCCATGATCACTAAGTCGTATAGTGGCACCCAAGTCGTTAAGATCGACGGTGATAACTACAATGTCCGAACTGCCAAGGCAATTCAGATTGTTGAAGACTTCTTGATGGGTAAAGTATTGGAGATTTAAAATGAAAGAAGTTCTCGAAATGGTATTCAAAAATCTCGGTGAGTGGACGTTTGTCTCCGATGTTGAAGAGATTGTAGGCAAAGATAGAGCACAAAGCGTTCTTAATGATCTGATCAAAAGAGGATTCGTCAAGTATTGTGCTTGTGGTTGCAGTGGCTTCATGGTCACAGACAAGGCAATTAAACACCTTAAAGCTCAGACACAGCCGGAAACGGCTGTGTGGACAACACAGGACGGATTGAAGATCCGCGTAACCCACATGTCCAATGAACACTTAGTCAATGCAATCAATTGGTTAATCATTGAGAAAGAGGTAGGGCCAGAAGATAATTTCTCTGCCTTGACGGATGAATATCAAGGTATTATGATAGGCACTTGGGTAAAAATCCTCAGTCAAGAACTGTACAATCGAATCCCTAAATAGGAGAAACTAAATTGGTCTATGGTAAGGGTATAAACGACTCCCCGACCCCGTGTCAGAAATTCAAATGGGAAGATGGTAAGCCCAAGCTGGTGTGGAGATGCCCTTACTACGACCTGTGGACGGGTATTTTGTACAGGTGCTACTCACCATCTTTTCATAAAAAACAACCAACCTATGCTGGTTGTTGCGTGGCAGATGAGTGGTTGACTTTCTCTGCTTTCAAAGATTGGGTGTTGAGAGATCCACTGCACAAAGAGTGGTTGAATAAGGAAGGAGACCTCCAGCTCGACAAAGACATCCTCTTGGAAGGAAATAGAGACTACACCCCGGCAGCTTGTGTTTTTATTCCTAAGTATGTGAATACTGCCCTGTCTTATAGTAAGAACAGTGGATTGCCTATGGGTGTCACCCAGAGACCAGGACGATCGGGGTACGAAGTGGGATGCACTTTCTTGGGAAAAAGAAAATACTTGGGTACAAGACCAGACCCTTGGTCGGCCCATGCTCTATGGCAATACCAGAAGGTGTTGAATCTATTGTCTATTTTGAAAATGTACTCAACATCCAAATTCTTCAACAGTCATGTCGGAGATTCCTTAAAGAAAAGAATTGACAGAATCAGAAACGATCTCCAAAATGGGGAAGAGACAACACACTTATAGGAGAAATGAGTACATGAAGAGTCTATACACAATGACGGCCTGGACAGACTTCTACGGGTGGAAGCCTCTTGAATATGCTTGGTTGGCTGTCTGCTCAATAGCTATCGCTATTACCTCTGTCGTCATGGGTGGTGGGGTGATTGAGTTCATCTCCTCCGTGACGGGGATTATCGGTGCCATTTTGGTGGCGAAAGGTAAGCTGTCCAGTTATTACTGGGGTTTCATCGCTACGGTGTTGTATGCGTACATCTCGTACAAGTACCAGCTCTATGGTGAGGCCATCATGTACACGATCCTGTTCACACCGATGCAGGTGATTGGGGCCTTTATCTGGGCGAAGAAATTAAAGGTATCCGCCGACGGCAGTCGGGCGGATGTTGTGAAGAAGTATCTGACCACAAAACAACGCTGGATTGTTGGTATCGGAACATTAATCGTGATTGCTGTGTATGCTGAGTTTATCAGTCTACTGAATGGGGCAGCGCCAGGGTTGGATTCAGCAACAGCTATCTTGTCCATTCTTGCCACTTATCTGATGATGAAACGCTATGCAGAACAATGGTATGTGTGGATCATTGTTAACGTCGTGGCGGTAACCCTTTGGATTCAGACAGCCCTCCACCACGAGACACAAGGCTGGGCAGTGTTGGCAATGTGGACGGCGTTCCTACTAAACAGTATCTTTGGTGCCTACTTATGGCGAAAAATAGAAAAGGAAGAGGAAAACTATGCTCTCGTACATTGATTGGTTGTTTACTGGTTATCATTACTTGCCCTACATTATTATGTTCGTTCTTTGGGGTTCGCTTGGGGCAATTATAATGTCCGGCAACTGGGTTTTCCGATTGAAAAGTATGGTGGCTTACGGGATTCTCTGCGGTGCGTTGTTTGGAGGAATGTCTACATCGCAAGATTACCGTCTCTATAAAAACAATATGACGACCTGCATGAAACCTGCCGCGATGGCGGCGGGGTATGTCTTCGACGCACAGTCTGAGAAGTGTATGAAACCGTTCGTTGGTTATGTTCCAGTGTCGAGCTATGGGAACATTGAAGTTAAACCAAAACCTAACCCCATCACTATTTAGGAGAGACCATGTTTAAATGGCTAAAGAAGTTCTTCACTAGCAAGAATGAAGATATCGTTGATGCTATTCTTGAAAAGGAGAAAGCCAAAAAGGTTGATGAATACATCTTGGCGAAGCGCCTGTTGGAGAGTGAGATCAAATACCCAACACCGCCACGGCGACAGAATGTTCGTCCGGTACGTGTTGACGACAAACCGCGTTCGACAGAGCAGTCTCGGACTTCCACCCAGACTCCATCTGATGATACGGCGGTAATCATTATGACAACGGCGATAGTGGCGGACTCCATGCAGACCACTTCACATATTCCGTCATCCTCACCGAGTTACTCTTCACCTTCTTGGGGTGGAGATAGCAGTAGCTGTTCCTCCGACTCAGGTGGTGGCGGAGGTGGGTGTGACTAAAACAACACAAATAACGATACAGGAGAAACACAGCATGAAATTTTTAACAGCACTCGGGCTTGCCTTTATTATCCTGAAACTTTGCGGTGTGATCGCATGGTCTTGGTGGTTGGTACTGTTACCGTTGTACTTCGGCATTGCAGCTCTGTTCTTCTTCTTGGTTGTGTTCATTGCCAGTGCATTTGGTGTCGCCCTGGCAGGAACGGCCCTTGAAGGAATCCAGAGAGCACGAGGTAAGAAGAAAAACAAATAACTAATTGACATTGAACTGTCAAAAAGGTAAGATTATCAATCTCAGAATACTGCACCAAACAAGGAGAATGAAGTGACACAAGAAACAGCTCAATCAACTGAGACAGCCTACCTGGGTATGAATCCAAGTCAGTTCGGGATTCTGATGTCTTTGACCAGCTTGTCTCGTCAAATGCAACAGATGGTCGAAGGACAGGACATGAAGGATGTTATGGTCAAACTGATTGAAGACCACCCAGGAAAAAGCAGTGAAGACACCTTAGCTTGGGTTCGTATGCAAAGAAACCACCTGCTGAACGTGCTTCATGGTGTGATGATGTCACAGAATATTCTGGCGCAAATTGACGACGCGATTGTCAATGACTTGCTCTCCACTAAGGCAAAAGTGGAAGCGGCACCAGAAGTAAATGAACAAACTGAACAATAACAGACGGAGAGAAGATGACTGCGATTCAAGAATATAAAGACCCAATGTCCGGCAAAATTAACACCTTTGCCCGTGGCAGCATTAAATTCATCAGCATTAAACCTGTCAAACCAGGCCCGAATGTTGTTGACGGCCTGAAAACCACTTACATCAAGGTGCCAGGCCAACCGGATAAAAAGATCGAAGCCACACACTCAATCAGTGTCCTGCTACAATCTGTGGACGATAACTTAAATGTTGTCGATTCCAACGAACAGGGTGAGTGGGTGAGCATGGGTGAGAAGAAACTGCACCCGAGCCACGCGGATAAAATCCAAGTCAAGTTTGACACTGGCTATAAGGATATCCTCCCTGGTATGGTTGTTTCATTCCCGTTGAAGGTTTCTAAAAACGGCGACAAAACTTACTACAACGGCACGTTAAGCGGTAAAACGTTCAACGTTCTGGATGAGAGTAAGGCAGGCGCTCCGGCACCACGCAGCAATGCTCCGGCTTCCGCCCCTGCGGCAGCGACACCAGATGCTGGCTCAGTGAAGATCTTCGGTGAAATCACGGCTATCAATGGCAATGTTGCGACTGTCAATGACGAGCACATGGGGCCAGGCGATGTTGTTCTGTCGGATGAGCAATTATCCAAGGTAAAAGTTGGTGGACGTTTGGGTGCTTTTGTTGTGAAGGCAACTGGCGAGATCTCCGGCGGATTCCGTCCTTACGGCCCTGCGGGTCAGAATGCAAGTTCTGGTTCTCGCGGTAAAGGCAAGTACGACCCAGCGGGTATCTCAACCGGACACGCGATAAACGTACTGGCTAACTTGCGGTTGGCCGGATTTAAAGGTGACCTTGAAGAGGCAGGGAAGGTATCTCACGATGTGACTACCAAGCTGATCAAGGAGTTCTCCGATGCTGCTGGCAAGGACGAAGGTCAGTCTGTTGGTAATGCAGTGAAATTCGCTGCGGTGACCATCGGTGTGAAAGGCAAGACAATTTCCCCAGAGGAATTAGAGGCCGCTGCACGAGAGGCCTACGCGCTCGCTGGTAAGCTCAAGGGCTACATTGAGGCAAACACTCAGGGTGGCGCTCAGAACGCAGCACAGAGAGTCCCAGAGCCGTTAAAACAGGCATCACAGTCTATCGCTCCACCTCCATCAACTTTTGAGCCACCGCTCGACTTCGATGACGATATTCCCTTTGCTCCAGTAGGGTTACAGCACGGAATCAGCTTGCTCCATGCAATGCCGTAAGATACAAAAACAAAAGGCACCCAATTGGGTGCCTTTTTTATGGGTGTTAAAGTCTTGCAACCCAGTCAAAACCAACCGCAGCCAGTTCAGCGGCTGAGAGATTGATAGTGAAAGTAGTAGAGGTTTTATTTGATACCCAAGCAGAAGATGTTAACTTAACGTTTGGGGATACCACTACGAACGGAGTTCCAGACAGTGTGTGTGTTACCACTAGGGAAGTGTTCCCAGCGGGAATGGTCACCGACCCCCCTTTTGAGTAGGAATTTCCATTCAAAGAGGCAATCCACTCCTCCTCTGTCAGAGGTGTCTGCCCACTGGGGACTGTTCCGACATACACAGCATACGCACTTGCCCCAACAAACCCACGATCTCCCGGTGGCCCTTGCTTGCCCTCAAACTCCGTCCAAGCAGACCAAACGCCATCAACATTGTAGCGGATGTATAGGCTGTTGGTGCCGTTCTCAATAGCCAACATTGTGGCATTGTTGGAGGAGGCTGGGAGGTATACCCCTCTTCCTGCGGCTACAGTTGGGGCATTTTGAGCAGAGACATTGTAGCTAAACAAAGAGCCATAGACCACTAGGTCGAGGTTCTGGACGCTCTGTGTGGTTCTTCCTGCAACCCCATACTGACTAACAAAAGACCTTACCCCCGACGGAGATATGGCAACATCTGTCGCAGTTCCACTGTTGGAGACAGCCGCTGTGGCTATGGAATTTATCCATGCCCCCCATACACCTGAAACCATGTATCTTACCCAAGGCAGTTTACTAGCCTCTTGCCAAGCTATCTGGACAAGGTCGTTTGCGGATTCGGCAATAATCAGACCCTTTCCCTTAGACCCCATGACCGGGCTGTTAAGAGTAGAGGTAGTCCAGGAGAAATATCCATTTACCTTTTCCAAGTTTAAGTTTGTTGCTGGAATCAGGGTTGTTTTAACACCCACATTTGTAAGGTCTATGGTCTCTCCAGTCCCGAGGGTTAGGTCATTACCTGATAACTTGAGTGTTCCTTTCAGAGTCGTGTTACCGCCAACCTCCAATGAGCCTGTAGTTTTAACAGAGGCAGGTGCTATATGCTCCCCATCTACAGAGGTCTGAATGCCAATGACTGAGCCAGTTATCTCTAGGTCTTTTACCACCATTTTTTCTTCAACTGTCAAAGTTTTCACTTTCAGTTCGAAAATGGAAGCGTCCCCAGTGACTATGAGGGTGGTAGCCTCTGCATTTACCATGAGGATATTCGCAAGTATTTTGCTTATCAAACTGTTGACAAATTTTGTGGTTGCTATACTATCGCTGTTGTCATCTTCATTTACTGTGGGGGCCTCAGGCAAACCTGAGAAAATTGGGCTATCCTTTGTGGCAAACACATCAGAGATCGTTGCAGAGTCAACAATGACTTTCCAGTTACCATCGAGGGAAGGATCGGCTGGTAAAAGAACGGGGTTTGTTGCTGTTGCACTAGGGGCATACCACCAAGAAACAGCCCCGGATATTGGATTTGTGTAGGCGTATAGTTGGTTGAATACTTCTGTTGTTTCCCCCTCTTCCCAAGGGATGACCGGGGTTTGATAATACAGATTCTCCAGAAGGGCTTTTCTGAGGGTGGGGATTAAACTCCCATCCTCTACAGAAATAAACTCAAAATAGCTACCATTGATAACCTTATGCATTCTCCCTGCATCGACGATCAATTGGTCAATGGCGTCGGCAGTGTTTGTGGAAAATGCCATAGAGATGTCAGACATGAGATATCCTCTTATTGATTTTCATCTTGTAAAGTTGATGGTTTGTGATGGTGCGGGTTGACCCCGTACCTCAGGGAGATCAACTTACTGATTAGGTGGGGGGCTGCTACAGTTGGGGCATAAACCCAGAGATACCATTCGGTAAGGGTTCCATTGAAACCCCAGTATAGGAATACTGCTGTCATTGCTGCCATACCGATGTTGCTCCACAGTTTCGTGTGCGAGGCTTTTTCTCCGTCGGCTTGAGACCTTACAAGGTCTTTTAGGAATTTTAACATAAACCCTCAGAAATTTCAACGGACTATAAGATGGATAAAGCGAGCTAGGATCAAGAGGCTTAGGATAGTCACTGTCTTCAACCACTCTCTTATCGTGGTGTCTTTAAGAGTCGCACACAGGATAACCACCTCCATCATAGATGGGTAAGCATCACTTATTGCAAAGGGAAGCAACCAAGGAAGTATCAGTGGGTATTGCATTGCGGTCATCTGGACAAATAAGATGGGGATTGTCAGCGCCAGAGTAAACTTCTTGGCCCAGCCCTCTAACACGCAAGCCGACGAGAATATCAACATTATGTCAAGAAACCAGCACCCAGTCAGGTATAAACTCAGGTCGAAGAAGATGGGGTTCGAAAGAAACCAATAGTACAGCCCATTTTCAAAGATAATATGGGTCATGCCGAACAAGGCCACGTACCTCATATTTTTATCCACATTAAATAACAACACCGCAAAGCACAAAAAGTACAATACGGTTATTATCATCTCGTCTGGGCATCCATCAGGAGTCTGAACTGTCTGCTCAGATCTTGCTTCAAATCCACCACATCATCCTTGATGTCTTTCTTCAAATCTGAAACGTCGTCTCGGATCGTTTTCAATTTTTTGTCAAGAATATCGTCCAGTTTTTCTTTTGTGACCATTTCAGCTTTTATCCTGATAATGTCTTTATCCAATTCGTCAAGGCGGGTCTGGGTTTTTTTATAATCCGAGTAGACCACCCTCAGAACCCCGATGAGGGCAAAAGACACTACTGCCCATGCCGCCTTTAATACTGCAAAAAGGTCAATAGTCATACACCCTCACATTTTATTTTAGGTCTGAGGATCGAGAGGCACTCTCTTATCCCTTTTTCAACCTGGAGGTAATCCTCCGCTATGTCTTTTTTGTTTTCGTTACCAAAAGACACGGAGAGTTCAAGAATATTCTTCTCTAAAAGAAGATCAGAAAGTCTCCTTTTCGCCGCAGAGACCCCCATCTCAGAGTTTATCTTTGGTTTTTTCCAAACTGCTTTTTTATCAGCCGATAACTCGATCTCAGAGCCACCTTTCTCCATGAAATCTTCATACTCTTCTTGGGAGTAGGGGGTGTATGCCTCGGGCCAACTTCCGGCCTCCCTGTAGAGTTCTTCTAGGGAGGCCGGATAAAATCGGAGAGTCTTATGACAGAAAACATAGTCAGGTTTCATTTAGTGTCCTATTGCGAATATAACGCAGCGGATACCTGTGTCCCAAGTATTAGCTCCAGACCACTGAGTTTGAACTCTACATCCATTTTTGTCAAACCCTGCAACAACCCCCCAAGCATCCGCACCAGAGGATTCTGCTTGTGTTTGGGTTCCAGTGTTGACGGAAAGGCAAGCATTGGGAAAGGCAATGGGGAACGAAACTGTCTCTAACCTCTCATCATTGTAAGACCTCCAAGAACCATAAGTCCATTGAAAGATCATCCCTGTGCTATTATCTCTCCACCAACCCCTTGCATTTTTAGATGCTTCTGTGGTTGCAGGTAAAGTAATATCCCCATTAATATCCGCCTCATTACCATTCACAGACCTTGCTATATTTTTACCTGCAACAGTGGCTGTCTCTTGGACAGTGAGGGTTTTGCTAGATGCTTCCCCAGACACCTCAGAACTTCCCGTCACCTCTAGTTTAGATGCACCCAAGGTTGCAGGAGATATGATAGACCCATCCGATTGGATATGTACCTTCCCAGACTCGACCCCTTGATCGTCAACGCTCTTGAATACAAAACCACCTGTACCCCGATTGATAAGGTAGGATGTCTTGGTACTCAGTGCATCAGACCAGAGGATAGACAACCCTTCGGAAGTGTCAATCTCAGTGTGTCCTCCTATTTTCAACCCCCCAGTCAAACTACCACCGGAAAGTTTTAAATACCTATCGTCTGACTCCTTCGTAGAATAAACTTCCAAGTTTAACCGGGCAGTAGGGATGTCTGAGAGATCAGCTAATGCCCCATCCTTCTTCAAGAAATTCAGCCCCATAGAGGGGATTTCTTCCTCTTCTATGTATTTTAACCAACTGGAGAGCATAAACCAGACGTAATTCCAAGCCTGGCAATCTGGCTTCTGGCCTAAATCATAACCTTTTCGCCACAGGTCGGTTATAGGACGAACTTTGTTTTCTGTTAGTGCATTGGGGAGTTGGTAAGTTTCTTCTGCCCACACCTCTAACTCAATATCTGGCTTTGCCATTCTTATCTCCGATTTATTATTTTGTATTCATCATGTCTGAGGTGTATACTAGACTTACCAACCCGCCTTGACGGGAAACTTCCTCGGGAGAGGCGACAGAAGAGAAACCAACAGAGTCGGAAGACCCACTGAAACCAAAAGACCTCCCATATGACTCCACTAGTCTTAAATGAGTTGGCAAAGGAAGCATATCAGTTATCTCTTCTAGTAGGTCTTCTAACTTGAAACAGGTCGATTTGACATGTATGTCAAATCTATAATTTTCCCCTTTCCAAGTTTTGAAGTTCCCTTCTCCAAACAGTTGTGTTAAGGTTTGAATAACCTCAGGGCGAGTCCCATGATTTGAAGCACTAGCTAAAAGAATAGTTATTTTTGCTCGGTAACTATCGTCATCCATGCCGTTTCTTTCAATGCTTAATTGCCGACCTATCTCATCCAGATTCTTATACCCTGCGTTAGCAAGAAGACGACCCTCTGCGAGGTTTACGAGCATTTCGTCTACTCTTTTTAACCTCTCAAGATACACACTCAGAAATGTAACCAGGTTTTGTTTATCTTTTAAGAAATCCCCTGGGAGGTAATTAATCCCGCCTTCCACAAACTCATCCAGGGGATGGATATGATTAACATCTGTTAGACTCATTGTTAACCTCTCAAATTATTTGTTGGAACAGAATATTGCCAACATCTAATGCAAACACCTCCCTCATGGAGAGGGTAAGATCCGACGTGGTGTACTCCGAGATGTCCTCACTGGTTTTTTTAACAGAGGCCACTAATTGAGTAAATCTCCCTGTGGGAACTGCTCCGGCTACGGCAGACACCAATTGAATATTGTAAAGTGTTCCAGCTACCGTGAGGCCATCCGTCAAGGACTTTATAGCTTGTCGGATACTATCCTGCTCCGTAGAGGACAAGGTTTTTCCTCTATAGCTGACCAAGACGTTATAGTTTGTGGCTGTGGCCTTGCTGTGGTATATTCTTTCAAAACCGTCGTCTTCGGTGGGGACGTCATAGAAGGTATTTCCGAAAGTTGCATTTGACAGCGCCATTGTTTCGTAGATTGCCTTACTTACATCCTCAGTCACCCCCCCATAGACAACCGCTTCAAACTTATATGGAGGGATTCCATACTGGTCTACTACGTCGGTGTTGTTAGAGAATAGTCTCACTTTTTGAACTCCGTCAACTGCCCTGATTGCAGAGATTATGGCGGGACGGGTAGCTTTTGATGCTTGAGCTGTTATATCAAGAGACCTGAGTTTATACTCGTTATCTGTTTCTACATCTGTTCCATCAGCAAAAGCAGAGAGGTTGGATAAGGAGATAAACCCACTTGGTGTAGGAGAGATCTGGGATACACTCCCCGCTTCCCTTGAAAGAACCCCGGCCTCCACTGCAACCACTTCCATCTGGAGTGTTCTTTGGCCCATGATAGGTGAAGATTGGAAATCCACCCTACTATTCAGCCCAACAATGGTTTTGTTATTGTCATACCCTATGTACAGGCCCCCGGCCTCGGAGTCAACAAAGACCAGATCTTCATTCAGGTCGCTGGTATTCTGGACAATAAAATTCTTTACACTGTACAAGAACTCATTAAGAACACTGCTGTTGGGGGTTTTGTCCCTTAATGTCAAGACAAGAGTTTTAGTCGCGTTATCTGTGGAGTTAACAATCTGGAATGTATATCTCCCTATCACAAGATCAGCGTTAAGCATTCTTTGCGCGATAAGTCTTCCAGCGACCGCTGTTGGGGCCGTCAATATGAAGGCCCCATTGTCAACAGTGAATGATTCTTGGTTGTAGATTAAGGAGTAGGGGACAGTGTTGTTCACTGTCATCTCTACACTGCCTGTACTTTTTGTTTTCCCTCTCCGGTAGATACCCCTACGTCCTAGCAGCTCATCAAGGTATAATCCCTCGGCACCCGCAAGGGTGCCGGAGGAATAGATAGATGATGCCAGCAAGATAAGCTGGTACTCTCTCTCGTTAAGAATTGTAGTGAGCTTATCAAGGACAGAGCTTGATTGTGTGTTGAAAGTCTCCCCGAAAGCGGAGATCAGAGCTTCCTTTGTCTCTTGCACCAAGGAATCAAGGGTTGGGAGAGTGAAGCCATACCCAGATAACCCATACTTTACGTTTGTTGACAAGATGCCTCCTTTGTTAATCTATAATAACACGAATAAGAAAAAAACTCCAGCACGGAATGTTGACGGGGTTATTTGAGCTTATAAACTTTAATCTCAACATGGGCTGAGATAAGAGAAACTAATTTGATAGCCACTTGAGCTGTACCCAAGACGCCAGAGCTTCCGAATATTGTTACTTGGTCTGTAGACCCAATCAACTCAGTGTCCGCTCTACCTATGCCGGTGTTGAGGGTTATGGCTGTTCCTGTCCTTGTAGTTACCGCTATACCCTTTTGCCCAGTCAACTCGACTACGGTCACAGGGAATGTTGTAGAAAATACCCCAGAGGAGGAGGTAGAGGTAATAGAGAAAACATAGCTCCCTGTAGATGACACCTGCGTCCTATCTAAGGTCATGAGGTGACAAGCCGCGCCCGGCATCAAAGATCCTGACTGCTCTATGGATACATCTCCAGTAACCACAGCAGTCTGTGGAGAGATACCAAAACTACTTATAGATTTAGAGGAGATTTCCAAAGAACCTATCAGGGGCGGTAGCGCATATCTATTTATCTCTTGGATATTAGGGCCTTTATTATTTCTAATCGCAACAGAACTGACGGAGCTACCTCCCGTGGTAGCTCCGGTAGTCCCCAGGCCTAAGAGATTTGTGTTTTCCGCGTTGATAGTGTTGTCCACTATAGATATACTGTTTTTTTCTGTATTAAGAGTGTTGATAGTACTATCAACCCCGTATACCGTTGCCCCAGGTGCATTTATTGTGTTTTTTGAAATACTTATGCTTTTTCCTTTTTTACTAGAATCTGATATTCGGATTAAATCCAAAATCCCACCCGCCTTCTTGACCCCAAACTTGCTGTTCCTAACTTCTACGTTTTCCGCCGAATATCCATTACGACGAGATGTTGGGAGAGCAATGACCTCAACAGTGCAGTTATCCATTACTAGGTTTGACATAGATTTTACATGGGCAGACAACAAGTGCTCTTGTGAAATATGGTAGCTTGGGTAGTCGAAGGGGTCATATCCTAATGACTGCATCCTAGTTACAAAATCATCCTCATAAGTATGTTCGTGGTTTAAGATGGTAATGTTTGAAGACGTCTTTACTTTTAAAGCACAGTTACGGGAAGGTGTGGACATCTCCCTAAACATAAATTTATTAATACATTTGTTGTTATCCATGTGGGTATGCACCGATGCCATATAAATATCATAACAGCCATCCGTTGTTTGGGCAGTCCCTGGATTTAGTACAAGAAGATTTTTACGAAGTTGTTCACATAGTTGATTCTGAAATTTTTTGCTACAACGAGAGCCACATAGCTGGTCTCTCTATTAGAAGGTGTGGCATCGTAGCCAAAGGGGTTAATAAGAGTATTACCATCAACAGTAGCTAGTTGTTTTGTCCCGACAACATCCCAGAAGTTAGTAGACTCGTTGACAACATTATCAAATAAGAAAGTACCTTTAGCATTAGAGAGGGTGTTACCTTTAACACTCAAAGTGTCATAGGCAACGTTAATTAGCCGTACCATTGCATCATCGGTATTTTTATAGGTGTTGTTATCTATTTTAATAGTACTACACTTAGCCTCACCCGCCGAAGTTTGTGCAATGTTAGAGTTTGAATGTAAAACCACTCTTACATATCCATCAATGGTGTTACCACACTGGTACACTGAATTTATTTGAGTATCTCTATTAAATTTAGTAGTAACTAAATGTGCTCCTCTATCAATCCCTGTGCAGGTGATGTTATTAGTGTCACAAGTGTAATTACCCATAGGGTTAACAGTAAAGTACTCTCCAGGAGTTAAATACAAAACTCCTTCTTTAGTACCTTTGATGATTAAATTGTCCAGAGCCATTGTGTTTGACCCGTATACTACAGGTGCAATGTATAGACTTTTATCCACTACTAAAGTTAGACTTTTACCCCCTTTGGCAATAAAACCAAGAATTAAATCCCTGTTACTTTCAGCTTTAGAAGCGTCATTGTAAATAAGACCTAATGTCTTTGAGGTTTCATACATACCATAGGTTTTATCAGAAACACTTTGCAGGGTGTCCTCTAATTTATAGTAGCTGACCTTAGTCCAAAGAGACCCTGAATCCCTAGGGGAACTATTCATAGATACATGTACTGGGAACTCCCCAGTGTATCTGTACCATACTCCTTCGAAACAGACTATTTCATTAGAGTAGTGGCTAATGAACCCCCTCCTGAAGTCAAAGGATGTTTTTACATACTCCTCTCTTTCTACAGCTAACTCTGCCAAATTTAAAGTACCTAAAGAGTACGTAAGTACCCCTGTAGAACTAAGACCAGTCACAACACCTTCTATACCTTCTGGCAGCATAAAACTTCTTTGCCTAGAAGGATCATATAAAACTTTATACCCATTTAATGGGGTACTCTCTTGGGCATAGCAGATTTCTTTCTGCTTAATGCCAAAGTGACGGGCAATAGATTGTTTGTTGACACTCTTAGCCACTGGACCTGTCGGTTGGTTCATTTGTTTCATCATAAGTGCAATCTCATGTTGTAGTTTTATAAAAGCCATCCTTGGCGTTACTTAACTTAAAAGGTAGGCCCCGTAGGGTTGATTGGGAGGTAATATGTCGCAACTTGCTGAGGGGGTGATATATTGTTACTAAATACAACTGAATTACCCGCCGGGGACTGGTTAAATCCTCCGCCATAGTTCCCTATAATCATGGCGTTGGTCAGCAAAGATGAAAGAGAAGACACACCTGAAAGTTGGTTATTTAAGAGGTAAACTTTACTATTGCTTTGCAGTCTGAGCGGTCTATTGCAAACACACCCTTGTAATTGAATACCTGTAGGTGTAGTCACCCCCCCTCCAGCAACACCTCCAACGAGCACGCTATACTCATCTGACGAATATAGGTTACTGGATTTGACGACCAACTGCACATCAAAATTATCCGATGTAGCGATGGCCTCCACCGATACTGGTCTCTTAACTGTCGCTCTATCAGTCCTTAATTTATTGATGATAACGCCTTTCGCCTCTCTTGCTAACCTGACGCCAGACTCAGCAACTGTACCAACCAGGTCCATCTGGTTTATATTTACGCCGCTTGCCTTGCTGTCGATAGTAACTCCATACGTTATCACCCCGCCTTTAATATTAATTTGATCAAGTGTTACCCCGCCGGTGCCTTCGCCGATGATATTTACTACGTATAACCCTGATGGGTTCACGCTATCAATTTTACCAACTGTTAGGTTTTGTGAGCCTAGATATACACCCAGGGCAGCAGGTGAACCAGATGTACGGATCGATCCAACCTGCCAGTCATAATCTGATTTATAACTGGCATTTCCTAGACTTACAGCTACCTCACCACCGAAAGCCTCTACTGCGTCAATAATAACGCTGTGAGAGTTCATACCATGCCCGTTCAATGCATTTCCTGATGCCGTTGTCGAATTTAGAGTAACTGACCGTCCTTGCACAACGCTTGTACCTGATGCCAGATCGCAAACATGTCTGTTATTCAGGCCATATGCTCGATTAAATTTAAAAACCGATACAGATTTTAGGACTAAAGTATTTCCCCGCCCACTTGTAACATTCGATGGGGATAATCCAAGTATTCTGTCTGTTGTTATGTTAAATGAATCCTCTACAGTAACTGAGTTACCGCCGAACTTTTCAGACGTGACCATCCCGTGATGATGACAATTCCTTGCCCTCATAATGAGTATCGTAGGAGATCTCAAGTCCCTTGATGTTTCATGTTTACATGTAAAATCCCCGTAGATATTGGAGTTTTCACATGGAATTACCACTGTCACTTTAGCATTGTTATCGACCGTGTAATTATAGCACAATTCGGATTCAAGCGTTAAAGTGTCGCCACTCACCTGTATAACCTTCAAAAGCTGACGCGCATAACTTGATGTGTCCATCACTGCAGCTACATCTTGAGATAGAATAATGCTGTCACCAGGCCTGAAAATAGCCCCGTTGTCTACAGTTAGAAATCGTGAAGATACGGCGGCATTAACAGCCAGTTTCGACTCCGTTGTAGTAGTGCTCCCTACCATCTCGAAGGCACCAATATACTGTGAGCTAAATGACGTTGCTTCTCGCATTTCTGAATACAAGATGGTAGGGTTTCCGTAAATGTACAGATTTGTATTACTGGGAATCTGCACACCTTTCATCATGTTTAATGTTTCAATCCCTTTGATGTATATATTCTTTACGCCTTTATTAACGATAGCGTTAAGAATCACGCTCGCATCAGGTACTGACTCTACCAACCCGAAGCCTCTGGCATCACCATCCTTTGCCAATTCGTCATTCAGCCATCCATCCCCTGGTACGCTTCCCGCCACCACAACCTTCGGAAACGACTTAGTCCAGCGGTACTCGATGCCGTTATACACCACGGTTTCCAGCCCGTGATAGACCGTAAAGCCTTTGACAAAGCTGTACTGAGACCTTTTCTGGAAATTTCCTCGTTCAACGTTGAACTGTGTGAGATTGAGGCTCTGTTTGTCCGTCACCAGCATTGGAGGGTTGAACGACATCACGATTTCGTCTGTAATAGTCGGGATGAACCAGCTCATCGCTGTCCCGACGTGATGGATAACCTGAATATCGTTCAGGGACTTGACAGTGTCACTGAATGCGATAGCAGATGATGGCACTTTCAGCGCTTGACTCAGTGCTTGTATAAGAGCTGGTCTTGCGACCAGCCCGTTTGGGGTGTTTATTGGCATTATTTGTTACCCTTATGATTATACTGACGCCCATGCACCATTCTTCAAAACCCAGAATGCTGGTGTTGCTGTAACGGTACCCATATTCCAGACTACTGATCCAGGCTGATAAGATAAATCTGTTGGCCTTTCATAGCCCCTGCCATCAAGATGCGGGGTAGCTTTGACCTGCGATATTGTCACAGGCCCCTGAGGTATTGTTGTTGAGTTAATGATAACCAAGCCGTTATCGTAATCGACATAGCGAATATATGTGCTTGAGCTGCCGACTATTAACGCATCACCACCATTGAACTTGTAGCATTCATCTTTTGTATCTAAAGTAATAACTCCAGAATTTGACAGGGTGCCAGATATGTTTGTTGCAGGCTCAACATAAAGCCGGAACTGATTAGTCCCGTTGTATGTTAAAACGCCCCTCCCACTAATTATCCTCGCCCCAAAGTAAGTTTCACCTGAAGCAGGTATTACATTCTGAACCCCGTCATATAGACCATGGGTAGACAGTGTTTTCGATGCGAACGGGTTTGTGCTTCTAGCTGCACGAACACCAGTGTGTACAGGCTTACCCTGCCAAAAAACCGTAGTGAGGCTATCGTTTTGTCTGTATATGTAGGAGTATATATCGGACACTAGATATAATGCACATTTTCGTATTCCAGCCCATGCATTACCTTCCATAATTATACCTGAAACGGCGTTGAAACATTTAACCACGTAGTCGTAATCTCTAGCAGTCGTATTTCTCATAGTGAATCCGCGCACACTACCTTCAAATGCACCACCTAACTCAATACAAACAGTTTTGCTTGATGGGCCTTTTTCGAAATAGCCTTCAAACTGTACGGCTATGACCCTATCAATCCTCATTGTCGTGCCGTCAAACCTTGGCTTCCCGGTAATATTAATACCATACCCGTGATACTGATTAGTAGGGATTGTAGTAGGGAATCTGTCGTCTCCGATGTCCAGTGAGTACCGGGAATTGTTAAACCAGTCACCCCCGTTTATTGAGAGGGTATTAATTTCTCGCTGAAAGCTAGGTGAGTATGCGCTAAGGCCAGTCTCACCATTAATCCCCTGACACTGATTTAATGTGCAAGAGTAGCTTGTTATCTGCCAGTTTATTGGGAACTTTGTTGCAATCACCTGATTGCAAACCATTTCAGGAACGTCAACTCTTATACCAACAAGCAATCCGCTCGGTGAGTTTACTCGCAGGTCGTTCATGACCCTAAATCCACCAACCCCTATTCTATTCCTTGTTAGATTGACACAAGTTTCAGAAGGCCAGTGCAAGTCTGGTTCAACTAGTTTTGGTATTAAGCTAAAATCCTCACCTAGCACGCGAGAATTTAACGTCACCTCAGATGTGAAATAAAATGTCCCAGAACCCTTGAGTGTCAGACCTTCTGACACGCAGTATTCGTCAGCCATTCTTATCCCCTCTGTTGCGTCACTTCTATCCGTGACGAAACCGAGGAGCTGCCCATTGATTCTAAGGTTGTAATTTTCAGTGCTGACGTATTCAAAAACCCCTGAGGAAGTCGTAACATCCCATCCACCATGAGCGTTCTGTGTGATATCAGATACAACCCCTGATGGCTCGACACCCACCCAGGGCATAGCAGAGAAAGTCCCGCTGCTTGTGACAAGGGATACTTCATTTGAATAAGCGGCTAGCCTGCTACCTAAGGCCACGGTGCGCCTACCCAATGGACACCACCCCTCACCCACTGGCTTATCGCCAGCATTGACGGTCTTCGGGTAAGCACCGGCCCAGAACCACCAGCTTTTAGTCTCTGGGTCGTAGATGTGGTCATTCACGGAACCCAGTCGAGCGCCAGCCTGGAAGCTGAACCCCTGCATGGCATTAGGAAGAAGCCCTTCTATACTTTTGAAAGCAACATGGAATACAAGAGTCTCACCACCTAAAGTAACTTCTCCATCCCTTAAAGTTACTGTCTTCGTGGTGGGGTTATAATCATAGTTCAGTCCGTCGTATTGGAGGGCCGAACCCAGCGACAAGGTTTTAACCGATGTAGCGGGATATGGTACAACGAACGAGTTCAGACCCGCAGCAACAGGTTGGCCTCCGTTATAAGCAACAGCAAAAGTATCTGACCCCTCAGCCACTTTATTGTCTAAATCTTTTAATTTCTCTTCGACGGTTGTCCCGAAGGAGGTTCCTACGTGGGAAGCCCCGCTACTGCTGGCGAGAATTGAAGTCAGGGAGGTTATGTCCGCACCTTCCACAGTCACGCACACTGCCTCCACTAAGATGAATCCCTCCTCAGTGTTGTCAATATCCTCTTGCGTTATTCTCTCTGCCAATGTTATGGTAGAGGTAGTAGGGGAGTATGTATATCCATAATTCAATCCTTGGCGAGCGGACGCAACATACAAAGCAGGCACAGAGTAGACCTTCTCAGCCCCTGGGATAACTAGCGTAGAGGTTGGAATTCTGACCTCGAAGAATACAGACTTTGAAGAGAAATCGGCGTCCGTGCCCGTCTTAATGTTGAGGGATTTGATCATCTCCCCTGCGTTTATTACTTTTGTTCCGGCTGCTTGGTCAATTACAATGTCGTCATCTTTAGACATAGTCTTGACTCTAGGTAAATCTTTTATCTTGATAGGGATGAGCGCCATTGCATTTCCTTTTCTAGTCATAAGGTAAGAGGTAAGATTAACTTTTGTTATAATTTACCTTAATAGGTTCATTGTCCTGCGTTAATACCACCTCTCCAGAAGAAGTACCCAGAACGAGGTCTGGACGAGTGACTTCTCCTTGCCAGGTGTTATACCATGTGGAGTCACCTGGTCTTGGAAGCCTGAAATTCACAAGGTAGTATAGTTTATTAGACCAAACAATCCATCCATCATCCCCGCATAGGGAGGAGAGGGGTTTTCCGTTTCCGGGGTCAGGGTATGAGTAGTCCAGTGACCCTACGAAGGCTATTCTTACTATTTCTTGTTCCAAAGTCAGGACTTCAAAGTAAGCCTCGTAAGATCTACCTCTCCTGTCCATAAGAGAGGAGAAGTTGTTTACTGAAACAACATCTGGCTCTAGTCTTGTTGTTTCTTTTATCTTGTTGTCCAAGACAGCCTTCATCACTTTCTGGCCTAAGTACGTCCGGTAAGGGAACCCTAACGTCTCATCAAAATACCAATCACCCTGCCAAACGTTGAACCTCATCCAGAGTCGCTGCCTCAAGCTGACAACGTTGGACTCGATAAGTTGAAGACCGACTGAGACATCCAAGTCACCTGTGGTTGGGTCAATCAGTAGGTCGCTGTAAAAAGTTGCCATTGACCTTCCTTATTGTGCTGTTGGTGGGTTGGTGACGCCTTCCCCTGCCGGATCAGTCCATGTGTAAGGATGTCCATGCCGTTTGAACCATTGGAATAATTCATCTAAATTTGTCCCTTCCTTGGTTATCACATTTCCATTTGGGGTTATTTTAGCGCCATTAACATCGAAATAACCATCTGCTGTAACTGACATTTTAGCAGATCCATTGGAAAATGTCCATACCCCAGCTTTGTTGATGGTCATCTCCGATCCCGGAGTCTTTAATGTATAATCCCCTTCTGGTGTCATGCTGAAATGGACTTGATCATTCCACAACTCCACGTTTTCTGGATGAATGGCTGTGGCGTTGCCGTCAGAGAAAATCTGACTAACAGCCCAGCCTGCAAACAACCCGTGGGTAGACATATCATACTTGTCTCCGTCGTTTCTTTCAGAGAAAGAGAGACCTACCTTGTCACCTGCCTTGATAGGCATCGTGAGCCTAGCCTTACCCGCATTGCCAGAGGGCATCTGCAAGGGAACATCAAAGATTGCTGGGTAGCTATCGAATGTACCGTCAGAAAATTCTGTGCTCGCATCCGGCTGAACTGTGACAGAAGGGACACTGTAGTCAACATCCACAACTGTCCCTCTTATGTTTGTATGGAAATCCCTGAGTGTTTTGTTAATAAACATCCCAAGGGCTGCATCCATTCTTTGAATTGCTGCCATTATTCCTCCACTACTCCGCCACGGGCCTCTGATAATCCAAGCTCAGTAACCCAGTCACTCCCCTCCAACTCACCTTTATGCGTCAGATAAACCACCTTGTAAAAGCCTGTGTACTTTAAACTCTTGAGGTAGATTGTGCTTTCAGGTATGATGGCCCCGTTAAGTTCAGTAGTTACTACCAAGCCAGCATCTTCCTTTATCTGAGCAGACGTCCTTCTGGTGTCGGCATCCGCCTTTTTAGTCTTGGTTTTTTTATTTTTTTGTTTCTCCAATCTCCTCTTTGCTGGTTCAGGGTTCTGGGGTGTAGGGGAATCATGCATCCCTGTTTCAGCACTAATTTCAAAAACCGACTGTTTTAACCTTTTACCTTGCTTCGTCCAATACACCGCCCCATCTTGTACGCTGAAAGTTGAGCCTGTGTTGGTGGCGAGACGGTTCAGGTTATTGGCAGCGTTACCGGAGAAGGCCATGGCTTGTGTTGTTGTCTCAGCAACGAAAGGTACAACTCTACCATTTGGAAGAGAAAGGTCACTTATCAAGTCATTAAGGATGACATTTAAAGAGGTGCCTTTTCGATAAGACCGCGAAGTCTTGGCAGTAAGAAGATTTGTTGTGGCGTCACCAAGGATCATTTTTGTTTTTCTTGTGGGGCCTTCCCAAGAATCTTGGACAAACTCAATTGTACCTGAAAAGAGCATAGTATTTTGCCCATCAAACCCAGCTTCCAACATAACAGCCAAGGATTCCCTCTGATTAGCATCAAGGTAGTTGACTGTGTCCTCTGAGAGATTGTACACAGTAATATACCCCTTGTTAGGCTCTTTAGAGTTGTCCTTTTTTACCTCGAATTGAATATTAGCTTGCCCTACCTCATTGCTTATCACATATGCATTGCCGTCCCCAAGATGGTCTGCGATATTGGTGGCCTTGCTCCCTATATAGACGGGTCTACCGATAACCATACGGTAGGATCTCATCCTGTACTTAGCCATTATTCCTCCTCAAGGGCATCTTCCGGGGAGATATACACCAGTTGCAACTCGGACAAGAATCCGATATTATATCTCCCCACCCTTTTCTTATAGTTTTTGAATGAAATGACCATCAACTCTCCTGATGGTATGTTCTCTAGGTACTGATAAGGAGCAAAGAAATCTACCATGGCTGAGAGCTTAAAGGAGATAGTAGGGTCTTCCCCCACCCCGCCAAAAGAGACAAGCCAAGACTCGTCTCTCTCGTTCCATTGGAACCTCATTTCATAGGTCTGACTATCCAAGACCACCCTCATTGTTTGGTCTGCGTAACCGTCAATATCCCAAGTGTGTGTGATTGTACCCATGAAGAATCCTTATATTTATCAAGGCCTGTTTTCCGGCAGAATGTTCCCATTCAGGTCGGTTATCTTATTTGTCAAGGGGTCTAGTGTCCCACCTGGTTTATATGATGTTCCGCCCGGTATTTTCTCTGCCAAGGCATTGAGTGTGCTGTTCTTAGAGACTAAATTAGATTGTTTCGTATACACAGTTATCTTCTCTTCCCCTGCTGTACTGTTTACAGCCCCTTTTTGTTTCGGTGTGGATTTTTTTGGGTCTGAATAGTTTGTCAATACCGTCTTACCTAGAGTAAAGGTACGAAACTCTTCAAATTCCAAATTAAAAGAAAGAGAGTCTCCCTCCTCACTCTCCCTCACCGCCTCCATCGAGGTGCAGATATAATTCTCAAGGATCATATCCTCAGCCACCAAAGTGACCAACTCTCGTTGGTCAATCATCTGATTGAGAACTTCAAGAGCCTTCTGTGGTCTCTTCGACAATATCGGATTATTGGGGTCTGTATCCCTGTCAATGTAATTATTTTGAATCAGGTACATTGGAGAGCTGTTCACTCTTGCGGTGAAACTGAACTTACCATCCGCTATCACAGCGTGGTCAGAAAACTTAACCTTATTTTCTGTGGCATATTGAGTCTTTTCCACTGACCTGTTATAACTGTGCTTCTCTACAACATCGAAGATGATGGCAAGGTCGGTGCTTGTGTTTTTGTTCTTTAGCTCAACATCCCTCCCTCCGTGATTAAGACCACTGGCAAACAGGGTGTATTGTTTTGCTGTCGCTGTTTTTTCTGCGGAGTCCCTTTTCTGGTTAACTCCTGCATCAAGTTTTTCAGTTGTAGCCATAAAAACCTCGTTATTTTTCCATCTTATCATGTATGCCAAGATAGTACAATAAAAAGGGGCAAAGCCCCTCTTATCAGAAGCTAGGAACGCCAGTGAGAAGATTTATATTCTCCGTTGCATAGGCCTCAAGTTTCTGGTCTATCAGATCATTAACAGCACTGTCATTGACAGTCGTGGTGACTTTTACCTCCACTTGCTGTGGGGCAATCGGGTATGGAGTTCCGTTTGCAGGGCTTGGTCTACCTAGCCCTGTCCGTGATAGGTAGTTCTCCCTAGCTTGGTCTTTACTTCCCATCAGCCCGTTCCACCATTGACCCAACATAGCTGATGATACCGCCATTAAATCTCCAGCACCACTGCTGTATGCATTTCCAAGGTCTCTCTGCTTCTCGTTTTTCTCTGCGTCAGACGAGAGGGTATAGTCGAGACCATAGAGACCCGCGATGGCATAAGGGTTGATTGCAAGACCAAATAGGCCCCCTGGTTTTCTTGGATTACCATTTCCACCTGCTGCCCCTCCAGCAGCCCCAGCGGCTCCAGCCGTCGCGGCAGCACCAAATAACCATTTCAGAGACCCCTTGAGGCCTGCTATTTTGGTGAGGACTGTGAACAAACGCCTGACCACTAGAAAGAGAACCAGCCAACTTGCAATGCTTCCAGAGACGTCCCAAAACTTGTCAATTTCTTTTTTCTTAAGTCCAAGGGAGGCGAGACCCTCATCAATGATGAGACCAATAAGGAAGAAAACATCATGCGTCACAGCAACAATCTCAGTGAGGTTGTTGATAAAACCTTGAGCAAACTTCCCGATGGCGCTGCTAGAACCAGTAGAACCATGCAGAATTTTTGAGAATGTATTGAATAGGTTGGTCATAGCATCACCAAACCCCCCATCAAAAATCTCTGCTTGCCACACCTGCCAAGTCTGAGTTAATCTCTCCATGGCAACACGGTTAGATTTCATCTGTGCAGACAAGGCTCCGTTTTTTCTGGCTGTCTTGGCTAACTCATCCGCAACGTGAGGTAGGATATCCTTAGCTAACAATTCCCCTTTTTGCATGAGATTCATCAACTCAGGAACCCCTATCTTGTCATCCTTGAAGTGGGTCTGAGCTGCCTTAACGAATGCTTGCAAGGCACCTGGTAATGCCTCTGCTAACTGTCCTTTCAATTCTTCCGCCATGATCTGGCCTTTACCAAGCATCTGCCCGATAGCCGTAATACCACGTTGGAATCTTACCGGGTCGGCACCAGAAGCGGTGGCGAACTCAGATAATGAAGTGAATAGCTTGTCGTTGTCGCCGTCAGATATGACTCCTTTGGAGTTTACCGCCATCTGGGCATAGCCTTTAGATGCCACTTTCAGGTCAAGACCTAACCTATAAGCCTCTGACTGAACAAACTTCATTTTCTTGCCTGCTTCCTCTGTTGATTCAGATACCATCAACATTGTCGCTCTCGTACTCTCGAAGAATTGTCCGTTTTTAAGAACACTATTCCCTGCGCTGAACCCTGTATACGCAGCCGTCGCGGAAATAACACTGCTACGAAGGGAGTTCATACCCTGTGAGAGGCTTGTCGTGGCCTGCTGCCCAGCTCTTGCTTGGCGGATCATCTGCCCTATTTGGCTATTGAACTCCGCAATATTACCAGACCTTAATTTAAAAGTCTCAGCCAATGTATCGAAACCGCGAGATTTCTTTCTCCAGTTCGCACCAAGAGCACCTTCCAAACGCCTCTGGGCGTTAGCTACAACGATCTCTCTTCTCTTGAGAGCCTTTGCTGTGTCTGCTGTTTCTTTGTCTAGTGCTCTCTTTCTTCTCTCAGCGTCTTTGCTACTCCTCGCGGCCTCCCTCTCGTCTGCTTTCCTTTTCTGTTCAGCATAGCGATTCATCTCTGCAATCTGTCTCGCCACGACTTTTGGGTCTGGCGGGGTACGAGGCCCAAAACTATTAATTCCAGAGGGCTTATATCCACCAGGTAGGGGTTTTGCGGAGGAGATGGTGCGAGGAGGTCTATGAACCTCAGGGCCAAGTTGCCTTTGTAATTGCTTGAAGTGGTCTCTTAAGTTACCATACTCTGCTTTTGATTCTGGGGTGCGTCTTGAATAAATTCTACTGACAGCATCCTTTCTTCTCTGGTTCTCAACTCGATCTATTACTCTACGGGCTGCGGCTTCTTTCTTAGCCATCGCTATTGCATGTGCGGTGGTCTTAGCCGCCTCAGCTCTTTGTGTCTGGGCGAGGCGTTTGGAAACCAGCTTCGCTTGTGCAGAAGCACTTATAAGTTTTTGGGCGGGGTTGGCTTTCTTAGCCATCGCTTTATTGACACCTTCCCACTCTTTCTTTAGGGATTTTACTTGCTTTAGCGCCCTACCATATGCGGATTTGTCTACCTGCCACGTAACTTTGTTGACTGTGGTGGTGACGATAATGTTACCTGCCATTGATTTCCTCTCATTAAAAAAGCCAGACTCCCGAAAAGGAATCTGGCTTGAGATTAACCTCTTCTGCCTGAACGCACTTACCTGCGACGGGTTGCTTTATTATTAGCCGCGTCAGCTTTCGCTTTAGCTTCACCGTCTCTGTCACTCGTCTCGGTGATAAAATCGTCGATGTCGAGGTATTCATTCAGTTTCAGAAGATAGGCCATGTCGGCGCTCTCAAGGGAAGAGAAGTTCTCTCCCTTGAAGCCTTTCAAGGCTCTACACCACAAATAATCGAACCATGACAGGGAGCTATTTTTCTGTGCATACTCAATAGCTCTTAAAACCACTTTCGATACTTTGGACGGTATTAGTTCGCTTCCGGTTGATCCATCGTGTTCACTTGGTGAACCATCCCCATTTTGCCCATGAGTTCTTTTAGGCCTGCGAAACCGTCTTTCGTGAAAAAACAGCCGTAGTTAACCTCCAGAACTTTTGCAACAAGTTTCAACAGATCGAACACTTTGTCTTGGAACACTTCGTCCATGTTGACCTGTCCGCCGCCGTCTACCGCCACGTCTTCAAGGATCAATTCGAAGAGTTTATTCAGATCATCTTCTTCCATCTGTTCGAACAGATAAAGGATAGCCGTTGGCAAGGCCTCGGAGAGATTCTGCCCACCACTTGCCATAGATCCACCAATGGTAGCCATAGGTACGGCGACATAGCGACCAATCTTCGGCAGATTCTTCATTACCTTGGTAGGAGACCAGTGGGTGATCTCGAAGTTATGCCCTGCCAGGTCAATCTCAGTTGTAGGTCTAAATTTCATTGTGTACGCTCCTGCGTCTTTGAATTAGTTTTTCCGTGCATGTGTTTGAAAGGCCACATCCTTGTGGCACACGAAACGCTATTAAACGATACCCGCCAAGCCTGCCAGACCAAAGCCTGATGCAGTCAGAGTATCTTTGCTTAACCATGCGTCCAAGATTCCGATTTCCCAGTCCATCTGTCCTACTTCGGTGCCGTAGGTCAAGTCGGGTTGTTTCTGAATCCATCCGATAGTGGACAGACCAAGGCCTTGAGAGCCTTCCAGAATCACAGGGAAGAAAATTAGCCCAGTCATGGAAGCCTGTTTCTGCCAGTCGGAAAAGTATCCGTTCCACTTGGAGGTGTTCTGCAAGGAAACAGTGAGTACACCAGACTGGTTACGGGACAGTGCAGCCGACAGTTCACCATCGACCCCCATATGGGGGATGATGTTGTCTTCGTTGCGAGCAACGACGATCTTTGTATCAGCAGCAAACCCCGTGACACGCTGAGTCATCAAAGACAGGCGTACTTTCTTAGGGTCATACGCATAGGGTGTTAGGATAGCTGTATCCATTATTTACTCCTGATATTATACGGCAGCAGTTGTAGCTTGTCCGTTGGATGCTGTTGAACCAGTCTTGTCAAGCAAGACAGTGATTCGGATCTTAACGAAGTGCAGAGCGCCGTTGTAAACAACTTCAACCTTCACGTTGTTAAGTGTTCTGGTCGCCAGGTCATTAGAAGGGATGCTTCCACGACGTGGGATTGTAATCACTGGGTCATAAAACACATTGTTTTCCTGATCGAACCCTGTTAGGATAGCACCGTTGGTGATACCTGGGTTGATAGGGCTGTTCATCATGACAGAGCGAAGGTTCAGCAAGTCGTCGTCACTCATCTTGAGGCTTTGACCAAGATTGGAGCGTCGTGACATGTATCCAAAGATTGACTCTTCTGTTCGGAACTTCATCCAGTGACCAAAACGGATTACGTCAACGTACTGACCGGAAGCAACTTTGCCTTCCCAATAAGCGCCAACACCGTTGATGGTGCGGTAGATGTTGACATTCTGCTCCCACACATTAGCTCTTTCTGTTAATCCTAATACCGGAGCTACTACGCCAGGCAAGGTTTTCAGATGGAGTGAGTCACCGAAGGATGGATCGTTGGAAGCCATTGCTCCAATAACCCCCGCCTCTGGGAACGTGGTGTCCGCAGTTGGGTCGTAAGTACCGAGGCTGTTGTCGTACGACAGAGCTTTCAGTTGAGCTGCAATGCTCGTGTCAGATGCGGTCTCGATGGTCTCATCTTGAGTTGAATACACATGTAGCTTGTAGTTGGCTGAGGCATATGCTGCTGCCGCCAAGATAGAAGCATTTGTGTGAGACTCAGTGCTCAGGAAGTACCAATCCTCTCCAGCCGCTGCAATGACAGGGAGGATAGAGGAGACAGTCTCAGGTGAGGTACTGACAATCTCATACTCGCCTTGGTCTTTCCCAAGACTGAACAGGCCATTGTCTTTGGAGACGATAGTCACCTTTCCAGCGTTCGCGGCTGTGCCAGCGGTTGCTGTTAGAACTGTTGCCAGAGTGGTGTCTGCGGTGATCGCTGCTGTCAATGCAGTTGCAATAGTCGCAGGGGTGGACGCCTCTGTTACCTGTACGATAACAGACTTAGAGTACCCACCGGAAACGATGTTCAGGGACACAGGGGCAGTTGCATCCACGTTGGTTTTACCTGTGAAATCCACCACAGAATTGGTCAGGGCTTGACGCCCAATCCGAATGTACTGAGGTTTGAATTTTCCAGCAAAAGCCTTGGTGGCGAATGTGTGGGCCGGAGAGCCTACAGCAAATCCGTCTGCCACCATGGAGTCAGTGTCTCCATAAGTGCGTTGACGGGCAGCGAAGGCATTGTGGATTGAAACAAACAATGGTGTTTCAAATCCCACTGTGGTAATTGGCTGAGTACCCAGTTCGACTGTTACATCAACCACTTTATCTTGATAAGCCATTGATTTCCTCTTTATTATATCTTACATGCAGTTATTGATCAGCACCGTTCAGTGCTACAGTTAGAGGTTCTCCCTCTTGTGTCACGATCAATGATGAGCCGGAACTTATCAACAACCGAGTGTTATCGGCTTGCGGGTATGAATAAACTATTTCCAAGTTTATTTTATCAATACTCTCAAACGCGGTTTTGTCCACAGCGATGAACTTGACATTGAATGTCACGATTACCACAGCGCGGTTTTCATACTTCTGCATATTGACCGGAATCCTCAGCTTAGATACAGAAGAGGACGAAGCGTATGCAAACGCAGAAGGTGTTGGGAAATATTTTTCGTAGAGGAAGGGAAGGTTGAATGCCTGGACAACCTTGTTCAGGTCAGAGAATGCTTTTCCTCTGTACGCTGTAAAGGTGTACGTGACCTCATAGTTATGAGACACGGCACTTATGCCCTCCTCATCTTCCCACTCATTATCTGCCCAATCGAGTTGTGTTGCGTCGGTCTGGGATACCATGATAAACTCATCATCCACTTTTGGAATTGTTTCATCATCGTCTAAGACGACCTTTCTTCCAGTCACCTCTTTTATCATCCGACCAACAGTATTTGTCAGGAGGTCAAACACATAGTCAGTATTTACAAAACTCTCCATTAAAGTCCTCCCTCTGTCCCAGCAGGAACAGCCACAACGAAGGCTCGGAATCTCGCAACTCCAGAGCTAGGATATGGGTCGGACTTTATCACTGTGAACCAATCCATTTCACCATTTGATGTGGGAAGAAGGATCTGATCCGAGAGAGTGAGGGTTCCCTCTTTTGGCCCCTTTAAAGGGACTGAGGAATAAACAGTGAAAGCATCATACTGTTTGCCACCTTCAAGCATTAATTGGGAGGTGTAATCTCTGGCGGCGCGTCCTGACATTGGTTGGACTACGCATTCCAAGACATCAAATGGCTCGTAGGCCATCTCAACCCCAACGTTCTCAAAGGGACTGTCATCAGTCTTTGTGTACTCTCTGCGACGACCTTGGTAAGTTGGTCTCGGTATGAGTCTGTTCTTACCTATTAACCTGTAGCCTACTGCCATTAGACCCCCTTATCTTTTCCTTTTGTCACCCTGAAAGAAGCAGCGCTCTTTAAATCTCCATAATGAACCATTGCCTCTTTAAATCCTTTCACCCCCGCCCATTGATCAGAGACCGTTGGAAATGGGAACTTACCAGAGTCGATAACAAATTGTATCTTCTTGGCCCCAGCCTTCCCGAGCATGTTGAATATTGGGGTGGGGTCTTTTCCGCCTGCGGCAAAGTAGGTGAAGAGATCTTTTTGGAATCTATTCAATTGCTTTGAAAACATAATCGCGGAACTGGTAATAAAGGAACGAGCTGGAAGCCCATTCCAACCTTGTTCATGAATCGCCGCGAGGGTCGCCATGTTCAGGCCGGAATAGTGCTTATCATTATAGAAGCCATAGGTAACTTGCCGATAATCAAGGATCTTGACAGCTTTGAAAAAGTTTTCAAATTGACTCAGATCTTGCTTACTTGTTAATTTAACTGACATGATTCTATCCGTTTAGGTATTTTACCACGTTACCTTAGCAAAATCAATGGGATTTTATCTATGGGGTGTCGGTATCGCGTGGCGAAGTGGATAACGGAGAGGGAAACCACAAACACCCGTCTGAGGTATGACTCCACCAACATCATAAAGACTCTTCGAATTAGGGTTATACTTGACCCTGTTGAACTCATCCCTGCGGACTCCACCTATAATAACAAGGCTGGAAACGGCATTCAATGATGGGTCAACATAATCAGGATTCATGAGTAGCCAATCAAGGAAATCCTTCCACGATTTGTATGAAGAGCCTCCTTTGACTTGGATTGTCTCATCTCCAATTTTCTCTAAGCGTTCTGTAATGCTCGACTCCCCGCTAGCCACTTCTTGCATTATCAACCATCTGACGCAAGAAACCAAGGTATTATAAATCACCAATGGGAGTCTTTCTGGATACTTATCTAATTCCTGCCTCATCTTTTCCATGGGCAAGAATGTTTGGATTACTAAATCCGGTAGGGCCTCTTCCACGATGGAGCCAAGAAGGAGCCTAATGTAATCGATGATTTCTTGGTCTGTCATTGTGACCTCTCGAAATAAATAAAGCTCCGCTGAATTAACGGCAGAGCTTTATAAGTTAGGTGTTGATAATTTTTGATGTTCTTAGTGCTGCAAGCAATGCATTTACTTTTGCGGTTAGTGCAGTGACTGCTGCCTGTGCTGATGTGGCGACTGCCGGAGCATCATCCCCGGCCACTGAGAGGGCAGTTTGGTCGGACACCGCCGCCCCCACTGCAAACTTATTCCCTGCCATGGCATTGGATGCGGCTGTCCCAATAGATAGATTAGAAGTCCCTGCCCCAATTGATAATCTTGCGGCTGCCTGGTCATCTCCCGCAGCGATAACAACGGGTTTTCCTTCTAAGTCGCCCCACTGTACTGCACCTCCTCCTGATGCAGAATCAAGCAGCTCCTTAATTGTCATTACCTTTCCTGTGGCGAGGTCTACAATCTCCCTTGCGTAGATGATCCCCATAGTTCCTGTAGTTGCCATTATCCACTCCTTTTAATTATTTATTTATTCTAATGAATCTTTGAAGTCAACAATTAGTTTTTCAAAACCTTTATTACCTCTCAGCGTGACGCCGTGAGTCAATGCAAACTCGATAAGTTTGGCCTTGCTGCCTGCCTTATCTCCTTCATCGTTGAAGGCCTCGGCCTCTTTCAGAATTGCATCAATATCCACTTTTTGCCTTTCCTCTATTTGAGGAATATCCATTGTAAGCAGCGGTGTTTCAGGTGGTGCGTCCAGTTCTTTATTGAAGAACACAATGTATGTCCCCATTCTGAGAGTTGACGCCTTGGTATCCACATCCAAACCAGTCAGTTCAGCCAGTGCTGCGAAGAACTCAGGGTATGTCCTGAATGCCTTCATCTTGTTGCCGATAGCTAAACCATTCAGGGGTAGCCTGGCGCTGGCGCTGACGTTGATAGTCTCGTTGTATTTACCGAAGAATTTGAAAAGTTCCACCTTATTGGGGAAGACTTTATACTCTTGCTTTGCCATGTTTGTCTCCATCTTTTGCCCTAACAAACCCTTGACTTATTTGTAGGAGAGTTTATCATGGGCCTTAACGTGAAAAAAGGGAGAAGTGAAAAATCACCTCTCCCTTTAGAGGTACTATTAGAAAGTACCAGTTGAGCGAACTACCAGTTCAGGACGGCAGTTAACCGTCAGGAAGGAAGTCTCAGATTCAACTTTTTGCTCACGGTGGTAAGCAGACTCTTTGTACCACAGGTACAGTTCTTCCGCCGGAGTGTTCGCTTCATGGACATCGTCCGCTGGAGCATAGTGGATCTGGAACATGTCCGAAATGCCGCGAGGCAGAACGTATGCTTCCCCGTCTGGGATGTAACCAGAGATGTCCTCAATGAAGGTGAAACCTTTGTGGACAAACTTACGGTTGTTGCTGTTTTCAGCACCATCGCCTTGACGACGACGTAGCGGCTCAGATGTGCTGCTGTAGAACTGGTAAGCGTTCATGATCAGCGGGTGGCTGATTAGAGCGGTAAACCACTTACGAGAAGCAAGAACCACGATGTCGTAGTTATCACCGTTATCGCCAGCTTCGTCGATGATGAATCCACGAGCATCAGCTTCCAAGATATCAATCGGGTCGATAGCTACATCGGTGAAGTCCAGATTTGCAGTGTGCTGTGAAACACCCCACTCCTGGAAGTAGTTGTACTGAGCGGTCGGGTCTTGTGGAGACCAAGATTTACCCATTACTGCGGACAGCATGGCTTTCTCTTTCAGTTGCTCATGACTTGTGCGGATACGACGAACCACGCGAGCGATAACGTCCTGCACAGTCTTAGGTGCGTTGTCAGTGAAATACTTACGGAAGTTCTGAACGTCCGCTGCTGTGATCTGGCGATCCAGTGGGAAGAACGGAATGTTGAAGTTTTTCAGTTGGGCTTTTTCTGTTCCCACGTAGCTACGTTCACCTTGACGACGACGAGCTGGGAAGTCAGTTACGACTTCATCAACACGCTCAACCTGAGCCACTGTGGTCTCACCGTGGTAAGCGGTGAACAGGTTCATGTCGGTGATCAGACGATACTGACGTGGAACAATTTCCAGGGTAGCGCCAAGGTTGACGATCTGGAAATCATTACTGCGTACTACTGCCATGTTTTGGTCTCCTTAAAGAGAATTAGATAGACGTTACCGGAATCTCAACGGAGCCGTCGTAATATTTGTCAGTGATCTTGAGACCGCGAGCTTCCAAGGCAGTCTTAGCAGCAGCGTTGATCGCTGTGGTGCCGTCTGCGAAGAAGATTTTTCTTTGGTTCAGAGTCAGGCCACGAACACCAACAACTAGGTTGTAAGAAGTACCAACAGTAAACCCACGAGTTGGGGTGTACGCAGGATACAGGTCACGGTCGGTGATAACACCATATGCGGTTGCAGCGTCAGCTACGGCTACCGGAGCACCAGAAGCGTTCACAATAGTACCAGCTTTGACATTGGCACCAAACACAATAGCCATTTCAGCGAAAGAGTTACCTTGGTCGGAGGAGTCAACCTTACCAAGAACTAGGTCACTGTAGTAGCCTTCAATAGGATTTGCCATTTAGAGATTTCTCCTCAATTAGTTGGCAGCGTTAGCTTCACGAGCCTTCGCAAGAGCTTTTTCAACGTTAGCTTTGATGATGTCTTCTGCGGACTTATTAAGGTCGCTAGCAGTGGCTTCTCCATCTAAACCGTGTTCTTTCTCACCGAACTCTTTCTTGACGTCAGCAACTTCGGTTTCCAGTTCAGCAATTCGTGCCTGAGCTTTTTCCAGAAGAGCAACGACAGGAGCGTTTTCAGATTTCAGAATGAAAGCAGCAACATCACCACGAGCAGCTTCATCTACGAAAGATAAAGTGGACGCTTTGGCAACAGCGGCAGTGGTCTGAACTTGAATGTTCGCCTTGATGATTTCATCAGCAGCAGCTTCTTTCGCTCTAGCAGCTTCAAGTTGCTTAACCAAATCAAGATATTCTTGACTCTTAGTTACATCAACAGTATTATCGGACACAGAGGTCTCCTTGTTTTCATTTTTCTTTTCAACTGGCACTGTAGAAACTACAGTTTCCGTGGCGACCCCAGTTCCCTGAGTGTCTTTAGTGTCAAACGTGACACCGTGTTCAGCAACACCTTTTTCAAACATCTGTTGAAGTTTGATAAGTTCGTATTGCTTCATGAGACCCAATTCTTCACCTGCCTCGGCGGCTTTGGCGATAGTGATGGATTCCATACGTGCTGTGAGCGATTCCTGACGTTCTAAGTTCCAGGCTTGTAACCACTCGTCAGTTGGGTTCTCTGCTGCATCGTTCTCAAGTTGAGTTTCAAACCCAAGAAGTTTAGTCAGCAATTCTGCGTCGGAATGCCACATATCGAAGAAACGACGAAGGAACTCTTCGAAGCTCAATTCAACTGTGACTTGACGGAGGGCCTTAAGTACATCACCTGTGATCTGCTCTGGCTTTAAGTCTGACTTCATCAGAAGACTGACTGGGCGTAAGTTAGCAGAAAAGCCTTGACTCTCGTGGCAAAGGGCGATACCTTTGTCTTTAATAGTTTTGGCCTTGTTTACGACTTCACTCATTCGTTTTCCTCGGCAAGTTCAATCCCGAAGTCGAGATCGGTTATTTCACCCGTCTCTGTATCGGTAACACCGGAACATTGAATGCTCAGGCCACCGACCGCATTGGCCTTCTTCAAGAGCCACAACTCAGGATCATTATATTTTACTTTGGCTACCCAGGTTCCAGCTTTGATTACTTGCTGACTCTCAATAACCACCACACCAAATTCTTCTTGTATCCAAGTTTTCTCAATGGTGAAAGAATCTGTTTCTGCCATGTGAAATAAGTTCTCTTTCACTAGGCCAGCGGCTCTCGCTGCATCGAAACTATCCTTGCCTTTTCTGATGGTCTCGGCTGTCATCCACTCTCCGTGGGCATCCTTAACATCTGGCTCATAGATAACTTCGTAGGAGATCATCTCCTCTACTGCATCTTTCTGGATCGCTTCTTTGACGACGCTCATATTGAAAATATCTTTCGATGCTTTCTCTACCGCATTATCTGGAGATAGGCCTGAGGTAATCAGGCCGTTGGCGATTTTCAGTATCTTGCTCTTCTGAATGAGAGACAGACTGGACACTGATGCAGGAAGGTCAGCAATACTTTTGTATTTCATCGTTTTCCCTCGTTGTTAGTATTTTAGCACTCTTCAATTTCTTTTGCAAGCATTTTCAGGTGGTTGAATTAGTTCTCATTGTTGCTGACGGAATTGTCTCTAGCCGCTGAGTTTTTACCTGTACCATTGCCAGATGTTCCAGGTTCCATGCCTTCACCTGCGCCAGAATCATTTTGTCCAAGGATTTCAAGTAAATCCTCTTGCGTCATGGATTCATCAATGACATAATCAAAACCACCAACTTCAAGGATCTTGTTAATTACTTCCCTTGTCTTAGGAAGGTAACCAACCGCACCAATACGCTGAACAAATTTTGAGAATCCTTCCATGTCCACTTCTTGAATAAGCCCTGGCTTAAACTTGGGCATATCTTCGTCTGAGAGCCGGATGTCATTCATCGCAAGGAGCTGCTGAATCATGAGGTTCAGGGCTGCGACTATGATGTCAATATCTCTCTGAACAAAATGCCCGTGTATTGTTTGCTTAGATTCTGATAGGTTGTAGGAACCTGGGCCGTCATTACCTAAGTTGATAAAACCTGCACCAAATCTATCCAGGATAGCTCTCTTTCTCTCGTGAATGAGGTCTTTTGTGCTATACTGCTTCCCAGCACCGTCTATCCCTTTAAGGGACATTTTGTACTGCTCTCCGCCTTTTTCGTTAAAGTCAGAGGGTAAGATAAAGAAGGCTTGCTCTCCAGCATGTGCGTTAGCTGCGTCAGCCATGAGGCCTTGCACCATGATTGCTTCTGCTGAGTTAGGGTCGATGTTTGCTTTGTTGAGAATCTGCGATGGAATCTTCAACTCGATGATACCGCCTAAATCTTTCCCTGCACCGATGACCTCTAAGTTCTCGATGAGGATTTTCTCACGGAAAGCTCGGTAACAACCAACAAGAGGAGACACCCCCGCAGGGCTGGACTCCGTACCGCCCAACGTCATCAGCATCAACTTGTTGGCAGGAATAAACAACTCTCCCGCTCTGCGTCCGCCTACGTTCAGTTCAATGGACGTATTCAGGGAGGCCAAATTGCCATCGATATTGACAAAGGCTTTTGGACTCTGCCACAAACCTGTGAAGGTTCTACCTGCATCCTCAAACTGGAACGGTCTCCAACGTGACAAGCTGGCCTGAGGCCTGAATGCCAATTTCTTAAGGACTGTCTTGCCCATAAACTTAGCGTTAGTCTTTTCTGTTCTGTACACCTTCTCAAAGGCAGAGAAACCGTACTCATTGAACGTCACGGCACTTCTGGCAAAATCTCGTAGCGTTTGACCTTCCATGTTTTTAAGTGCAAAGTCAATAAGTTCAGCCGCTTCTTTGGAAGCAGCGCTCTCACGATTGTACAGAATCTTAAAATCATTGAACGCTTTGGTCACAAACACGTACTTAGTGTCGAGTGCGGTAGAGACTGTGTGGTCTTGTTTCATTGCCTCCACAGTGCTCAAGAAGAAGGGCCAACGGAGTTCCGTAACCATCATCCTTTCTGAGTCAGCCCTGATCTGAGATAAAGCCCCAGACCCCAGCTCGCCCAAGCGCATACGACTTACAGACAGAGCTTCATTCCCTGCCTTTTCAACAGTGACTTTATTCACTGTCTTTCTTTTTCTTCTTGACACGAGCATTCCCCTTTGTTATCGTCTCTTATACAAGGTCGGTGCATTAACCCTTGGAATGGTGACGGCTCTAATAATTTCTGTTTTCTCCAAGTAGTTAACACCAGAGGATATTGCATCCACCCAGTCATCCTTGCGGGAGACTGTGGAGCGTTCTCCGTTAAAGGACTCAAGCTCTTTCATCAAGGCTTCGTATGTGTGTGAATCAAAACTTGATCTCACGATGTACACAAAACCTTGCTGGGCTAGTTGAGCAAAAGGAGAGAACCTTGTAATTTTAGCCTTGTTTCCAGGTGTCGGGTCTTTCTCCACAACATACCCTTCTGCAAGCAACGCTCTTGAGGAGGTGACAAACTCACTGATACCCGCTTGACCTGGGTCAACTGAGAATATGATGGTTACATCATCTCCGTCATGGATTGCTTGCTTTTTAATGATGAGGTCTCTTTCCCCTGCCTTTTTACAAAAGCGACCTTCTGTTTGAGTTGAGTAAAGTCCATCATCTATGAACTCAGGGCAGTAATCTCCAGACAGATAATAGAATCCATCCTCGTCCTTACTGACCTTGATACCTGCTGTAAAGTCAGGTGTCTTATTCCCTGATGTTCTCTCTGTGCCAGCCTTGTCATAAGATCTTACAGATTTTGCGTTCAACGGAACTTTGTCAGCATCTTTAAGGTAGCTTCTTAAGAAATAGTTTGCACCCTCTGGGCGAGCATTCCAGTTACCGTAGAGAAGCTGTGCTTTCTCAACCTCAGGAAGACCTTTAAGAAACGCAAGGTATTCCTTGTTGTTTTCAAGCATAGGAGGGTTATCGTAGATGTTAGCAGAAATAAAGGAAAAGGTCAAAGCATCTTCTCCGTCCTCTTCTCCGTACTTCTCAATCAACTCTTCTTTAGTTTCTGCCCACAAGAAATTACCATCTTTACGAATAAACCAACGAATAACCCCATCCCGCTCTGGCATAGGGTAGCCTTCATCATCGAGATACCACTCAATCAACTCTTTTATTTTGTGGTCTGGGTCAGGGTTACAGGAGATAACCATACGACTTGGGTATTTTGATTCAGAACGAAGACGAGAAATCAGGTAGTCGATTTGATCCCACTCGAACTGGCATCCCTCGTCAAACCCAACAAAGGTGTACTGCAAGCCCTGATGGTTAAGTTTATCTTTCACGTATTCCATGTGTGACCATTTCACTTTGGCACCAGTTGGGAATATCGCCTCAAGATCCTTCTCTCTAAAGCGTGGCTTCCACTTCTTATCCAACTCGTTATAAATCCCACGAGCGGTATCGAAAAGACCACCTTGACCTTTTAATTGTGGGGTTGTTCTACGGAACATGATGCAGCTTGTTTTTGGGTCATCAATCAACGCCAGAGGCATCAATTGAAGTAGATATGATTTTCCTGAACCAGCCGCCCCACCGATGATAAGGATCTGAGCTTTGTTCTCCAGGATCATCTTTTGTTTTGGACTGGCAGGCCCGAATGTTTTACTCACGGAACCTCCAATGTTTGAGGGTAGCCCTCGATACATTGATTTTACCATGAAAGACTATAAAAATAAAGCCCTTAACTTATTGCAAGGGCTTTGTCAATCATTTATTGTCTGCAAAGATGTTGTTTATGTACTTCTGCAACACCTTCAGACTCTCTCTTGCCCTCATGGCTTCAAGGTTGTTTTGCCTCATTACGGACGTGTTGCCGGAGGTGGTATCTCCCTTCTTCATAAGGATTGGCTCCTTAGGCTCTATCATTGCATCCGCTGGCGGTTTGGCTAAGAGGTCTGAAATCTTAGGTTTCTCCACAACAGGGACTACAGTTGGCGGGGGAGGGGTTGACCCACAACCCACCAGTACAGCCGCCAGTAGAATCACGACCAGTTTATTCACGTTTCACCCCCAAGCTCTGGTTGTAGATCTCAACAGCCTTGTCATCAAGGCCCGTCTTCTTGCCATTATCTGAGTTGGCATATTCCTCTTGGCTCTTACCCGATTCCTCCGCTAACAAGGCGTTCTTTAGTCGCTCTTCTGCAAGTTGCTTTTGGAGGTCATCTGCGTAGGCCTGCTGTCCTTTTCTGAACTCTTCCTGAGTCTTATCATTCTCAACCATAGCCTTCGTCCATTTTGCATCTGCGTCTTTCACTCCCTGGGTGTACTGAGAGGACAATTGATTTTCATACCACGAGTTAACCTTCATACCTCCAAAGATTAACAGACCAACCAGCAAAATTGAAAGTAGCAGCACCTTGTATTTTTTAACGAAGGCCAGCGCACCCTTTATCCAGATAATCATGAGAAGTCTCCGTTACTTGAAACGTACTTGGTCACCACGGCACACACAGGGTGGTCTTTTTCTTCACCCTCACCATTCTGCATTAAAACTGTCACCTGATCACAACCAGAAGACCTCAACCTTTTGACATCAAGGACTTCCACCTCTAAGAGAACACGACCTTCTTTCTCGTTGTGGTTGTAAGTTGATAAGGCATCATCTTTGTCACAATAAAGTTCCAGCTTACCCCAAGATGGGTGTTTATTATCCATACCCTTGTGGATCACCTGAGAGGAGTTCTCCGGCTCCAACAGATAGAAATGTTTACTCTTACAAACACCCCAGATCTTTTTAAAATAAGGGCGACCTGTATTCTTACGCAAGAGGTTTATGACCTGGAAGTATTCCATCTTCTTGAGGGTGATGTGATTCACCTTCTCTCTATCTGCCTTTTCTTTGTCGGTGGCGATCTGCGTAATTGTCTTGTCACCCGCGTTGTCCAGCTTATCAAACAAGAGTTCAAAGGAAAAATCTCTGTCTTCCTTAAACAAAGTTTCAACGTTGGTGCCATACATCCCGCTGAGGTGCGCCTTGGCATCTTCCCATGAGCGCATTTCCAGGCGGGAAGCAGACAGGGCCAGTTTCATTGTCTCACGACGAGAGATTGTGTAACCACGGGCCTCATACTTCCCCGCTCTCAACAAGGAGATGATCGGGTACTCAGTATTAGGATTAACAACCAAAACCTTCTGGGCAATATGCTTCAAGAAGCCTTTATCGAAGAACCACTCCCCAGTTTTAAAGCAGAAGGCCCCCATGTTGATCGTGAAGTCAAACTTATCAAAGATTGCTTGTGGGCTATCAAACACATTGAAGGCAATCACCTGCATGACAGGGGCGCGTTGGTTTGTGTACATCACGCTCTTGTCAGTCATCCCAACATTACTGATAAAGCTGGCTGTCTTCACTTGAGGGGAGTCATCAGTCTCAGCCTCAGATAAAAGCTCACGAAGTTTCTCCATAGCAGACCGCTTTTCCAAAGCACGAGTCATCTCTTGTAGTTGTTCAGATGTCATTGGTCTACGGTGTACTGCATCTGGGTCGGGAGTCACCATGACCTTGGCCTGGATGTTTTCCAAACTGAAACCGTCAAGTTTCTTAAATCGACGATAGTTTCTTTTTGTCTCATTCCAACCATTCGTGTTATTGGTCAGGTCGTGCTTGCCAGCACGAAGATCCCTGTCGTGCATGTAGGAGATGAACACCTCCATATCATCCCATGAACGGAAGTAAAGGTCGAGGTCATTGACATCTCGGTTAGAAAAGAGGGATGTGAGTGTCCCACCTGCGACCATTACGTCTAGCAGGGAGAGGAGGTTGTAGACGTCCTCGTCAAACAAACTCTTTAAGATGCTAGCTTCTCGTTGGAAGTCTTCGCGGGGATAAGTGTGCATTATTTTCTCCTGTATCATTTAGAATTACAGGATAGCAGAAAAAGAAAAGCCCCGCAATAGCGGGGCGAGGCAAAGGAGAGGAGATAAGTTTTATTTTTATTAGTATTTGGTTGGGTGTTCCCTTAATGAGGGACGCTTACGGTGCAGGGCTGTTCTTGGATACCCAATTCTGGTAGCGGGTAGCAGACTCGAACTGCTCTTCATTCGGCGTATGAAACCGATGACCTCCCCGAGGTCTAACCCGCAATTATTTTGTAATTGAACACAGCAGCCAGGAACTTTTCATCTTCCCTTGTTGAGTGCTCTAGGATATGGCAATTTGCACAAAGAAGCTCACACTTTTCTATCTCAGAAAGAAGAATGTCCCAAGACCTGTTTGAAAATCTTCCTATTTCAAAATCTTTGTCTCTCAGATGGTGGAACTGGAGAGCAGTGGGATTATCATAACCACAACGATTACAACAACCTCCTAAATGGCTTATCGCCTTGAGCTTATTCCTATGTCTTCTTATTTTTGTAACGCAAGTGGGGCAGGTGTGTCTTCTTTTACACTCTTTACCACAAACCTTACAGACATTGGTGGAATTTTTCTTATTGTTCGGAAGATTTAGAGTCTTTAGCTTTAGGGAGACAAGACGAGACTTCATTGTTGAAGTGGGTATGCCATAATGCCTTGCTAGCATACTGACAGAGTGTCCTTGGGCAATAAGATCTTCTATTCCTTCCATACATCCTCTAATTGGTGCAGAGGGAAGGTATCGCACCTTCCTCTAAAGCTCTTCAGGCAATCGCTAATCTCTCTCAGCTACCTCTGCAAAACTTGGTGGGTAATCTCGGACTCGAACCGAGAAGCTCCTGTTTCTAAAACAGGAAGGTATACCAATTCCCTTCAACTACCCTGAATATTGCCTCATTAACCAGGCGCGACCTGAGAAGTTCACCACCGGAGCGATGCTTGAGGACTCCTGTGAAACGAGGAGGCTCTGATTTCCTCTTCGTTAAATTGGTCGGAATTGAAGGACTCGAACCTTCGACCTCTTAGTCCCAAACTAAGCGCTGCTACCAGACTGAGCTAAACTCCGATGTATTGCTTTTTAATTGTCCCAGAAGCACTTTCAGAAAACTGGTATCGCTGGCTAGCGAGTTCATGCCCCCGAAGGGTACAATTTGTTCGCAATGAGCAGGTATCACACCTACTGTCCTCCCCCACCGCTGGGGGTGCTCGTTACTGAGCTACATTGGCGATTGGTTTGATATGTCGAACTCTTTTTGAGTGCCTTCCGACAATTTACATCAACATATCAAATTTGGCGAGGATAACGGGATTCGAACCCGTGACTCCGGCGTGACAGGCCAGTATGTTTACCGCTAATACCATATCCCCAGATTTGGCGACGAGAGAGGGACTCGAACCCCCATAGAGCTTTCGCTCACGGATTAACAGTCCGCCGTTCTACCGAATGAACCATCTCGTCATATTTTTTTTTTAACTTCACACTTAACGGTAGTGACTCACCTTACTTTGTATTCGTCGGCCTGCATCTTTCAGCGTCACAGGGAGAGTGCCGTCTCTTTATCCCTATCGAGTAATTACTTTATCAGTGAAAACAACCTTCTGCAAGAATTATTTTCACTTTTTTCAATTTGGTGGGTCGGGTGGGATTCGAACCCAACGATCCCTCGATTAAAAGTCGAGTGCCTTAGTCATACGACGCCGCTTGGCTACAAACCCAGATAGTTGGCAGCTTAGGAGAGTCCTGAGACTTGTCCCGCTGTCTGGTCGAGGCGCTTGCATAGCAGAGGGGCTTCTCAACCTATACGGCTTATGTGGGAGATCATCATCGTTCGAGACGAGAGGGGAACTTCCCACTACCTGTTTGGAGGAGGGTGACAGAATCGAACTGTCGCCGTATCTCTACGACGGGACTGGGTTCAAACCAGATTACGCACCATGCGTCCCACCCTCCGAAAATTCGGCATCTAAGCCAGTTAGTGTTTCCCTGGATTTATACACGCTGGTTCACTAACTCCACGCTCGTGTCGAATTGGCGGAGAAAGAAGGATTTGAACCTTCGGGCCACCTTGGTGACCCCTCCCTTAGCAGGGGAGTGCCTTAAACCACTCAGCCATTTCTCCATTGATTTCTTTTCGAAGATCACGCTTCTCTTTGTTTCTTCCGACGGCTATTGATTGAATCCCCGCAGAGACTCCGCAATTACTGCCGTGTAAACGGCACCGACCAAAAACTTTCTTGCAACCCAATAACTTTTGCATATGATCTCCTATTTACCTGTTCTGCCGTACTGAGACTTTCTTCTTTCTGGGCAGTAGTTAGAGGAACTGTACACACGCCTAGCTTCCTTACACAAGTCACAACGGCAATTGTGAGAAGTGTATCTACTAAGTGTCCCATGCTCTGCAACTGGGCGTCGAGCATCAGCCACATTACAGGAGAGGTGGCTGAAAGAAATATTATTTAAATCAAAGTATAATCCAACAGGGTCTTCGCTGTCCAACCAAGGAACCAAGTGTTCAATAGAAAATGTATCTCTCGTCATTTTCTCATGACACTTGCAGCAAGTATCCTTACTGGTTTCTATCAGCAAGCCCCAGAGAATGTCTTTTGTCAACCTTCCTGATGCCGTGCTTGGATTCATACTTAGTTGTTCTTTTTTCTTATCACTCATCAACTCTCCTGCGAGGTTAGATTTTTGGTGGTAGAGGAGAGATTCGAACTCTCGGAGCCAGGGTTAACTGGCCCGTCACCTTTCCAAGATGATGTCTTAAGCCTCTCGACCACTCTACCGTTTCGCTTTGCCCTTGGACTCTCACCGTGGTATGCCTTGTAGAACAGATTAACTGGGAACATAGGTCATACGGGCCATCAGGGGTGACCTGTGGGTCTCGAACCCACCACCTCTTAGATCACAACCAAGGGTTCTACCAGATGAACTAAGGCCACGTCAAAACATTCTCCCAGCTTCTGAGTGTATTCAAGAGCGGCAGGCCTACCACTTGAAGAATGTTTTAAGATGGCAAGGGATCGTGGATTCGAACCACGGAATGCTGATATCAAAGACCAGTGCCTTAACCGCTTGGCTAATCCCTTATGGCAGGAAGAACAGGATTCGAACCTGTAGTGGGGTTTCCCCGACGGATTTGGAATCCGTTGCGTTCAGCCATTTCGCTACCTCCCTATTTACAGCGTATAAAGACGATTCAAGAACTCTGCTGTTGGTCGCATACTCTCAGCTTGAGCCAAGAATTGTTTATCCAATGCTTCGAGACGGGCTTTGATTCTTGCCACGTCTTCATCAGTGAAGACCACGGGCCTTGAAGCAATATCAAGAAGCTCTTCTATTGTCATCTTTACCTCGTTGTTTGGTACTCTCAACGGGATTCGAACCCGTGTTGTCTGCGTGAAAGGCAGGTGTCCTGATCCTCTAGACGATAAGAGCGTTGTGTTCCACAGGCTTCGGGTCTTTCGGGGTTACTCGTTTGTCTACGCTACTATTAACCCTTATTTGCGTTTGTGATTTCTCACATGGAGACCTATACAGGTCTGTAGACCTAAGAGCGTTTCTGCCTGAAAATCTTGACTGGATTATTCTCAACGATGAAGACCAGCCTCAAGCATCGTATAGCAAACATACGGGTTTGCAACCTAAGAGTTGGAGCGATTAGGGAGATTCGAACTCCACTCTGCGAGGCTTGGAAGGCCTGCGACACACCTCGTGCTTAATCGCTGAAACTGGTGGGAGTAGGTGGGTTCGAACCACCGACCTGACGCTTATCGAGCGCCTGCTCTACCGACTGAGCTATACTCCCTCTGTGTTTGTTGCATGAATCAGGACTCGAACCTGAACGGGGGCTTTGCAGTCGTCCCCTGACCCTATTGTCGCTTACGCTATCGTCGGCTCTACGTCTACCCATTCCGTCATTCACACGTCATTTGGTGGGGCCACCTGGATTCGAACCAGGGCGTGGTATACCGAATTTACAGTCCGGCGCGTTCGGCCTCTCCGCCATGTCCCCTTTAACCTTATTTGGCGCTTGAGATAGATATGATATCTGTTGTGAACGGCATTACTGCCTTTTCATTCTCAGACGCTTTACCTGTCTCAGCCACTCTTTCATTCTCTTCTGCGTCATCTTCCGCGTTGTATTGAATGTTGAGTTCTTCGCCTTTCTCAATAACATACTTAGCAATCGCTGCACGGATGTTATCTTTAGTGCCTGTCGCCATCAACAGATCCTTTATGACTCTGTAGGCATCGGGCATAAGAGCAATCATGTTTGTGTTACCATCCAAAACTGCCTTCTCTACTGCAATCGCGTTAGACTCTTCTTTGAGTGGTCTACCACGACGTCTTTTAATTGGTGGTTTAACTGCCATATCCTACCTCTCAATATAAGGAAGATTATCATCTATAATCTTGTTCGTCAAGAGGTATTTTATCACAAAACCTTTAAAATTTCAAACTTTGGAGCAGGGCATCGGATTTGAACCGATAAACATCTCGTTTGCGGCGAGAGCCGTTACCTGATTCCGGCAACCCTGCATGTTTGGTCGAGGCAGCAGGATTCGAACCTGCGACCTACGGATTAGAAGTCCGTTGCTCTATCCGTCTGAGCTATGCCCCGTGTCTGGTGCGTCCGGTGGGGGTCGAACCCACAATCCCCGTCAGGGGAGGGAGATTTTAAGTCTCCTGTATATACCAATTTCACCACAGACGCTAATCATCATTTCTGAAATACTCGACAACAATATTATTCTCTGGTAAACGATCTACCTTGTTGTTTTGGACAGATGCCCCATAAGTTCCTGCACATGACCTGCTGCAAAAAGGGCCTGCCTTCTTTCGTGACCTGTTTCTAACCTGCGTCACAGACAATTTGAAAAATGTTCCGCAAAACACACAGTTAGAATGCACATCTTTTCTACGCAGAGCGCTCTTCTCAGAGTTCTCCACTACAGATAGGATTTGAAGATTATCCTCATCTTCGTTGAGGAGGTTTCTGTCCACATGGTCTACCGTTTCATCGTCAGATAGTTCTCTTCCTAGTTTACTCTCCATCAACTGCCGAGGGTAACTCTTGGTGGTTCTCGAACCATCTTCCTTAGATAGTACCAATATCCTTCTTCCATCTTTCCTTGTGTACGGCCCGTAAATCTTTTTCAATTGAGCCTCCTACAAAACTCTTAGGTCGGAGGCACCTGACCACCTTGTCGAAGATTTGATTAAGTGATTCATGAGGTCACCTTGGTCATTTCTCCTATCCCGCTCCCTTCAAGACAGTTTGCAACCTGTCAAGATCTTCGCTGGAAAGTGCGATACCCCGAACTAAGAGTTCTTTCTGTTTGGAGCCGAGTGGTGGAATCTAACCACCTATGTATGGGCAATGACACTATGGTCGTTTAACCTTTTTCAGGCCTGGATGGGCCTCGCGGTTGACAAACCGCCTACTCGGCAATTGGAGCTGGTTGCAGGACTTGAACCCGCCACCCCCTGCTTACAAGGCAGGTGCTCTACCATATGAGCTAAACCAGCATGACATGTTGTCTCCGATAGACGCCTGGAGGTGTGGAGCGGCATATCTTATGACCGACCAGCCTGTAACCCAGGGTTTGAAGGAACTTTGTTTTTTAAGGCTTCACGTTTGAACTGCTAAACTTTAACCTTTCACACTTGAGGGGAGTTCACAGCCTCCTAAGAGCCGAAGCGAACTTAACCCGATGAACTTTGAGACATGAACTTTGAAGGTTTTTTCGAATGTATTCGAAACATCTTACGGTTATCATATCAGATAATCACCATTATGTGTGTTGAGGTAGTTTAACCTCCAACCTCGATAGAGGTAAGATGTAACCACATCGTGATACCGAAAACAACATGTAAAACTTTAACAGCTTTATTAAGGAATCACAAGAGGTTATTCAAGGATTCCGTAAATTTTGTTACTCTGCCTTAGCAGGTTCCACTTCAATCTCTGTACGAGCGTTAGACTCGGAGAGAGCGAAGTCAACTTCGGTTAAGAAGTCGTCGATTTCTGTTTCCAGAGCTTCGATAACTGCTGCAAGCCCTGTTGGATCGTACAACGCTGGTTCACCACGTTGACGGAGAGGTACAGCGATACCCTCTACTTCATCGCCTTTAGTGGCACGGTCACGACCTAACAGTGTATCCAACTTGCTAGACAAAGCCGCGTCAAATTCACTGGAACGCTTGCTGAACTGGATCATCCCCATGTTATACAGCGCTTTCATCTTAGCTAAGAGGCCCTGACGAAGCACAACGCTACGCTTCTGCTCAATTGCTTGGGCTACAGTGGTCTCTTTACCACCAATGGTGACCAAGGTCACAGCATTTGACTGGATAATCCCAGCTTTCAGCAAGTCACGCATTGTCAGCATATCCGTAATAGACTGCAATTGAGACTGGGCCTTAGTGGCGAAATCAGTGGCGGTGACGGTTTTACCCGTGAGTTTCAGATAAGTACCTTGTCCTTCGGTCACTGCGACCAAGTCAAGACGCTCAGTTTGTTTAAGCAGCTTTGCGTCGAGGGACTTCAAAGTTGCCAGAGCACGGGTAATAGACATCTTAGCCATTGTATTTCTCCTCTATGGATTTTAATTTTGAGTTTTAAGTTTAGTTCTTGCCGACATCCTTGTCAGCTTTGCAGTTATTACTGCTTGCCAGTCTGAACAACTACCGCAGCGCGGTTGGCGTCAGCTTTAGCGATTTCCAGACGAGTGTCACGTTCTGCCTTGATCTGGTCACGCAGTTCTGCTACCTGAGCTTCAAGGTCTTTGATTCGGCTGTCTTTTGCAGTGTTACCCGCGTTCAGTTCAGCAATCGCAATCTTGTGCGTGGATTCCTGTGAGGACAGGCGAGCTTGCAGCTCACGAGCGCTTGAGGACTGTGCAGCGGCGACAGCAGAGGTAACTGCGTCTTCGTTACTGTCCAGAGCGTTGCTCAGGTCGTTACGGAGCTGAGAAACTTCTTCCGGCTTGATGCTAACCAGGCCACGAGCTTTCAGAATCGAGTTCACAACTGCGTCTTCGTTTTCCAGCGTCTTGATTTTCAGCACAGATTTAGCTTCTGCAAGTTTTTCGTCGTACTGAGTTTCGATCTGAGACAGTTCTTTCTGCTTGAACTGGATTTCCTGAGAAATCTGCTCAGATCCTTCTGCCAAGCCCTGTAGCTCAAGGACAACCTTACTCAGGTTACCTGATGCAGCAGCTACAGCTTTGGTTGCACGTTCGGTTACGGACACTACAGTTTTTACGTCAGACATGTTATTTTCCCCTCTCTAGGATTTAAGTTAAACGTCCAAGTCGTATTTACGACGGGACTCTTCAATAATTTCTTTGGTAGTCATGGTGTTCTCTTGACCTATCCAGTAATACCAAAGAAAGATTACTACACTCAATACTGTCATTACCCCGAAGGACACTAACGGCGAAGGCATATGCACTCCTATTTGTTTTCACGTAAAGCACTTTCGTCCATTTAAGCTATCACCCTGTGCCATTACGCGAGCCGGGTCAGCAAGACTGGGAGTCGAACCCAGATCTCTCTACATGAAAATTGGCAGTGTACCTCGGGTTCGAACCAAGACGCTACGAGGAGCTACCTCGTCTGCTGTTGACCTTCGTCCTGCTTTGCCTTTCACCGCATTCCTGCCGCTCGTCAGCCACAATGTTTCGGCTTCCAGCAAAGAGACTCTTCAACATACACCATAACTTGGTGGGATGTACAGGCTTCGAACCTGTGACCTACGGATTAAGAATCCGCCGCTCTACCTACTGGGCTAACATCCCAAATTTGTGCCAGACCAGTATTTTAAGTCCCCTGTCTGGCGTGAGGGAGACTATCTGCCATTGAGAGGTGACACCTTACTACGACCCTAACGACCTGCAACTCCTTCCAATGGTTGGCTCATGCACTCGTTAGCGCCGATTCAGGACAATCCTTCTCGACAGCAAATCAGGTTACTTTTTCTTTTTGGAAGAACCTTTAGATTCTACCGCCTTCGCTTCGACCTTAGTCTCACGAGACTTACTCAGGCGCTCACGCTTAGTTTTGCCTGTTCGGATACGATGAGAAACAGAAATTACCTGACCACCTTCAACACTTGTCTTCGACTCCCAGAGGTAAACTACGTTACCGTCTTCGTCACGTCCTTTCTTGCGAACAGAAACCGTCTTGGTTGTACCGCCAAGACGAAGGTCTTTAGCAGGTGAAGAAGTCTGTGTTGACTTCGAGTCAAAAGAGAAAGGCTGCTTAATCGCGTCGATTGCAGAGACTTTCTTAGCAGTGTTTTTCTTAGCCATCTTATGTTTCTCCTATTTGGATTATTTTATCTAACGTTTTGTTTTCTTTGTGTCTTTCAATGTCGGTAAGAGTAATCTCTTTTCTTCTCATTGTCAACACTTATTTTAAATCTTTTTTTGTTTGGTGGCCCATGCCGGACTCGAACCGACAACCGAGCGATTATGAGTCGCTTGCTCTAACCAATTGAGCTAAAGGGCCAATGCCTGTCTCGTCTTGATGTGGTGTATACTACATAAGGCCCTTCCCTTTGTCAAACACTTACTTAGATTATTTCAATTATATTCATCATCCCTCCCCGAATCCAGTCCTAATAAGATTAGGCCTTTCATCAAATAAATCAACATCCTCCGTCTGGGAGATACCTTCGCCGTAGCCAATTTCATTGCAACCAGAATTAAACTTTTTCATATTCATCCTCAAAATAAGCGTTGGAGAAAGTTATAATTTTATTTTTCATTTCTTGATTCCTTTTTTGGAGCGAAGCACCGCTGCCTCTGCTCTACGCTGTTTCCGATTCTTATGCAGAGATTCGGTAAATCCTAATGGCATATCTGTTAGAGAAATCCCCCTCGTTGGGGTAGTAGCAGTAGAGACCTCCTTCTTCACCAAAGGAGGCGAGGCAGACCCAGGTTTCGAGGTTAAAGCCAGTATTATCAAAAGCGATTTCATTAGCTTCTTCAATGGCCTCGTCAATCGTGCTATGACTTGATTCATGTTCTATATACTCCCCATCTGATGAATTGTCTGATTTATATACAAGTTTTAGTTTAAACATAGTACCTACTATTAAGTTATTTATCGAAGTTATTTATTAACCTCGATCTTATCAGTGGTTACTTGTTTTGTCAATTTCAGCAATCAGGTATTGACTTCATCTGGCAATTCTAGTAGACGGAGTGCTTCGGTGGAAACAGGTGCCGAAGCGCCCCGTAGACTATTGAGAAGAGAGTCAACCTCTTCTTTATTTTCCTGGTAAAACTTATCCATCTCCCACTCCGACAACCCGTCTTCTGCATCCGGTGCCAAATCCTTCTTGCGATCCGTATGCACTGAGGCCCTATTGTGGTCGTTCTTTGCAACCCAATTTCTCATCAGTCATGCTCCGAGATAACACTACGAATGTTGACAATCTCAATATCATCCATGTCAAGTTCTTCGATGTGCTCTATGTACTCAGAAAATTCTCCCGAGCGGGTAAGTTCGATAATAGCGATTTCTGTCACAGTTCTTGTGACCTTGGCCCTAACCCTGCGTGGTTGATTCATGGATTTCCTCCAAATCTACAATTCCAGTATCATTATTTTTCCATATTGTTTTCCCTTTAGTGCCGGACATGGTGTGTCCGCAGGAAAAATCAATGATGCAAATACCTGGCCCGTGGGCGACGAGATCAGCCTCTACGTCCTCTTTACAAGCCTTGCACTCCATAATTACAGTTCCAAACATAAAGCCTCCCATGAAGAAAAGCCCCAAGAAGGGGCTTTATTTATTTTTCAAAAATTATTTCAGTAATCGTTCACGAATGGCTGTCAACGTTGTCTGATTAAACAACTTACCATTACGGAAGATTATTTGCAACTGATTATCCTCATCAGCCACCTCATGGAGGCCAAGCCCATCAATCAGTTGGTACACACCATCCGCCCCGAGAACAACCTTCAAGAAACCATTCGCAGATTTTTTCTTCATGTCTGTTTTCGGTTCTTTTGTCACCAGGATTTCATCACCACCGATGATGGAGCCAGTTGCTTTACATGCGAAACCTAAACTGTCGCGGGTGCTGTAGTTGTAGGTATAAGACCCGATGCCGAAAACGATGTTGCTTGAAGCATAACCACGTTCTTTCAGGCGAATCAGAATGTCTTCCGCACGTTGCAGCGTGATGCTGTCACCGTAGATCAGGCCGATATGTGAATCCAGAACACGGAAGCCTTTGCTGTTAACAGTTCCGCCGAAGGTTTCCCATAGGCATTCGATTGTGCCAAGAACTTCGTGACGTTTCAAGCTAGTGGCTTCACCCTTCTCACCGTAATAAACCCCATCTTCTTCAATGAGTTCCGCACCGCTGACCTTGAAGATGGTTTCAATATCACTTGGCGTGAAGTCAGAAACTTTTTCAATCTCTTCAATGTCCGCAAGATTTGACTCAAGAACCTCTGCCCAGCCGAGACGCCCTTCTTCGTACTCTGCACGGAGGTACGCTTTAGCAGCTTCAACTGAAATGACACGGTAGCCTGCAATGATACGCACTGGGTCACCAGAATCTGGACGAATAACCAGCTTGCCTTCACGGGCCATGATTTCATCTTTCAGTTCCGGCAACATTGCCAGGATAACTGCCCAGTAATCATAACTGTCTGAAACATATGAGCAATATCCGTCAGGATAAATTTCAGTCGCATACTTCTCCAGGAATACCAGCTCTGCTGCATAACGAAGCTCATCCAGAGTGGCATCTTTAAATCCTGGGTCTTTCAGAAGATTTTTAATAATCTTTCCGATATTCGTCGTCGCAACACTGTGTTCTGATGCTGGAATTGAACCCGCAACGAATTTATGAGCCATCCCATAGTAACGACGAGCATAACGGATTGCCGGAATGGTGTCCGTGCCGTAGAACGAAGTTAAATGTGCAATACCGTTTTTGTATGCATCAGCAATGCCAGACAATCCACGGAAACTGAAATCATGACACTGGAACATTAAGTGGTCTAATGCATCACAGGTCTGATCCGCAAAATCACGGCACAGTTTGTAATACTGGTGTGCGATTGTTGCATTGTTCATGACCTTCCAGGTTTCAGCCGACAGCGCCGTCTCAAAATAGTTTGTCAACCAGAAGAAACGAGAATCTGTGTTGTGGATAGTATAAACAGGAACCTGAACTGGGGCCAATGAACCCTCCGGCAGGCAACGCATTTCTAAAGGTAAATAACCCAAGTCATGCAGAGCTTCGATATGCTCAGTGCGGATTTTTTCCTGAGGGATGCCCAAAGACAACCACAACTCTTCAACGTATTCACCGATAACCTGTTCTTTCGGTTGAGCGAAGAATTGCTCATTCCAATACTCAACTAAAAAGTTGATTGCAACACCCTGGACGCCAGCGACCACAACACGATGGTCTGAACCATAGAAGTGAGGGAAAAGTTTTTCAGATCGCGGGGTGAAGTTAGAGAAAATAACTTCACTTGCTTGGTTGTACTGATCAGCATGTGATGGTTTGTAGAAATCGGTTGCGAACAGCGGGTTCATCTTGATCATTTAAAATCTCTCCTGGTTATTTTGTGGGGTGATTGTACACCCCGTTTTATTTTGATGTCAAGAACAAAGTTCTAAACTGCTTGATGTCTCAACGATTGTTTTTGTTTCTGTTACCAATCTGCAACCCTTGACAACAATGGTGCTCTCTTCTTTTGACCAAGAGCGCGGTCTCTTTTTGAAAGACTTTGCACGAAAAATCAAGAAATTAATCACGTTGTCTGGTGGCGTTTCGGAGAAGAAGATCGCCACACTCTCATAAGCAGGGCATTTAAAAGGCATCTCTTCGGTAACATCGTAATGCAGACCGCGACCATTGTTAGACCTTCCAGGCGTGGGCCAAATGGTTGTTGGTCGGTCGCACCCACCGTCTGACTGCTGCAATGTGAAATTATCTAACCAATCACAGATGGCATCGATGTCAGAGTCAGGATATTCCTTCTTCAAATCTTCCCGTTCAGGAATGTACTCTTTTCCAGCCTCACACTCACCAATCTGCCCAGTGATGTGAGCACACATCTCCCGTTCAAAGTTGCCTGAGTAAGAATCTGTGTCAACAACAAAGATAATACGCTTTGATTCAGTCATTAAAAATTCTCCGTCCAGTCATGGTAAGCATAAATTTCATCCACACCACCGTCGAGGATAACTTGTTTCCCAAAGGAGAAAATCCCGTGGGTAACATACAGTATTACACGTTTTGCACCTTTGGCTTTCAGCGCTTGGGCCAGTGCGATAAAGGTACGACCACCGTCACAGATATCATCCACGATAAGGCACTCTTTACCTTCGACATCACCAAACACCGCAGTGCCTGTGATTTCACCTGTAGCCAGGTCACGGATTTTTCCTGCCTCAACAATTGGAAGTCGGTTGCTGTCTGCTACACCTTGTGCCTTCTTACGAGCGCCAGCGTCCGGTGCAACAACAACGACATCACGAGCGAAGAGGCCGACACCGAGGGTTGGACTGTTTTTAACAATCAGACTATTCAGCTCACGAACCAATTCCTTCTGCCCACGGATTCGGATTTTGTTGATAAGGGCCTCTGACACATGGCTGTGTGGGTCATCAACAACAACTTTATCAAAGCCGAGGGAGTTGATGATATTCGCAAAAACTTTAATGGATAAGGATTCACCTGGTTGCATCACTCGGTCTTGTCGAGCATAAGGGATGTACGGGAGGTTCAGAACGAACTCCGCGTTGGTGTCCAGATTCTCCAGACGTGAACATGCATCAACCAGCAATGCTAGTGTCATAACGTCAACAGATGTCTTGATTTTGGCTGTGATTTCCACAAAACCGATACGCCCGTGCGGCGCATGTGCCAAGTCAATCTTAACCTGCTCTTCTCCACCCTTGAAAGTGAAGTGCTCAACTGGAACCACGAGATTGTTCAGTTGTAATTTTACGTTACTCATTTTGAGTCTCCTCTGTTCATGATTATAAAGTGCCGTGGCTTCGCGTTCCCGCTGGAATCAACAAAGCCCGACTTGATTCTTGTAATGTAGCCAAAATCTTCCATTTTCTTTAAGAACTCAGAAACCTTCGGCTGTAGCTTCTCACTCAGACCAAACAGTTGGCAAAGAGATTTCTGTGATGGGAAAAACACATAGTCACCTGCGTCCTTGTTGATACTCTTGAAGTAATCATATCGCCACCAAAGTTTCATGAGCCTCTGCAAGTCCAAAGGAGTGAGTCGGCTATCAAACACCCAAGAAGTGGGAACAGTAAGGTATGACCCTTCCCGCACCGACACGGTGCTTTCTCCCAGTTTGATCTCCACCACTTTCTCCCCTTGGTTCACAATGTGGAGGATACTAACCCACCCAAATCCTTCTTGTCAACACCTCTCCTAATTATACCCAAAAAAGTATGTCTAATTATACCCAAAAAAGTATACAATACTAACTTATGATCTAAACTAACTTATAAAACATAAAAACAAAAGATCTAAAGATCTTTAAGACCTTATAGGGGTATTTGATTTTTCTTTTGATTGGTTGTTGACTCCTCCTGTCAGACTGGTATGATGGTGCCATTGAATACAGGAGAAAGCAACCATGAAAGATAAGAAACGACCTGCATCAGAGATAGAGGTCTCCCGTTTGGAGTTGGTACGTGAAGTCTTCCGTGAGTGCGGAAGAGAGAAAACCGTTTGTGTTGTGATCCCTGATGGTGTTACAATCCGTAATGTGTTTGGCATCTTCTACGACGCTGTCGTAATCCGGTTGACCAAGTCAAAGGCACTGGTCGTGCCTGTTGGGGATCTGACAGAAAGTCATATCGATGACTTTGAATGTGTGTTGGATCTCTCGTGTATTCCAATTCCTGCGTAGGAAGCCCGTAGACGGGTTCTACTGTGTGTGCAGTACACTTGGGTTGGTTGGGTGTAGATAACGCAGGAGAGAGCGTCTGGTGAGCTTCCTGAGGCTATGTGGAGGTGATTTTGAAATCTAAATCTTTAGGAGGCACCTCCGTGTACGGGGAGGCCTATAAAAAGCTCGAAGAGATTATCTCAGAGAGTGAGAAGAAGTATAACTGTAAGCTGTACATTGACTCCGCTGTTGGTTCAATGCAAAACTGGTTGCAGGTGAGTGTGTTCATACACGGTGACAGGAACGTGGTCAACATTGTGGCTATCAAGATCATGAGCTGGCAACATAACCACCTGGCAGCGTGGGAGAACCACTACGTGTATGTTTATCCTGCGGAGGATATGGAAAAGTATGAAGAAATCAATAAAAAAGCCTACTAAATCAACATTCGACAAGGATGCTTTTGTCTTTAGTACGGATGTGGAAAGATTGGAGCAGGCCATCAAGGAACGCTTGGAGGAGCTGGAAGACCTGAGAGAATACCAGCAACCTGACGCGGATCAAAGAAAAAGGATAAACGATCTTTGTTACTGGATTGGTGTTTGGGAGATAGGACTACCTGAGGCGAAGCGCCGTGGCATGAAAACTGTCCCGACCAGCGCCAGGGAGAATGCGATATTGGGATTGTTTGATAAACCGAAACCAACGAGGGCCAAAAAGAAATGAAAAGCCTGAATAAATTATACCGTCGGTACAACAAGTTAAAAGCAAAACGGGCTGGTGTCGTTCAAGCATTCGTTGTTAGTAAAGAGGCAATGAAGCAAAATCGAATAACCCCTTGCCAGAGAGACTTGATACGCAAGTGGTTGGGGCCTTCTGTTGAAGAAATGGACGCAGAGATAAGAAATCTGAAAGGAAAAATCTCTGTAAAATTAGGAGAAATACATGCTTCATATAACATCTGACACCCACGATTCACATAAGAACATCCTGGGTTTCCCTTCCTGCAACAAGTTCCGTTATGACCTGTATGGGCCGAAGGAAGACCCTGAGAGTGTTGTCCGAATGAACGAAGGGATAGTTAAAATCTGGAACCAGCACGTCTCCCCACAAGATACTGTGTATCACTTGGGGGATGTGAGTTTGGCCTATGGCAAGAAGTCCATTGAGGCTCTCCATCGGTTTTTAAGTTCTGTGAATGGAAAGATAACCCTCCTTCGGGGGAATCACGACCATAAAGAAACACGGAAGATGTTTGAAATGTTTGGTCACGAGGTTAAGGACTACCTTGAGATTGAGTTTGAGAAAGTCAAGGTGTGTATGTCCCACTACCCATTTGCGTCGTGGAATAAAGCTCACCACGGGTCGGTGATGTTGCATGGGCATAGCCACGGGTCTTACACGGCACCAGGCGGCAGAATATTGGATGTTGGTTGGGATGTTCATGGAAGACCATTAACCATGAAAGAGGCAGTTGACATCTGCCTGAAAAAGCCTGTATTCTCTACTGACCATCACTAAATAAGGATTATCGTGGAAAAGTTCAATGTAGATGACTTAATAGCCAAAGGCCTTGTTCGTGCAAAGACTTACACCGAGGGCCAGTTCTCTGGCTTACGTGTGTTGAAGTATCACGGGCGTGTTTTTTGGGACAATATGTGGAAGCAAGACCCGCGATTGAAGGAGTGTCGTGGGATTGTTGTTGACCAAGATGATAACGTAATACTGCACCCGTTCACCAAAATCTTCAACCGTGGTGAAAACAAAACGGATCTTGCAATGGATCGCGTTGTTATCGAAGTGGAGAAGATAAACGGCTTCATGGCTGGGGCCACTGTATACAAAGGGAAGTGGTTAGTTTCGACGACTGGTACATTGGATTCTGACTATGCACGACTGGCGGAGGAAGTTATCCAGTTCTATAATCCATATCCGTCTCTTGACATTGGTTATACGCAAGAAGGGGCGATGTGGCGATCTTTGGATTTAATGTTTGAGATTTGTCATCCATCAGACCCACACATCGTTGAGCAAGAGCCGGGGGCCTATTTGATAGGCGCTCGGTGCAGAGGTACAGGGAGAATGCTCTCTGAATCAGCACTGGACGGTATCTGCCCTGTTGGATGGAAACGTCCAGCTTGGCGCAAGTGTCTCTTTGCAGACACCGTAGAGGCCGCTAAATCATGCAAACATGAAGGCTTCGTGGTTCGTGATGTTGATTCTGGTGAACTTCTGCTGAAAATAAAGTCACCACACTACTTGGCGAAGAAATTCTTCATGCGTGGTGGGATTAAGAAGTGCGACTTAATCTGGGATACGGATCGTGTGAAGAAGTCGGTGGATGAAGAATACTACCCACTTCTCGACTACATCCGAGCAAATTATACAAAAGAGGCCTGGCTGGCCCTGCAAGAGCAGGAGCGCCGCCTGAAAATAGAGGCTTATTTGGAGGGAGATTGACACAACAAATTTACCTTGGGACGCTGTACATAATTCGGGGCTGCTCCGGCTCCGGTAAATCTACCTTCTCGAAAGAGCTGGCAGAGGTTACCGGAGGAATCCGTTATGAGGCGGACATGTACATGTATGATGAAGATGGTCATTATGACTGGCAGGCGGGCAAGCTGAAAGCCGCCCACCGCTGGGTGTATGAAGGGATAAGGGGCTGCATGATAAATGCAAAAGGCCCTTTGATCATCGCTGACACGAACGTTAAGATCCGAGATTTGCAACTTTACCTTGACTTGGCTGCGGAGTATAACTATCGTGTTATCTCCTTGGTCTTAGAGAACAGGCACGGGAACAAGTCCATCCATGACGTTCCTGACAAGACTATGCGCCGACAGGAGTCAGCGTTGCGTCAATCCCTCAAATTGGTGTGACCATGAGAACTCCTTTAGGTGATGGTGTTGACCACATCAATATCTACACGAAGGGGAGAACTCTCTTGGGGCGGATGCTGACCAACCTGTATGATTGTCAGTTCACCGTCCCTGGGTATGGCACATTCCAGAGCCTTGAGGGGTTCTGGTATTACTACCTAACTGGTTGCCAGTTTGAAGAGTTCAAATCTAAACGTGGTTTTGATGCCAAAAAAGCGGGAAAAACGAAAAGGGATTCGCGGATAGACAAGGATGGGTTGACCGAAGGTCAGAAATCTGTCATTCTGGAGGCGATCCGGTGCAAACTAAGGCAAAATAAGGATATTCTCCTCGCTTTGGCGAGGTCTGACCTACCATTTGCACACTATTATTTCTACGGAGAACCTGAGAACGCCAAGGTCATAGAGCTACCACAGTTCGATTGGATGATTGAGGAGTTTACAAGGCTTCGCGGCTTATTGAAGGATATTGGATATGGCATTTGATAGCGGATTGAGCGAGCTGGGGAAGGCTTTCATAAGAGATAACCCACCACTCCTTTCCCTTCTTTACGATGCAAACATACTGCCGGAGGTGGTTGTGACTTTACAGAACCCTGCAAGACGTGCAACTCTGCTGGTGGCTGTTGTGGCATATGCACTCGGGAAGGGGCATGAAGACCCGAACACATTACTTAAACCTCAGGAGACAGCTTAATGCGTCGATTAATAGTTATCTCTGGTGCTGGTCTGTCCGCTGAAAGCGGGATCAGAACCTTCCGCACTGACGAAGTGTCAGGGAAATCATTGTGGGACGAGTACAACCTTGAAGAGGTTTGTAACGTTCACGGGTTTAATACTGGTTACACATACCGTAATGACCCATTCCCTCCGCTGGCAGCACTGTCCGAGGAGACTGAGACATCACCATCTCAGAATCTTTATCGTCTGACGCATGATTTTTATAATAAACGGCGGGTTGAGTTGCAGACTGTTGAACCGAATGCAGCACACAACGCAATCGCTGATTGGCACCGCCGTTTCCCTGGTAAGGTGATTAACCTGACCACAAACGTGGATGACCTTCTCGAACGTGCAGGGGTTGACCGTGATGATGTAATCCACGTTCACGGATACCTGCCAGAGGTGAAAATTCAGGAAAAAGAAGGCGGGAGTAAAAAGACAATCGATATTGGTTATTCTGAGATCAACCCTGACGATCATCACTGGGCCAAGCCAAATGTTGTATTCTTCCACGAGAATGCACCGCTGTATGCTGACCTGTATGACCTTATTGATTCTTTGACGAGTCAAGACTTGGTTATCATTGTTGGTTGCTCGAATATTGTAATCGATTTTGACCGTTTACTTTATTCCCCAATCATGAAAGGGACGAAGTGTATTGTTGTGAACCCACGAATCAGTGAGGCCGATACGACATTGTACACCTCTTACGGGATTGCATATTTCCAGACAGGGGCGGTCAGCGCCTTTAGCAATCCAAACCTTGTCAAGGTGGTTGAGGATCACTTAGAGGGCCTGACATGTCTCCAAGCGAAATCTTAAAACAAGAGGTCACAATGACCCGTCTTGAACTTATCACCGTCATGGAGGATGCCTTTATTGATGGTTGGAACAAGAAAGATTGTGACTGGTACAATCCTCAGGACTTCCTTGAGGCACACAAACAATACGGCGAAAGCTCTGAAACAACTATCGCTATTGATAACCTGAAAGAGGGCCATTAACGTATGAGTATCAGCTTAGACACTCCGGTGCTTTTTGCATTGAACAAAGATGCATCCTTCCAGAAATGGAAGGTGTTCACGGAGGGGGATGAGGTTGTTGTCGAGTTCGGTAAGCTCGGCGGAAAAATGCAACAAAAACGCACCAAATGTGAGATGAAGAATGTCGGTCGGGCTAACCAGACGGATGCCGACTTCCAAGCTCTGTTAGAAGCTCGATCTAAATGGGAAAAACAGGTTCGTCTTGGCTATCGGGAAAGTGTTGAGCTGTTAACGCTGGAGGAGAATCTCTCCACGATGCTGGCCCATGATTACCTGAAAAAACCGAATGCCATTGTTCTACCTTGCTATACTCAACCAAAACTAGATGGTGTCCGTGCTCTGGTTCTGTATACGGACGGTGTTCCAGTATTTAATAGTCGTGGCAATAAGACATATCCTGTCCAGGGTAAACTTATTTCTCAAATGACTCGCTTGGCAAACGAAACAGGGTTTGACAAATTCGATGGGGAGCTGTACATTCATGGCTTGAGTTTGCAGAAGATTTCTGCCCTGGCGAAGAAGTGGCGGAGCCACGAGATGATTGCGGAAGAAATCCAGAAGGATTACGAAGCAGACATCAAGCGCCGGAACAAGGCAATAGCCGCAGGGGAAGAGAAATACAAAAACTTCGACGACGTTCTGTTCAGCGTGGATGTTGAGCCAGTTAAAGATGTTGACCGCTACAAAGGTTATTGCAGCTTCGACTTGCAGTTCCACATCTTTGATATTCCAGTGAACAAAAATAGTGTCTGGTGTGATAATGAAAAAGCTCCAGCATTCTGCCGCCTAGCGGACTTGATTGAAGTGGACACCGTGGTGGGTGTTAAAGAATCAGGGTATAGCCACATCCATACTGTACTGGGTAGTTTTTGCCATACTCTGGAAGAAGTGAAGACCACCGTTGGTGTTAACATGCAAAGCGGCTACGAAGGATCGATGATTCGAAACTTCAAGGGTGTTTATGAGTTCGGACAGCGGTCTTCTGACCTTCTGAAATGGAAGATATTCCAGACAGCAGAGGCCAAAGTGAAGGACTCAAAAGAGGATAAGAACGGTGAAGGTGTTCTGGACTGCGTGGAGCAAGACGGGACTGAGTTTAGCTGTAAGATGAAAGGGACTCATGCTGAGAGAACCCAGTCAAACATGCTGAAACTCAAAGGCCAGTTCATTACCTTTAGTTTCCAAGCGCGTACCGATGCGGGTGTTCCGCAGTTCCCAGTGGGGATTTGTGTACGTGAAGTTAATCCAACAACATGGGAGCCTATTTACTAATGGCACAATACGTTAAAAAGCCAGTGATCATCGAAGCGCACCAGTTCCAAGGGAGCACAACCTCCGCAAACCAGATTAAGAACTGGATTGAAACAGGTAAGTGGCGTGATGCAGAAATCCACACACGGGATATCCGAACGCTAGAGATCCCAACTCTCGAAGGTGTTATGGTTGCCACTGCGGGAGACTACATCATCAAAGGCGTCCAAGGTGAGTTTTATCCTTGCAAACCGGAAATCTTCTCTATGACTTATGACCTAGTCTCAGAGGGCGATGAGCTTAAACCTGGTGATCACAAGGCAAATACTCTGACCGCTGGTGTTCGTATCTCTTATTGTGGTAAGGAATATGACATCACCAAAGTAGAGAACTACCACGAAGAGACAAAGCTGACTCTTTCCGACAACACGACCATTAAAGTTCGTCCTTGGACTGAGCTGACCGTCGTCCTGAAAGGGGAATAATACATGATCTGGTACGTGCTTGCTCTGCTGAGTGCGACCATCCTTCTTGTTGGCGGTGTTTTCACCGCCTTCTATTTCCGAAAGGATAAGATGGATGATTTCATCGAGTGGACAGAGGGTAAACGAAAAACTATCGGAAAAATTTGGGTAGGCCTCTTGCTTCTTGTGACTGTGCTGCTGATCAAGCCGTTATGGAACACAATGACGTGCCAGTTTGATGGAGTGGCATACAAAGCAACCACGACCTACTCATGGTACAAGAATGGGGCCTATGAAGATAAGTGCCTGTTCCAAAGTAAAAACGGAACATTGCTACCGTTAAAAATAAATCGTGACCAGCCGGAAGGCTCAGACAACCATTAATTTGAGGAGAATCAATGAGTAAGATTCGTGCAACACTGAAAACCATGACCCGCAAACCAACCTTGATCGATCAAGCCATGCATGTTGTGACATGGAACAGTGTAGCAGTTTCAGCCCGAGGCGGCGCATTCACACCGCTGAACAAGCAGTTCGACTTCTTAGAGGAAGAATACGACGAGACTATTAAAGCCTTGGCGGAAGGTGATATGGTGGAAGTAGTAGACGGGGTTTGTGACATGTTTGTCGTTGCTTCTTATGCTTTCTGGTTGACACTAAAAGGAAATAAAGATCACGTTGACGATGACTCCATCAAAAGCCTGATCAGCTTGTGTAAATACAACCCAGGGGTCAGTTTCAGCTTAGTAGAGCTGGAGATGGCTATCGCTGAGGAGCGGAAGGCGTATAAAGCGTTGGAGCAAGTGATTGCCCTAGCCTACAGCCTCGACATCAATCTCGGATACAACCTCAACGAGGTTCTTGCTTCGAATGATAGTAAGTACCCGACCATGGCAGAGTTACGTGCTGAGTTAGACAAGCAATGGGCGAATATTAAAACGTTGAGTGATGACGAGGTTCTGGCACACGAGGCAAAACAAATTGAGGCCCGTGAAGGCGGTAAATACTCTGGCGTCTATGCGGTTCTTAACGAAGCCACAGGCCAATATGTGTTCCTCACAGATGCAGGAAAAATTGTTAAACCAATTACTTTCAGAAAACCGAAAATAATCGTTTGACAAAAGATACGGGGTCACTCATAATGACCCCATCGAAACAAAACGAGGAAATGACCGTGGAAATGTCCGCAGCAGAGCAGTACAAAAACAAAGTTCGCACCGAAATGATTCAGGTACGAAATCTCTCAGACATTTATGGTTTTGTTGTGGCTCCAATGCCGTCCTCAGGCCAGCGTATGCTGCTTTGTGGTCAGAAACGTAAGTGGGGCAACTCCTACAAACGTTATGCAGTCCCAGTTCATGAGTCTGAGCTTCTCAAGGCCATCATGAAGGTGCTTGGAAGTGGTGGAAAAGTTTTCGAAGTTAAATAAATAACTCGTTGACAAAGCAGTGAAATAAAGTATACTGAGCAAAATAACCCAAAACGGAGAACTAAAATTATGGCACGTCAACCTAAAATCAAAATCGACCTGATCACTTCTTTACCGTCTGATCCGGTACAGCGCGACCGCCTTAAAGGCAGCGTGACAGAAATCGTTGATTTGCAGCGCCAGATTGCTGACCTGAAAAGCCAGATTAAGGACATCCGCGATACTGAGAAAGCAACTCACAACATCGCGCCGAAATTCCTCAACTCTCTGGCGAAGCGTGAATATGACGTTCGATTCGAAGCAGAGAAGAAATCTGCTGCGCTGGATGCCGAGCAGGAAGTATTTACCGAAGCAGACATCTTATTCGGGCGAGGCAAAGCTCCAAATGCGGAGCAAACCGAAGAGGATGATGGTGGTGAAGCAGGCCTGATGTGTGGTACGCTATGAAATATTACTTAAACGCCATTGGGCTGTTTATCTTCCTTGCTGCATCACTGGGGGTCGGCATTCCGACCCTGGTGTCAGCGAAGGACTCAATTTTGGTTCTACTCGGGTTTTTATGGTTGTTTGCGATTCCATGTGTCGTGTGGCCTTGGGTTAGAGTCGCCTTCATTAATCCGATGAAGAAAGCTAAACTAAAAAGAGGGGAATGATATGCTGCTGAACTTTCGGGCCGAAACGTACAGCAAGCTAAAATACCTGGCCCAAAATGCTGACAAATCAATAGCTGCTTACGTGGCAGCTTTATGTGACGAACATGTTGAGCAGAACGTCTCAACTAACTACACCTTAAAAGAGGAAAAAGAAACCAATGATTAAGAATATCAAACGTATCCTGTTCGCTGCTGCATTGTCCCTGGCTGCTATTGGCCTTACCGGATGTGAACGTGCGACTGTCCCCGCTGGCTATGTCGGCGTTAAAGTAGACCTGTATGGCGATGAAAAAGGCGTACAGCAGCAGGAAGTTGGTGTTGGTAAGTATTGGTTGACTTGGAACGAAGAAATTTATCAGTTCCCAACATTCAACCAGTTGAACAACTATCCGAAACCGTTCAACTTCCAGACCAAAGACTCCATGACGGTTGGGGCGCTTATCGGGGTTGAATACTATGTTGACCCAAGCAAGGTAACTAAGATTTTCCAGACGTACCGTAAAGGCGTCCAAGAGATCACCGACATCAACATCCGCCAGAACATCTCGGATGCTCTGATTAAGGAAGCTGGTTATCTGGACATTGGTACACTGGCGGGTGATGGTAAAGCGAAGCTGCTAGACCATGTTACTCAAACTGTGAAGGCGAAGTTAGACCCTATTGGTATCATCATTGTTAAGCTGTCCTACATTGATGAGTTAGAATATCCACCACAGGTTAAAGCGTCAATCAACGCCAAGATCGAAGCTACACAGAAAGCCCTGCTGCGTGAGAATGAGATCCAGCAGACTAAGGCCGAGGCTCAGAAACAAATTGAGGCAGCTCGCGGTGAAGCGGAATCTCGTCGCCTTGAAGCTCAAGGCCAGGCAGATGCAAAAGTGGCATTAGCTAAGGGTGAAGCAGAGTCAATCAACCTTCGTGGTGATTCTCTCCGTAAAAACCCAGAGATCATGCAGTTGGAAGCCATCAACAAATGGGACGGTAAAACACCTACCATTATGGGCGGAAACGGTGCAGTACCTTTCGTAAACTTGCCAGCAGGTAAGTAAGTTAATAAGCCCCAGTTCGCTGGGGCAGTTATCAAAGGAGAACATAATGTTACTCAAATCTTTAGCTCTAATCTCTCTCTTCGTTTGTTCACAAGCACTGGCAACAGTCAATACTATGGAATTAGTAGGTGAGTATCCGAACGGTTCTAAAAAGATGTGCGTCTACAGTAATGGTCACCGTACTGAGACAATTGAACACAGCGCCGCTTCCGCTTGCCCTTCTGTTAAAACATTCCACTAAGGTATTGACAATGAAAAAATCTCTCGGCTACAAGGTGATTCAGTGGGTCTTATGTTACATTTGTGTTTACCTTTTCTTTATTGCCTCTCTTGTTCTCGGGTATGCATTCGCTTGTTTCCTTACTTGGGATATTATAGAGTTCTTCCCTGGCGCTGTTCTCCGCATTGCAGCACTCTTGGCTATGTTGGTTACCGTTTTGGCTCCTTGGGATAAAGTTTTAAAAGATAAGGGGGAAGCAGAAGAGGAGAAAAAGAATGAAGCTGGAAATTGAGTTAGTCCCGAAGACGGCTTGGTTCACAAACCTCCGGTCTGATCTGACAAAGGCTCAGTGGGATGTTGTAAGAAAGAAGTGTTACCGCGAGGCAGGCTACAAATGTGAGATCTGCGGTGGCGTCGGCACCAAACATCCGGTGGAGTGCCACGAGAAGTGGGACTTTGAGGATGGAAAGATAACACTGCTGGGGCTAATTGCTTTGTGTCCTTCGTGTCACGAGTGTAAGCATATTGGTCTGGCAGGCATAAGGGGTCGAGGAGAGATAGCTCTTCGTCACTTTATGAAAGTGAATGGAATTGGACGGGCAGAAGCTGAGGCCTATGTGAAAGCAGCTTTCAAGCTGTATCATGAGCGGAGTCAAAGGGATTCTTGGGAATTGGATACCAAGTATCTATCGGAGTATTTAAAAAGTTAAGAGGGGGAGTATTGGCATACCCGTACAATGAGAATTGGAAGGAAAAAGTAACTGACGATTGTGTTGTGGTTTTGGATTTAGACCAAACTTGTTTTGTGTCTGCTGCTGGTTCTGAGAAAAGAACCATCAAAGCAACCCACAAGGCGTCAGGGCGTGAGAAGACCTTTAAGAACAGAACTGAGTTCTACGGAGCGCAACGAAAGGTTGTTGGTGGCTGGCTTAAAGATCAAAATATGAATATGGAGGCGAAGGCAAAGGCCGCAGGCCGAGACTTCGTTCCCTGGGGCCGAGATGACTTCACTATTGAGGACATTCAAACCCCAGAGCCAGTTGAATACTGCCTCCATCTTCTCAAGATGAAAATAAACTCCATTTTCGAGCATTTGGAGATGCCGGACAATGTGGGGCTAGGTGTCTTGGGCGGTAGCGGGAACTTCCGCCTGATGCTTCCGGCACCTGAGATTTACAAGGGTAACCGTGAGGACACATTACGACCGCTTCTCCTGCAAGAGACGCGAGATTATGTCCAGCGCCGTTATAATGCACGGGTGATCGACAACATGGAAGCGGATGACTACCTGTCCATTCTTGCCTTTGAAGGTTGGGAACACTACCAGAAAACAGGTAAGTTCAACCGGATTGTTGTTTCTTTCGATAAAGACCAGAAAGGAACACCAGGGCTTCTGTTCGACTCTATGCGTGACAACGAAGAGAGGACGTGGAAACACCCAATCCCGATGATCATTGACGATTCAATGGGCGGAATCTGGATGGAAGGCAGCAAAGTCAAGGGCTGGGGCAAGAAATTCTTCGGTTACCAGATGCTTTGTGGTGATAGCTCAGATAACATCAAGCCATATCAGAGCTTTGATGTGGGTCGTTTCGGTGACACAGCCGCTTTCAACCTTATTGGTCACTTGACTGACGAGAAAGAGATGTGGGTTGTGATTGTAGACCAGTATAAGAAGTGGTTCCCTGACGGGGTTAAGTTCACGTCTTGGGATGGCACTCAGAAAGAGATGTCAGCCGGACAATGGGCATCCATCATCTTCCAAATGGTGTACATGAAGCGAACTCCTAATGACAGGACTACGCTGACAAGCGAGCTGAAAAGATTGGGGGTATTTTGAGCATTGACACAATTATCATGAACGCTGTGATGAGTGACGAGCAGGCGGCGGGGGTTTCCTCCTTCCGTCATAACTACATCGTCATGACAGGGTGTTGGCGTATGATTGACGGGGATGATGGCGTCCCTCACATATTGGCAACTGACAACTACAGCTCCCCCGAGAATGTCTTGGATGTGGTACTGGCGGATGATTGCGAGGTTATCGACGGAGAGGTTCTCCTAATGTACACGAGAGTTCTTTTAGATGACCGCGAGTTTTCACTGGTGGTTATTAAGAGTCAAGTGTATGCACCTGGAGAGACGGCGGAGGCAGAATGAAGCTGATGTCTGTAGACCAATCTCTCAGTCATTGTGCTGTTGTGGTCTGGGAGGGTGATAAACCCTCTTCAAAACACATGATATGTACAGGGTCAACCCGTAGTAAAGGAAAGCAGAAACCAAATGTGGCCTATTTTGATAGCGTCACAGAACAGATCCTCTACATTGCAGAGAAAATCCTGCATTTGTCTAAGGAGCATGGTTGCGATACCTACGTGATGGAGGAACTCAGCTTTGGGTCTCTCGGTAATGCCACCCGAGACTTAGCTGGGTTATTTTATTGTATCCAGATGCTGTTCATGTTGAATGAGGACTCCGGTGGGCCAACCTCTTATCTCAATTGCATCCCGCCCACTTCGGTTAAATCTTTCGCAAGAGAGTTCTTACCGGAGGAAGAAAGGGTTGTGATGAATAAAAGGGTTGACAAAAAGACTGGCAAGACAGTATACTCGAAGGGCAAACTGGTGATGAAAAAGCCGGAGATGGTTAGGGCTGTTGAGTGTGCAGAGCCTGGGTTCTTGGATGGAATAACTCTTACCGCCGGAAAGGCTGACTATGCGGATGCATATCTTATCGGGAAGGCCTACATAGAGAGACAGGGGGTTTCATCACCGTAAGGAGAAAGAGAAAGGTCACGAAGAAGCGGCCTTTCGTCTCTAAGGAAAAAGTAGCTGGGAGAATAACCGTCCCCTATACGAAGGAGCTGTGGGTAAAAACCTCCAAGCAGATAGCAGACTACCGAGAGGTCGTGATAAAACAGCAAGGCGGCAGAGACCCTATAACAGGAGACCTGCTGCAAAAACCTTGTCTCGATCATGACCACTTTGACGGGCGGTGTCGTGGGGTTCTTAGCCAGAATGTAAACACCTTTGAAGGGCAAATCCTCAAAGCCTGGATGAAGTATGTGTCTGAATACACAGAAACATCTCTCTCAACAGCCCTGAGAAACTTGGCTGATTACTTAGAGACGGACTTGAGTGGCAACAAAATCCACGGGTCTTACTTGGCGGATATGACTAAGTTCTTGAAAAGATTGGCTAACGAGACAATCCGACGCAGGGCGCTTCAAGATTTAGCTCTTACCATACCGGAAGACAAAACAAAAACGGAGGCAGTTGAGATGTATCTCACTGAGTTCGTTATCCAAACGGAGGCCTATAAGTGGCAAACGCACAACTGCCCGTCTTAAAGTTCTACTACAAAAACTACCGAGGTGAACAAGGAGTGAGGTCTGTACAAGACCCCAAGTGGCGCTACGGTTCAACCGAATATCATCCAACACCGCAATGGTTAATCGACGGATTTGACTTAGAGAAGCAAGACTTCCGGTCATACGCCGCAAAAGACATTGTGGAAATTTACTGAGAGGTGTAATGACTTTATCTGTAGACCAGATTTTGAAAATGAAAGAAGAAGGGAAAAGCAACCGATGGATTGCCCGTGAGCACCTCGGTGCCGACTCAAAAGAGTCAACCATCCGTTCTATCCTGGCGCGTCACGGGATTGAGAAGGTAGTGAAGCAAGTGGTGAAGGAAAACCCACGAGCCAAGATCTTCTTGGGCGATGTGGAAGTGTCTCCAACGCTGGCATGGGCCTTTAATCGCTTTAAGGCTTTCATTACACCGTCGCACGTTGAACAAGAGCCTTACATGCTGACTTGGGCAGGCAAGTGGTTAGGTAACCCTGCGATTATAAGCCGGAAGCTGCCAGACTACACCTTGTTTGAAACAGACCCGAAGAATGACCTCATGCTGGTGCGAGAATTATGGCACATTTTGGACGAATGTGACATTTTTATAGCACACAACGCACGGTTCGACAGAGGATGGGCCAACCAACGATTTGCATTCCACGGGATGCAGCCACCGTCTCCTTATGTGGTTATTGACACCTTGTCAGCAAGCAAAGAAGCATTTTCGTTGCCATCTAACTCCTTAGAGGCTGCGACCAACTACTTTATGCTGGAAAGAAAGCGCCACCACGAGGGTATCACTCTGTGGATTCGTTGTTGCAAGGGTGAAGTGGAAGCGTTCGAAGAGATGGAGTATTACAATATCGGTGATATCCCCACTCTGGAAGGCCTGTACTTGAAAGTGCGTCCTTACATGAAGAAACACCCTAACGTCAATCTCTATGACGAAGACACCACCATGCGGTGTGTCCGTTGTGGAAGTGAGGACATCGAGGAGATGCCAGGAAAGGTTGGGACGACTTACCTGTCTAAGTTTCAAGCGTACCGCTGTAATGGCTGTGGGTCGGTGATGAGAGACCGCCGCAACATTAGAAGCAAGGAAGAGATGCAAGTAACGTTGGCAAACATTATCTAAGGGCTTCGGCCCTTTTGAGGAGGCAGAGTGGGAAGAGTTCTTATGGTTGACATTCCAAGTCACAACGATGATGATTGGCTCAGAGAACGGCTGAGAGATCTGGACAAGCGACTTGAAGATTTGGTTGAAAACGCAGAGACTGAGGAGATTTTCAATGACCTCGGAGCTTGTCTCGATATTGTCAATGCTATGCAGCAATACGCTGGGTATTAGGAGATAAAATGTCAGTGCCTATTGACGAGCACGGTAATCTAATCTTACCGGAGAATAAAAACACAGAGTGGGAAAAGACTGTCCTGAGAGAACTACTCTCTCGATTAGATGTTCTTGAAGACTCGGTGGACGAGTCAGGATACGAACCGCACGGCGAGTGTCAGATGATTGTGAGAGGACTTTTGGAATATCATGGGGGGATGTTTGAAGGTTAGTCAGGAAGACTTGGAATACTTGAACAGGATGTTCTTGTACGATGAGGAGAAAGGAACTTTAACTTACAAATGGTTACCTTTAAAGAAATCATTAGTAGGCAAGACTATCTCCCCTAAGCCATCTCATTATGGGTACAGGCATGTGAGTGTTAACAACAAACTCTTCTACCATCATGTCATTTGTTTTTGCTTAGGCAGACAGTGTACATTGGGGGAAGAGGAGGAAGTTGATCACAGAGACCGCTGTAAGACAAACGACATCCTCCGTAATTTGAGGTTGGCCAGTAAGTCGGATAACTGCAAAAACCGAAGTTGTTTTTCTAATAATAAGCTAGGTTATAAATGCATCCATCAAAGGAGAAATGGGAGTTTCAGAGTAGACATCTCCTCCAACAACAAAAGAACCTATGTTGGAGATTTTATTCTCCTTGATGATGCAATAAAGGCTCGTGACGAGGCGCTAGTAGTCTTGCATGGTGAGTTCAACTATAAGGATAATACTCTTTGAAAATTTTAATTTTGAACGCCCCCCCACAAAGTGGAAAGGACGAAATAGCAGAGTACCTCTCTGAGAACTACGGTGCAGTCCACATGGAAGTAAAAGAGCTTCTATTCCAAGTGGCTGTCAGGGCGGCGGGGATCTCCCGCCCACTGTGGGACGCTCTTTATC